AATTTACCCAAAAGGAATTTCTAGAAAAGGTACATATATTTCAATAATGTTGATGATTTGATTAAATACATAAAGGTTTATGAAACTAGAACGGATTATAAAAAAAGTGTATGAACCTATTCGTACTGGTGGATGGGAAGTGCGGTTCATACTTCCACAAGACATTGAAGAACAAATAGCTGCTAGACGCAACACATATTTTGAAACCGTAGAATATGTTTGAAGAATATTGGGGAAGTTAAAAAACTTTCCCATTTTTTTTGTTTTTTTAATTTTTTTTATATATCTTTGCACTGAAACTTAACAATTTTTATATTATGTGGAAGTGGAGAGAATACAAGGGAGAACATTTTAGAAAGTTTGCTTTAAGGTTGAAAAAAGAACACCTTTGGCATAGATTCATCGTCCTTGAGTATTATTTCAGATTTTATACTAATCCAAACAACACAACAAAAATGTTAATTGAGTTTTACAAGAACGAGAATGGTGATTGTTATATTCCAAAGGAACATTTGGCGTATGACCAATGCAGAGGTACATATTTCGATGGAACTAATTATGATATTAAATTAAGTGAATTTTGTAAACATTATAAAATATAGGGAATTATTATGACAAACGAGCAAAAAGAAAAAAATTTAGAGATTTTTATCAAGAAATTGAATCAACTTGATATTGATACATCTTCATTAATTGATAAGTATGGTTCATTACTTAAGGATGGAACATTCACCAATTCAAACGAATTTGGTAATGCTTATGAGGGTTCTTTAATTGAGGTTGTGTTGAAGGTATTAACACCATATGCTGTGAGACTGAATGAGTTGTTACCAGAGGAGCAAAGGGTTGATAAGTCTACATTGGTTAAGATATGTTTATTGCATCAGATAGCAAAAGCTGTTAGAATGGTTGCAAATGATAACCAATGGGAGATTGAGAAAAGGGGATTGATTTTCAAGTATAAAGAGGATTTGCCTTCAATCAGAACTGGTCTTCATTCCGTGTCAATGTGTTTTGAATGTGGCATACCTCTTACAACTGAGGAAATCGAGGTTATGACGATTAATGATAGGGACTTGTCAGATGACCAAGCGAGATGGCATGCAAGTGTTATGGCAACATTGGTAAGGCAAGCCAATGAATTAACTTATATTCAAATAAACAAGAAAAAATGAATGAAGTACAAGTATTAATGTGGTTTTGCAAAGAGCAGAAAATAGTTCATTTACTTTTTAAAATATATCATGAAACACACCCTTGTCGTAGTGAATATAAACAGTGGGAGGGTGTTATAACAAAATATATATCGTTTGAGGAATATATTTCTGATATAATAAAGAATCAAGGATTTTCGAATCTATTATATGCCATTTTACAAAACTATAAAATCCACATAAGAAGAAATACAGCTAATTTTGAAGAATATTACCCAAAGGCTGAAGAACTAGATAGAAAGTTCTATCCTATAATTAGAAAATGGGATTATTTCGTTAAACATAATATATTCCTTAGAGAAGATTCTCTTAAAGTAGGAGATATAATTGAGTTTAATGATTGGGGTGAGAAACGAGAAGTAAGGATTGGTAGTATCGATATTGGTTCTGCTACTGTATCTGGAACTAGAACTGACAATGAAAGTTTACATCATAGTTTCATATCGTTTAAAAATATTGAATATTATAAGGATAAGAAATTAGAATACTTTATTAAAAGAAATAGGAGGTTATATAATGGGACTAATAGATAAGAGAATATATTACACATATAATGATGTCACGATTGTGCCGACTGTCGTAAGTGACATTAAACATCGTTCAGAATGTATCCCTTGGGATGATGAAGGAAAATTACCATTATTTACAGCACCAATGAATACAGTTGTTGATAAGAATACCTTCGATTTATATGAGGCAAATAAAATCCATGCAATATTACCTAGAACAGAATCATTGGAAGATAGAATCAAGTATTCAACAAATGGAAAGTGGGCTGCATACTCTTTAAAGGAGTTCTCAGACGTTTTCTGTGATGAAGGTAATAAATTGCCCACCGAACATAAATTAAAGGCTCTGATAGACGTTGCAAACGGTCATATGAGAATTATATTCAACCTTGCAGACAAGGCTAAAAAAATATACGGAGATGATTTACTTTTAATGGGCGGAAACATTGCCAACCCAAAGACATATGAGGAATATGCAAGGCACGGATTTTGGGGCGTTAGGTGTGGAATTGGTGGGGGTTGTGGCTGCATAACGTCTTCAAATTTGGGTATACATTATCCAATCGCTTCTTTGTTAACAGAAATATATCGAATAAAAAAAGAAATAGTTGACGATTATAAGAATCTTCCTTATATTATTGCAGATGGTGGCATAAGAAATTATTCTGATATTATTAAGGCTGTTGGAATATTAGGTGCGGACTATGTTATGATAGGAAGCGTATTTGCTAAAATGTTTGAATCAGCGTCACAAAAAGTATATGGTACAATGCTTGGTATTGATATTAATTCTTTCAGAGATTTACATTATAATGGAAACTATGTTGGATGGGAAGGAACATATAAAGGAAAAAAATACCACATTGGGCCAGTTTATGCCACTTTTTATGGTATGGCTTCTAGGGAAGGACAAATTGCTATGAATGGAGCGAAGACAAAAACTAGTGAAGGTGTCAAGAAATCGCTTGAGGTAGAATATACAATGGAAGGATGGACAAGGAATTTTACCGATTATCTTCGTTCAGCAATGAGTTATACTAATTGTCACAATATAAAAGAATTTAATCCAGATAATGTTGATGGCATTATAATTTCACAAGAAGCACAAAAATCAATTAATAAGTAACACTTTTTGCTTGTTGCTGATACTTATATAATATGATAATAAAACATTATAAGTATGAAAAAGCGAACTCAAGAAGAATTTGAAAAATTAATAGTTAATATTTTTGGTAAAGAATATATTTGTAACGAGACTAAATATCTTAACAATGAAACTCCTGTTATTTTAATGTGCCCAAAACATGGCTTGTTTAAAAGAATTCCAACTCAATTATTAAAAGGTAAGGGATGTCAAAAGTGCTCATATGAAAAACTTAGTAAAGAACGTACAAAATGGAGTAAAGATGAAGCTATTAAAATCTCTAAAAAATATCCAAACAGACGTTCCTTTAAGAAAGGCGATTATAGTGCATATAAATTATGCTTAAAAAACGATTTATTTAAAGATATGCCTTGGATGTGTCCTAAAGATAAATGGAACAAAAACAATAGTGTTTATTCATATGTCGATGAAGAGAATATGGTAGCATATGTAGGTTTAACTGTTAATAAAAAAGAAAGACATTGGGCACACAAGCACAAATCAAGTAGTAGTGTGTATAAATATTTCAATAAAATTAATAAAGAAATTCCAGAACCAATTTATTTAGAAGATAATTTATCAAAAAAAGATGCTCAAATTAAGGAAGATGAATGGAAAAATAAATATATCGAAATGGGATATACAATGTTAAACATAAAAAAAACAGGACTTGGAGTTGGCTCAATTGGTGGGAATGTTAAAAAGTGGACTAAAAATAAAGTATTTGAAGAAAGTAAAAAATATTCTTCACGCATTGAATTTAAGAAAAAAAAATCTAGTGCTTATAATGTTGCATTAAAAAATAAATGGTTAGATGAAATGACATGGTTAATTCCGTTATATTTAAAAAGCAAAAACATCACTAAAGAAGATGTTTTTAAAAAATCTAAAGAATATAAATATAAATCACATTTCAGAAAGTATGCAAATACACATTTTAAAATTGCTGAAAAAAATGATTGGCTAAAAGAAATGATTTGGTTCGTAAAACCAAAAAGAGATTATGCAATAAATGCAGTAAATAAGTGATAAAAATGCTAGTAAGTGTTGTTTTCTTACTAGCATTTATTATTTTTTAAAGAAAAGTATTATTATGGATAAAAATATTGCGGTTGTAATCTCTTCTAAGAAAACAACAGAAGAAAACAAAGATTTTATAGAGCATATTAAAGAGACTTGTGGATGTGATACTCACGTATACTTGATTCATAATCCAAATGGAGTGTCAATTTCAAAGATTTATGCTGATATGATAGATAGTCAAGAAGTTGATAGCGATGTTATTGTGTTTATACACGATGACATAGAATTCCTTAGAAAAGGTTGGGGGGCAGAAGTTCTTAGATTATTCAATACCCACGAAGATTATGGCATAATTGGCGTTGCTGGTTCTGCACAATTCGATGAGAATGGCGCTTGGTGGAATTATGAGAAAAAATTTGGACAAGTATTGCATAGAGCAGAAGGTAAATCATGGCTTACAGCATTCTCTCCACTTTTGGATAAGGATTTACAAGAAGTGGTAATTATTGATGGACTTTTTATGGCAGTACACAAGAAAAGAATATCTGAAAATTTTAGCAGAGAACTTTCTGGGTTTGATATGTATGATGTATATTTCAATCTTGCAAATTGGCTTGCAAAGAAGTGTAAGATTGGAGTTACAACCAATATACGTCTTGCACATAATTCAGTTGGCAAGTTGAAGGACAGTTGGTACACAAATAGAGAAATAATTAATGAAAAATTTGGAAAATATTTTCCAATTGACATTTTGAAATAATTTGGCATAGTTTTTGCATATGAAGAAATTAAGTAAAATGACTCTTACCCAGTTAACTTCACTATATGAAATTGTTAGTGAAATTTGTAGGGATTATTCTAGAATGACAGATGGATATGTATTGGCTACTGGTGATAATGTTCTTGACCCATTAGCTGCGATACCACAAGAGTTTAGGGGTACTATTGAGGAAAGACAACATTATTTTAGTATTAAGGATAGAATAATGAATGAAATAAAGAAAAAATTAATGACAGAAATAGATTATGAATAAGTTAAAGAAATATCTCCTTAATTTATGGTATGGTTTACCATTTGGTCTAAAGGCTGCTGGAGATGAAATAATGGGTTTTAACAGTGAAGGTGGCAATGGAACTGAAGTGTCTCAAGAGGTAAATGACCAGAGAGTTGGAAAACATTTATTGAAAGGAGAAGTCACCCAAGAAGTTGAAGAATTGAGATATAGAACATATAAGGTTGAAAATGAATCAAAGAATTACAGCTATTTGGGAAATGGAATCGCAATAAAAGAAGATAATTCAGATAAGAAAACATCGAAGACAAAGTTTAAGTTTACGCAAGATAATGAAAATATATGTGAAACGGTATTACAAACTTTGAATCAAGTTGGTAAATATGGTGCTGAAAGATATAGATTTGAGATAGAATATAATTCATTTGTCAGATTTAAGGTTGAGAAGTTTGCTACCAAGATTGATGTTGATATTAATGAAGAAAGTGGAAAAATTCAAACCACATTGCATTTCAGTACAGAGCCAAATCCTTATGAAGAATCTTCAATGCCATTTATAAATGAGCTTAAGAAATTGTTGGGAGATAACAGTGAATATTTTATTTCAAGGCATGAAATAGCATCATCAATAAAGAATATTGCGTTTACTACATATAAGGCATATAATGAGGATGATTTTGTTAATTATTGTTTTATAAACGGAGGAAAATTTAAGTCATTTAGACAAGAAGGATATGAATATCTCTTAACACTAGAATGGAATGAATATATGAGAGTACCATTGGATTTGGAGGCAAAGTATTATTCAAAGTCTATGGCTGAGAAATATGAAAGGAAAGAGAGAAAGGATGTAGATGTGTCAATGGTTCAAGCTGAGAGGAAGAGATATTGTTCAGTTTGTGGCAAGGAGATGTCAGTATATGATGCAGATATTCAAGAAGCAGATGGTCATGAAATAATTTGCACAGAATGTTTGCAAAAAGCATTGAAAAATCAGAAATAATCATTATTTTTTAATAAAAGAGAAATATGTTAACAATAGGTATTGAATTAAATCACGTTGTAAGAAATATCAACAGACAAATATTAAGATATTATGCAAAGGAATTTGACCCATCAATGGATTGGGAAGAACTTGATGACCAAGTTGATGTCTTTGAAAAATATTGCAAGTTTAAGAGCAAGTATGAAAAAAATAATTTCTTATATGTTGATTATCCTTTCGAATGCTTTGGTGCGGCAAATACAGCAGAAAGTAAGTTAGCAACAAAGATTACTGGATGGCTTGCTGACATCACAAATATTGAAGATGAAGATATTAGAATTATATTCTATAGTCTTGATGAAGATGCATTAACAATACAATCTAGTTATTTCTTCTTAAGTAAGATTGGGGCAAGGGTAAGAAAGGTAATATTTCCAAAGAGTCTTGAAGAAGTTTGGAATGAGTGTGATGTTGTAATCACTGCAAGGAATGAGTTCTTTGAAAAAGAAACACCAGAGGGGAAGAAGGTTGTATTGATTAATCGTCAGTTTAATAAGGAAAATAAGGATAAGGCATTTTTAAACTATAATAATTTAAGTGATATTATTGCAGATAATAATTTTTTTGAAAAAGTTAAAGGATAATGAATAGCGTACCGTATATTTTTGATATTAATAAGATAACAGAGTTCGTCTTTGGTAATCCAAATGATAAGACAAATGAGGTTGAGATTACAGAACATTACATCTATGATAAGGAATCTAAGTCAATGATGCCTAATACTAGAGAGGTAAAGGAAGTAAAGGTTAATGATTACACTGGGCAAAACACAATTCGTTATGATATGGTGAAGATGTTTATCGACATTTTAGATTCAATTGAAGACGAAAAAATTATGACAATGGGACAAAATATCACGTTGAACACAATGAAAGCATATGAACTAATTAAAGATGTAAATGAAGAATAAACATGAGCGAAAAAGATTTAAAGGTAATAGAAAATATCCAAAAGGAAATTTCAAAAATTGATAAGAAGGAAAATAAGATTAATTTCTTTGTAATTGATACTAAGGGAGTTAGTTCTGGCTCATTGGAGTATATCTACAACCTTGCTCTTATCTTGAAGAAAGAAGGTTATGATGTTAATATGCTTCATACTGAAGACGAATTTGTCGGTGTTGGAGCTTGGCTTGGAGAAGAATACGCGAATCTACCGCATTTCAATGTTAATAAGGGAGAAATTGGTACTTCTCCATCAGATTTGCTGTTTATCCCAGAGATTTTCTCTCAAGTCATGAATCAAACAAAGAATCTTCCTTGTAAGAGGGTTGCAATCCTTCAGAACTATGATTATGTTGTTGAACAAATGCCTTATGCAGCACAGTGGGGTGATTTCGGTATTATGGAAGGTATTACCAATTCTGATTATCAAGCAGCAGAACTTAATGAGGCTTTTCCATATGTTAAACTTAAGAAGGTTAGACCTTATATCTCAAAGATATTTGGAAACACAAATGCCCCAAAGAAAATGGTTGTTAACGTAATCTCAAAAGACCAAAGCGATATTAAGAAAATTGTAAAGGCTTTCTATTGGAAATATCCATTTTTTAGATGGGTGTCATTTAAGGAGCTTAGAAATTTATCCAAAGAAGAGTTCGCAAAGGAACTTAGGGAAAATGCAATCACAATTGTCGTTGATGAGACTGCAAGCTTTATGTATTCTGCAATTGAGGCAATGAAGAGCGGAAGTATCACAATGGTTAAAGTTCCTACAACTACCGTAGATTGGGCTAGCGATGAAAACGGAGAATTACCTAACTGTTGCGTATGGTTTAACGACTATGATACCTTGCATAAGCAGATTGCTAGTGTTGTTCGTTCTTGGATTACTGATAAAGTTCCTACAATTCTTGCAGAAGAGGCTAAGAAAGTGTATGAACCAATGACTGAGGAAAATACAAAGGCTGATATCTTGAAATATGTGACAGAACTTCTTGATAAGAGAAAGAAGGAAATGGAAGACCTTGTGTTGCAAATAAAAAATAAAAAAGAAGAGGAATAAGGTATGAGAGAATTTATCAAAGCGCAGAAAAGCTTCATAGAATTGGATAGAAGAATATGCTTTCATACATATAATGAACTTAAAAAAAGTGATGCTGGACGCAGACGGCTTCAAAGTTATGAGGAAAAATGGCAGAAATTGGGGTTCATAGAAGGGCTAAATGATATTAAACGAAAAGAATGTTCATTCGCCTATGAACAAATGGCAGTATACATCTTGTCTAAAGATGAGGATGAAAAAGAGTTTACTGAAAATGATTTGTCGTTTGAAACAATTGTATTCCCTATGATAAGAAGGGTATGCACCAAATTGGATGAAGGTGTATACAATTTCAAGGATTTCTTGAAGTATTGCGGTGAAGATTATGTAAATGTTTATGAAATCTTGGATAAAATTAATAAGTTCAATCCAGTTAAAGATGAAAATGGTAATTTTATTCCTTGGGAAGATAGAAAATTTCACATTGACAATGAGGCAGAAGCAGTATTTATTGCGTGCAAAGCCATTGAAGAACTTTTTAAGGATGAAAATGCAGATTTCAAGAAATTGATAGATGAAAGTCTAGAAGAATTTTATGCAATTGCAAATAAGAATAAAGAAAAAAACAAAGAAAGGGAATAAGAGATATGAAGGACTTGGTAGTGATAATACCAATGCATGAATTTGGTAAGGATAATATAGAGTTATTGAATAAGGCTGTAGAGAGCATTCCAGAGGGCGTGAAAGCCATTCTTTCAGTTAAGAAGGGTGTTGATGGCAGAACGCTTAAGGGGGTGTCTGAGAGACTTACAGTGCTTGCTGAGAGTGATGGCGATTCATTTGCAGAATTAGTGAATACTGCTGCAAACAACATTGAGGAGAAGTGGTTTTCAATTCTTGAGTTCGATGATACTTATACTCCAATTTGGCTAGACAATGCAAAGAAGTATATTGAGTTCATGCCAGATATGAGTGTGTTTATGTTCCTTGAGGATATTACTGATTTTAATAATGGTAAATATATTGGTTTTGGCAATGCAGAGGCATGGGCAAGTTCTTTTTCAAATGAGATTGGATATATTGACAATGATTGTCTTCAGAATTATTTTGATTTCTATCTAACTGGTTCTATCTTCAATACCGCAGATTGGCGTGAGGTTGGTGGATTGAAACCTTCAATTAAGATTACATTCTGGTATGAATGGCTTCTTCGCTTAACAAATAAGAGTAAGAAGGTATTTGTAATTCCAAAGGTATGCTATAATCATACACTTGGCAGAAGTGGTTCTCTTGTTGAAATCTATAAGGAAACTGTAGATAAGGAAGAGTCACAGTGGCTTTTCGACCTCGCCAAGAGAGAATACTTCTTCAAGGAAGATAGAAATAAGACATACGAAGATTATAAGAAAAATCTAGAGGAAAAAGCTGAAGATTAAAAAAATCAAAGGCACTAATTTGATGGTTAGTGCCTTTTTGTTTGAAACATCAAAAACCAAACACAGAGATTTCTCAATTGAGAAATGTGAAAGAAAGTACATTTTCAATGTAGATTTTTGGATTTGACGTGATATTTAGTATTAAATATAAAACTAATTAGGACATATTTCCTAAATATAAATATCTTTAATCTAAGAAAATGATTGAAAATAGTGGAATTACTGAAACAGTTGAACAAGCCCCAGTTAAGAAAAAGAGGGGCAGAAAACCATCCAAGGAAAGAAAGGGCTATTTTTATGAGCGAGAAGAGCAAGCGGTAGTCGATTACCTATCTACTGATGATGCTTATAAGAAAAATAAGATATACAATGAGATACTTAGACCCGCATTTACAAAGATGATAGAGAGCATCATCAGACGTTATTCACTTTATCCACCATCTGAGGAGTTTGTTGAGACGTTTGATGACACGATGTCATTTCTTATGACAAAGTTATCTTGTTTTGACCCTACGACTAATTACAAGGCGTATTCATATTGTGGTACAATTTGCAAGAATTATTTGATTTATAAGATTAATCAGTTTGCTAAGAATCAGAAGAGGAATGAGTCATATGACAATCCTTCGAATGATATGCAGAACACGTTTGATAATAATTTAAGTTTTTCATACAGTGATGATGACCCAAGGAAAACTTTCCTTTCTGAGTTAACTGGTAATACCGTTGAAAATATCAAGCGAATATTGGCTGATAAGGAGAAACTTAAGCTCAATGAGAATGAGATTAAGGTTGGAAGTGCTTTATTGACCCTTATGACCAATTGGGATGACATATTTGCCCAAATGGGAAGCAATAAATTCAATAAGAGTTCTATTTTATTGTTCTTGAAAGAAACCACCAATATGAACACAAAGGAAATTCGTGATTCTTTAAAGATATATAAGAAAAGATATTATGAAGTTAAATGGAAAATTATAAATGAATAATATTTATGTTAAAGTAAAGAATTTATGGGAAAATTAAAGATAGAATTGAATGATATGCAGAGCTTGAAAGACCTCTTACAAGAGGCATATAGAATTAGTGACGAACAGATGATTCAAGCTCAGAATGAGATAAACAAATTGTCAGTTGCATCTCAGTTGGAAAATGAGCCTATGGAGGCTCGAACAAAGTATGCAAAGGCAATTAATGATTATCTTGGAATGAAGGATAAGGCAATATCTAAGAAGTTGGATATTGCAAAGATTTTGGCAGATGTATTGAAGTCAAATGGTGATGTAAAGGATGCATTTGAGAATGGAAGTAATATGAAGAATATGGATTTTAACTTTGATGACATCAAGAAGATGGTGGATGAATCATATCAAGGAAAAGAGAAAACTAAGACTATTGAACTTAAGAAGTAATGGCTAGTGCAAAGCAACAACAACAAGATACTATAGCAAATGTGAATGCTGCGAAGGCAATAGATAAGGTGTTAACCGTATTAACATTATTATCTACATCTCCATCGCTGTCACTTGGTATGGCAATAAACCCAATGGAATTCATATTGCAGTTATTAAAGGAAATTGGTATTACTTATGAAGAACTCGTAGATTTTCTTACAAATTTTCTCACCGTATACACGGCTTCTTTAGAAATTGCAGTTAAAGCCATTTTGCTAACCAATCTTAAGACAATGGTAAGTTGTTCAATAGACCCAAGAATACCAGATAAGTATAGAAAACAACACAAAGTACCAAACAATACTAACACATCCCAAGAATATGGAATTGACATTAGTTTGGAAACAATTGATTTCTTTAATAAATTGACTATAAGTCCATTATCTGATGAAGGTAAGAATATGTATTTTGGGTTAAGTGGGGTGACTGATGTATATAAGTTCGCTAGGGCAGATGATTTCGATGCTTTTCTTTGGTTTGTAATGCATAAGGGACATTTCCCAAACTCATCTCAAATTAGTGACATGAGTACATTTACTGACCCAATTCATGGTGGAGGAGCAACTAATGTAAGTGGAAACTCTTTATTAGAAAAAGTTGAGATGTTTTATAATGGAGACCTTAAATCTAATATACTTCAAGGAAATACTTTTACATATACTGGTTCACCTCACATTATTTCAATGTGTATTGATAGTCAGTATGATAAAAGTAATGAGATTATGAAAAATACGTTAGTTCCAGTATCAGATGATTGGAATTCAGTTAATTGGTATATAAGAAGAGCAAATCAATTAACAAAGAATTTACTTTGGACAAGTGGAGCATCTAGAGACTATAACAAGGAAATAGGTATTTGTAACTTACAATTCTTAGACCAAGCTACTAGTAGTGATGAACCAATAACTGGTCTTGTTAATAACAAATTCCGCTTTACGATTTTACCAAAGCCATTGATGCACATTCCAAACATCAATGAAGGAGAACCACCTTGGAGATTTAAGAAATTATTATTCAATTCAAAGGGTGAATATGACCCCAATGGTAAGTATACATTGGCAGATATTAGTGATAGCCCAAATTTAGAATATTTAGGTGGAAAAGTTACTATTGATAAGAAAAGTGGTGAAGTTACAGTGTCAGATAAAAATGAGGTTGTAAAAAACTTGATGGAATGCTACAAGGGGCTTACTGTTTATGAGTTCAATTATGACTATGTAATGGGAATGAAGCTTTTTGACCCAAAAACAATTGTCACAAACCTATTTGATTCATTGAAGAATATGAGATTAGGATTGAATGTTGGACTAAGTGTAGAACATCAAGAAGCAACTGATACCATTCGTGAAATATTGAAAAACATCATTAATTCTGATGATTCTACAGTAGAAGATTGCTTCTTCACTTTCAGTAATGAAAAGTATGACGCATTATTAAGAAATACAGCAGAAAAAAAGGCTAAAAGGCGAGACTTTAAATCAGTTATAGATATTTTAAATGAATATGATGATGCAGTAGATGTTAATGGCCAGATAGATGTCTTGAAACGAACCATCACTCAAGCTGCTGTAAGTGTTACAGAAGGTGTCGAAGGTGGTGATGAGGTTAATGTACAATTTAGTTTTGTAACTGACTTAATCGAACAGCTAACATTAGCGATAGTTAAATCAGTTTTAAGTCCTAAAGTGTTAATGCTTCTTGAGGTTAATGAAACCATTATGGGTGGTAAACGCCAGAAGATAACGTTTGAAGATTTACTTATAGCTGTTAGAAGTATCATCATTTCAATCATTAGGGAAATAAGAGATTTAATACTTCAAGAGTTAACCAAGTTATTGCTTAAGCACTTAGCCCCTATTGTAGCAACCCTTCAATCTGCAATTGTAAGAGAGCAGCTTGAGAATTATACTGAAGCAATTAATGACATTATACGAAATTGTCCTAGCATATGGTGGAGTTTTGGAGGTGATGATTTAGAAACAAAACTTGATACTGTCGATTATGCTGACATAGAATCTAGTAAAAATAACGGTGTGGATACACCAACTAAAAACTGTTAACATATGGGCATAGCAGAGATTTGTCAAACAATAAACAATTATTTCAGTAGAATAAGACCGCCATTTCCACAATTGAACAAAATCTTATTAGTGTGTTCTATGATACGTAGACCAGGACTTTCAGTTATTCAATCTGTGGCAAATATAACAAGGGATTTGAATAAACTTGGAATACCTACTGGGGCAATGCCAGATGGAAGTCCTAATCTTACTTTAGCATTTGCATTTGCTAGTACTAAAGAAATTTATAGGGGAATTAAAATGGATATGATAATACAAGGAGGAACTGTTCCAGGAACTGGTGTTGTTTCTGTTACTGGGGCAAATGGTGGAGGACCTTTTACAGCATTTGGGACACTAGTACAATCTCCAACAGTATTAAATAAAGCAGACTAATCATGAATAGAAATGTAGATTTTAGTAAAATGTCAAACTCAGAGATTAATCTTAAGATTATGGGTTATGACAATGAATATAAGGTTAAGAAGGATAAAATAATTGAGTTGGTACATGAATTGGAAGACTTGGATTATTTGTATAATAAGGCAACTAGCGAGTTAAATAAGAGAGGGGTTTTGAGTGATGAGTAATTTTTCTATTAACATAGGAATTGTTAGGGAAGTTGAAAATACTTATTCTAAAGATGGATATGATGGACTTAGAATACGTGCAGAACTAGAAGGGAAAGACAGAGCAAGAGATATAAATGATATACCTTGGGCATTTCCTTTGCTACCAAAAGTATTCCAAAGTATTCCTAAAGTTGGAGAAGGTGTGTTTATTTTCATGGAAGAAGATAAAGGTGGAGATAAACATTCTTCACAAAGATATTTTTTAGGCCCAATTATATCCCAACCACAATATTTTACAGATTGTTCAAAGGAAAAGTCAACGTCATTATTCCAAATACGTCAGCACAAGCCAATTGAAAAAATTTCAAATGTAGATGATACTAGGGGGTCATTTCCAAAATCTGAAGATGTTGCAGTTATTGGTAGGGGAAGAGAAGATATTACCTTAAAATATGACAACACAACAAAGACTAGTGAAGTTGACCTCAGGGCTGGTATTCGTGGAGAAGCTACAAATTCTAGTAATCCAAATATGATTGGAAATATTATATTTAATGACCAAGACCCAGCTTATATACAATTGAAATATAAACAAGGTTTAGCAACGCACGAAAAGAACCAAGCAAATTCTATCGTTAATATTGTGGCAAACAGAATTAACATTATGAGTAACAAGGACAATGAGATTGCCCACAACTTAAATGATAAAAATACTTTGGTTGCTGAATCTAAAATGGATGAGATTATGGATAAATTACATCCAGTCCCAAAGGGTGATAAATTAGTTACTTTACTTAAACTTATTAAGGGGGCAATTATGCATCACGTTCATCCTTGGGCTGGTATGGAACAATGTGGTGATTGGAGTGGCTACATTAAAGAATTAGAAGGATATGACATTGATTCAATCCTTTCAGATTATGTAAAAATATCTTAAGTTATGTATACACCAAAATACGGAAATCCTAATCTAGGCAAGAATGTACAATTAATTGGGGAAGTTAATTGGGGTTCAGAACCTTATTTAATTAAGATTGGAGATAATACCACCATTTCATTTGATTGTGCGTTTGTGACGCACGATGCATCGACAAGGGTAATAAGAAACTTGCCAGATGGGGATAAAGAAACAGTAATTTATGCGCCAATAGTCATTGGAAAGAATTGTTTCATAGGATGTAGAACGGTTATACTTCCAGGGGTTACAATTGGAGATAACTGTATAATTGGAGCTGGAAGTATTGTTAACAGAAATATACCTTCAAACACTGTTGCAGTAGGAACTCCTTGTAAACCAATTTGTACATTAGAGGCATATAGAAATAAACATAAAGATGATTTTATGTATATTGTATCAAAACCATTTGAAGAAAAGAAAAAGATACTTTTAGATAAATTTAAAGCGAGACTCAACTGAAGAATCTCGCTTTTTTATTTTTAAGCCTCTAAAGGTGATTCAAGCCCTAAATTCATGTTTGGGTTTATTTCAACTGAATCATTATTTTCCATATCATTTTGCATGAATTCCTCAATGACTTCTTTTAAAATATTCTTTGTATTCATTTTATTTTCAACCATTCTATAGTTTGCTGGGTTATTTATTAATTTCATAATTGCCTCTTCGCTTGTTTTAGGGAATCTTTCCTTTAAAGCATTAAGTAATGAATAATATACATCAGCATCATGTTCAAATCTTCCATTACTTGTTTGTATGCTAAATATTCTCTTAGGCTGTTTTGACTGCTGCTTAGGTTGAACTTGTTGCGCAGCATTTCTTTTAACTCCAATAGTTTCACCACTAGTTTCTGGCAACATTTCTTTCAGTTCATCAATCCAAGGTTTTCCTTCAAGACTCCAATATCTCCAAGTCCTCATGTTTTTCTCATATCCTTTTGAGAATAAGAATTCTATTACATTTGCATCATTTGATGTTACAACGTTATTACCTCTTCCTTCTTCGCTTGTCGAAATCATATTAATTAGATTTGGGCTTGAAGTTATTGTAAGTTTAACTTGTCCTTGTTTAGTGAACACAAATATTGCAGTAACTGATGCTTTTCTATTTGAAAGTCTTTTTTCTCTCTTGGCTTTCATTTCAGCACTAAGCTCAAGTTCTGACATTTGTTCTGCTGAAGCCAATCTTTGTATTGTAAACATTCCATTTGACCTACTTGACACAACATATCCAATATCTTTGAATTCCCTACCATGTCCTTGTCTTGGACAATAACCATTCATATATGTGTAATAGTGGCACATTTCATGTACTAGTGTAGCTAAGAATCCATGTTCAGTACCAGTATAATTACCATTTAATTCAATAGCTGGACTACACATAGTAGTGAAATTATCTTTATTAACAAATATTTTTGTACCCCAATTACTAATTTTAAACATTCTTCTACTGTATCTATCAACACGAATACCACGACTAGTTATCTTGAACCACCCCAATGTACCACCTTCACTGCCCTTGCCAGTAGTAAAGACCTTGAAGTTACATTCCCCAAGTTCACCTCTAAATAATTGGTCATTCATTTCAGCATATTTAGCTGTCATCCATTCTACTGTTGGCTTAAATGTTTTATCCATAACTTATATAAATATTACATCAATCCCAATTATCAAGTATTTTTGTAATTAATGGGTTTCTAACAATGTCTTCTCTTCCAAATTCAGTTACACTAACCTCTTCCATATCTCCAATGTGGTCAATTGCATATGAGAGTCCACTTTCTGATTTTTTTATTACAATATCTCTACGATTCGTTTGTAAAATATCACCAGTAATTATCATCTTACTATTTTCACCCAATCTAGTTAAAATTAATCGCATATTAGGGGCAGTATATTGTTCTGCTTCATTTACAAGTATTAAAGCGTCATCAAATGTTTTTCCCAATGCAAAATTAATAAATTCATATTTAATATATCCATTATTAACCAATGATTGTGCAATCATAAATGAATCCATATTACCACTATTTTTCAAAATTTTTGCAACGGTTTGTTCATCACATTCGAGATAAGGCCTAATTTTGGTATCTAAATCCCCCTTTAGATAACCAAGGTTCAAATCCAATCCACCAGCTGGCGCTGTAGGTATCATCATTATGATGCTTGAGTAGTTACCTTCTTTTAACTCTTTTAACGCATATGCTAGAGACATGTAAGACTTTCCTGTTCCAGGAGAACCAATACCAAAACAAATTTGTTTTTTCTTATCTTTTAATTGTTTTAAGAACTGTTTTTGAGTTTCTGTTTTACATTTAATATCTAATTTATAACCTAGTGTTTTAAGTTTCGTACATAACCCTTCTGATGTAAGATAGTTGAGAGCGCTGTCTCCTTTCATCTTTTGTTCAATGAATTCTTTTTCAAGTTCATCTAAACCTTGTAAATTTTTTTTCTTACCCATAAAATTGATTTTAAGAAAAAAGCGCATTAGTCCATGAAAGAACTAGTGCGCTTTTGATTATGTTTTAAATAAATTGTTCATGTTTTTTCTTTAATATAAATATCTTCTTTAAGCATATTTGTTGTTCAAATCATCAACAATATCGAATGAAAGAACATCATGATGGACAATCATATCCATTCCGTATTTAATCCTAATATCTACAAAATATCTTTGTGGTATGAGTATATTAGTATCAATAATATAGAAATTTTCTGAGAATGTCTTATTGATTTTATCCCATTCGATAACATCAATTTCTCTAGTACCATCCTTAACATATAATCTTATGTCCATATTATCAACTAATTGGGTTGTATTAACTGTATAGTTTGGTTTTGCTGATATGATTAACTTTCTAATATCTGAACGTTTAATCTGTTCACGTTGTTGAATACCAGATATGGATGGGGTAAACCTTACATTGGTAGCACTAAGTGAATTTCCTATGTTGAAGAAGTTAGGGGTTGATTTAAGGGTAAAATCAAGCTCTACAGCATCCAATTCTACTCCTTGGTAGACTATACCATCCCATGTGTCATAAAGCATTGTATCAGCCTCAAAATCGTTTTTAGAGAGTGTTAATTCAATATAGTATACCCCTTTACTTTGTCTAACAGTCTCGATATTGTCAAATACCACTTCATCATCAGAATTTGTAATGGTTACTATTGGGTTTTTGTCCAAGTCATCCATCATGTCACCAATATTACAATATAGATAGAGTCTGTTCTTTTTGTTAAGTACGAAATTAGCTCTGTCATCCAATATTACGTCATCATATCTAGTTTCGACATATGGTTCAAAGAAAGTATTGGTTTTATCAGTTAACATTGAAAAATAGTTTTCAAATTCTGATTCAGACATTTCCAATAATGGAGAAAAGGCAATTCCAATACCGTAGTTTTCTAGTTCACCATTTAAGAACTTATTAAACACATCAGTAATATCCAATTCAATATTTTCATTGCCAACATCAAAATGTTGTCTACCAATTACAATTGATTCTTCTCCACAAGAGAATTTGTCATATTCCTTGGATAAGTGGTCATTAGTATATACACCTTCTTCATCCCAAGGAAGACCATTCATGCGTTGAAACCAATTGCAGCCATCAGTTGAAATAAGCCTTTGTGGGTCAATTGGAGTTGGAGAATAATATCCAACATTAAGAAAGTTCATTGAATAATCGAATCCCTTACCTCTATCCCAAGGTTTTGGTATTAAGAAGAAAATAAGGTCAAATGAGGTAGCTCTGATTGATTTGTTATCATTAATGTCGCTAGTCGTACAGTCATGGAGTTCTGTAAAGTCAAGAGAACCAGCATTGGTGATATGAAGTATGTGTTTCATTTTCGTCATATCACTCATTGTTCCATTTTCAATCAATTCTTTTACTTTGTTATGGTCAAAGTATATTAAACCTCTAGATACAATGGTATCTCTCCCGTATACTAACTTTAGTATGGGATTCAAACCAGTGTTAATTTTGCTATTGGAGATAATGCTACACGTTTTATTAATGTAAGTTTTAAATACCATTTGTTTCTTCCTCTTTATAGTTTATCATTATGTCTTCTTCATCGATTGGTTCATCCAATGATGATTCTGCAAGCTTAGTTCTATCAAATGCAACTTCTGGGTCGTAACCAACCAATATTACCTCTGAATCCTTATGCAAGTCATCTCTTGTGATTCTTACCATAATTTCATCACCTTTCAAGAACTTAATATCAGTTTCCAAGTCCATTGCTTCACCATTGACAATTAGTCTGAAATCATAAACATTGGTTGTTTCAACTGAATCAAGTACCACATCTTTATCTATTTCAAATGATAATTCTGACGTACAATCATCAAAGTTCATCATTATCTTTACAATCTTATTGTAATACTTATTTGGAGCTGGGTCACAACAATCAGTATTCCCACTAGTCTCTTCATAAATCTCAGATGGTCTATCCTTCTCATCAATTGGAATAGGTTCACAATGGTCATCCTTCTTTAATGTTTCATCTTTAAATTCTTGATATTGTAAGCTTTCTTTATATTCCTCAATAAATTTAACCTTATCTTCTTCTCGTCTATTCTTTCCCCTCTTATTTATAATTCCGCTAGCATCAGAATCATGTGAAGATAAAACTAATCTTGAAGGAATTCTTTCAACCTTATAATCCTCTCGTCTTATGATATAACCTCTTACCTTTATTTTATAAGATTGAGAATAATACTTACGGTCATCAATCGTATATTCTGATTCATCAGAAATATCTTCCAACGTCATTGACATTGGGTGGTCATTTGGAGATATAAAGCAATCAATTGCATTAAACTCATAATGCATCAGTTCATTCATTTTATTTATAATCTCCATTTTATTTGAAACAACTGAAACAGTATAAATAAAGTTAATCTGAGTTGGCTGTTTCATGGTATACTTGTCATATGCCTCAGTCCCATTCTCTTGTAATACAGGAACATAGAACATTGCAAAATCCTTATGTCCAGGAATATTGAAGTAATTTCCTTGATTTTCTCCTTTCTGTGGATTAAGTTCACGTGTAATGGTTAAGAAATTGATAATTGGGTTACCAGTATCATCTTGTTTATCCCATTCTTGAATATATTCGCTCAATCTTTGAGTGCTATACAATTTATATACTGGTAATCTCTTTCCATCGTAAACTATCTGTATATTATCCTCAACCCATTTATGCATCGTACTATCAATATCTGGATAGTCGATGGGCTGCGGTATTGGTGTTCCATGCTCAAGTATTAACTTGGACATATTCCTACGCTTTTCAATACCGTAACTGTGTCTTCTCAACCTCAATTTATCTCTATATGCCTTTGGTGATTGTTGCATTTTTGTTATATTTTTATATAAATATTGTTAAGAATGTAATATTTATTGAGAAATAATAGTTAAAATGGCGCAGCATTTCTTTATAAAACAAAATAGTGTTTTACCAACATTACGTATGGAACTAATAGAGGATGGTTCTACACATCCATACCATAAGTTTCATGAATGTATACAAAATGCAGACATTACATTCACAATGGTTAACGCTGATACAAATGTTACAAAAATAGCTAAGAATAAAGCTTACATTAAACTACGTGATATTGATAGTTGCACTGAACAATATGTCATATGCTATGATTGGAAAGCACGTGACACTAAAGAAGCTGGAACATATATTGGGACATTTGAAATCAATTTCAATGGTGGGTTAAAAAATGATGAATATACATATCCAAAAGGGCTTTTGATTGCACCAATTAGAGAACAATTAATGATTACGATTTTAAATTAAAAAGAAATGAATAAGAAGCTAGTACGAGAATATTATCAATTGGCAACAAACCAAAACGTTCTTAAAACAAAAAATGGAAAGGGATTCAAATTGGTGTATGTTGACCCAAATGCATCAACTGATAGCACTTTTGATAATAAGGATTTAATGAAAAAATATGGCATGGAGTATTTGCCATATAATCGCTACATTAGAAACATACAAGGAGTACCACAAGCTTGGGGATGGATTGTATGGGATGGAAGTGAACAAGAGGTATATCCATTAATTAAGAAGTTTGCGGAAGAAATAGGACAACAAGAGACGCCACCAGATGGCGGAAACAATAGAGATATCAATGAGGTTCTTTCTTCAATTGAACAATTGAAAGATGTTATCATGAAAGCAGAAGCCTCAAGTGGCGGAAGAATTGATGGTAATGGCATTATTGCTAATGCAGAAGAATTCAAGAAAAAATTGGCGCAAGGAGTTGGAAGTAGAGAAACTATGAATGCATTGGCTGAATTGTCTAGATTCAGAGCTGAAATGTCAAAACATAGGGGACATCAACTTTCTTGGTTGAATACAATTTTGATTTTTATGCAAAAGAGTAACGCTAGAGATGTTCGTTCAAAGGGAGAATGGAGGGATATGGGCTATACACCAAAACCAAATGCAGTTCCCATTATACTTGCAATGCCAGCATCATTTAAAAAATTGTTTGGCGCTCAATATGATGAAGTTGTAAGGCGTTTTCTTGAAAAAGAGGGAGTAAGGTCAATTAGCGAGTTAACCCCTTCACAGAAGCGTAGATTGGATAGAGAAACAAAATATCCAGACCCTAGAGGAGGATTTAAGGAATATCTTGCATACGATATTTCTGACTTGATTAAAGGAGAAGGTGCAGAGGAATTTCCAGAGAATAATTTCAAATGGTATGATGCTGATAGTGATGAAACTGAAAAGGAAAGAATACTTATAGATGCTTGTGTAAAATTTGGTAAGTCAATTGGAGTTAAAGAATATAACTTCGTAGGCAGTGATAAATTAGGTGGAGCTAGAGGGTCTGCTAGTAATAAGGGTATTGTTGATATTATTGACGATAAAAAGAATCATGGTTTGTTAAGCACAGTGATACATGAGACAGCACACCAAATCATGCACTGGGAAGTTGTAAGTACTACAAACCCAAATCTTAAGAAATTCTATCGTGGTGGAAGCTCACTTAGAGGAACTGATATCATTGAACAAGAAGCTGAACTATGCGCATGGATTGTTTTAAGCGGATTTGGATATGAAAATCAACAAGAACATTTTAATTATCTTGCAAACTGGGGAATGAACGTAAATAACTGTGCAAGCGTCTTCGACTCAATTATGAAGGTCGCAGACTTTATGTACGAAGGAATAATGAAACAAACACAACAGTAAACTATGGGACTACCTTTTAAAAATGGATTTGAATTAGCACAAGCTATGGGATATGGAAAAATGTATCAAGCATCAAAACAACAAGAAGAAAACAATGTACAAATGGAATCAAAAAAGCCAATACGAATTACTGAAAGTGAGCTTCATTGGGTTATAAAAGAATCAGTAAAAAAAGTATTAAAAGAGGTTGGTGAAACTGAAGATGGTCAATATTTATTAGGAAGATTAGCTGGTAAAAAAGCTTTTAATGGAGATTATAATGGCTATTCTGATGTTATGGATTACGCTAAACAAAAACGAAATGGCGATTTAAAAAAATCGGATATATACGCTAGAGGATTTCATAGCGAAAAAGATAAATTAAAGGAGAGAAATTAATTCCCTCCTTTTTCTTTTATGATTTCGTCAAATTTTTTCTTTTCTTCATCTGTACATAACTCAAAGAATTTTTGGTAATTCACTTGCAAATCATAATTTAGATTTTTTAAATCCTTCAATTCGTTAAACATTGCATCATAATATTCTTTGAATTGGTAATAACCTTTTTTGGTTATTCCTTTGATTATGCCCATATCGCCAGCAGTGCGGTTAATTATATAATCTCCTTTACCGAATTTTGGTTCAATCATAACTAATTAATTCTTTTAGAATGTTATTATCGTAATAACTTTTAACACCATTAAAACTATTGTGCCTTTCTTCAGAAAAATATATTAATTTAATTTTATTTTCTTTACATTTATTGCTTTTTTTTATATCATTATTTTTTATTTTATTAAATGTTTTTAAACCACCAAAAAATTCTATTGGCCTGTAATGTTGTTCACCTTGACATTCTATTCCAATATTATGATTTGGCAAATAAAAATCTAATCTTTGGTTACCCAGCCAATCAAATTTTTTTTGAGAAATATATTCAATGTGGTTTTTTTCTAACAGTAGTCTACATTTATTTTCTAATGTAGTTTCACTACATTTATTACAACCGTAACCTTTTAAATGCGTATGAGGTGTTTGCCAGAATTCACCGTGTTCTTTACATATAATACAAACAGGCGTATTATTATCTTTATAAATTATTTTCGAATAATCATATTTTTCTCCATGAATTTTTTTAGCTTTTTCTATGAATTGTTCATTAGTTAAACAATTACTTTCATACCCACATTTTTTACACCCCTTTCCTTGTAAATGGTCATACGGAAGTTGCCAAAATTCACCGTGTTTAGGACAGATAATACAAATCCTTGTGTGCATACCAAAATATTTTACTTTTGAATAATCATATTTTTCCCCATGAATCTTTTTAGCTTTTTCTATGAATTGTTCTAATGACAATGTTTGATTTTCTGCATTTTTATTATACCCACAAGGTTTACATCCGTGTCCTTGTAAATGATTATTTGGGGTCATCCAGAATTCGCCATGAATAGGACAGATTATACAAACTTTTGTATGGTTGTTTTTATATTCTACCTTTGAATAATCGTATTTATCGCCATGAACTTTTTTGGCTCGTTCAATAAATTGCTCTGTTACCATATATAAAAATATTAATTGGATATTAATCTTAGTTTATTATAAATATCTAATTAATCATTAAAATACCGCATTTTGCTAATTTTTCTTCAGTTTTTTCTAATGTCTCTCCAAATCTAAAGAAAAGTCTGCCCCTTTCATCTGGATATTCTTCATATCCATCAAGATTTTCTCCTGCAAGACAAACAAGACCGTCATAACAATCACTGATAGAGAAGCAACAGTTGTCTTGAATGAGGTCTAGCTTTATCTTGGTTTTTACTATATGCACTTCAGTTATATATTGTCCATCAACCATTAAATCATTAACCAAACATGCTGGTTTTTGGTCAAACCCTTCACCCCATACCTCATCGATGCTATCTGTAAATATGAATTCATATCTGTAGAAGCCATCATTTTCTTCCCCAATATATCGAATAAAACATAAATATACTTCATCTTTTATGTCATCGAAGTTTCTTGGGTCATTAGCCAAATTTGTCAGTTCACTCATTGTCTTCTTCCTTCTTGGTGTTAATCTTTGAAATTACATCTTTGAGATAGTTGATTCTCTTATCTCTATCACTAATTGCCAATGCCTTATCAATGTCATTATCGATTTCACCTTGTTTAACGTCTTTAGGTTCATCTTCTGACAGCTTTTCAGCAATCACACCTCTGAAAACTTTTGCTGTCTCGTCCATCTTTTCATCAAGCTTCATAATTTCACTAGAAGCCATTGCATTAGCTAATATATTTTTACTGTTATCGATTTTAATGTCTTGCTTCTTAATTGGAACGACAATATCATCTTTAATTACAGTTTCGATTGGCTCATTCTTAACACTATCCTTTATAACATCAGCAATAGAGGTATATTTCCCATCTACCATCTTAGTTAAAACTCCAGCATTATCAGAAAGTGTGATAAGCTTATTTATTTTTTGCACGTCTGGGTTACTTTTCAGCTCTTCAACTTTCTCTTCAGTTGTCTTCTCTCTCTCAACAATTGAAACATCTACAATTTTACCATCATCAATCGTGTATTCGATGAAAGTTGCATCATCCTTCTTGGTTACTATCTTAACCGCATTTGTTAAATCAATTTCGAAATTCATAATTTAAAATATTTTACTTGTTATTATTGCCTATTCTATCTCTTTCTTCTTTTAATTCTGTTGCATGATGGAACATAGATTTGTATCCTTCATAGCTCCTAGGAAGTGTTTCTATTTCATAGTGAGATAATAGCCCCCTTATTCCATTTAGATAAATTTGTTGATTAATTGCCATAGTCTTTTTATAAAAAATAAAAAATTATATGCAATATCCGAAGAATTATTTTTCTTTCTCAGTTAAAACTATTTTATTTATTACGTATTCTTTATTATGTATAATCTCTAACATTCTATCAAAGTAAGTTCCATTAAATGATTGATAATAAATTGTACAGTTTTTATTTTGCCCAATACGATACACACGGTCTTCACATTGTTTACAATCACTAGGGGTAAAAGAAAATGAGTTAAAAATAACAACTGATGCTTTCGTAAGAGTTATACCCACGCCTGAACTAACTATATTACCTATAAAAACTTTTATATTATCATCATTTTGGAATTTCTCAACAGCCTCATTTTTCTTTTTCTCATTTAGCTTGCCATTATGATACACACAAATATCGCCAAATTCCTCGATAAACTTGTTTATCTCATTGTCATATGCACAGAATATGATTACCTTTCTTCCAACATCGATACATTTTCTAGTTAAATCAATTGTCCTTGTTATCATTTTATCAGCAAGCCATTGTCTCATGAGCGAAACCTCAATTAACTTTTTGTTCTTTTCAGTTTTTTCCTTATCCTCTTGAAGTTCAAGATATTTATCCCATAATTCATCATATGATTTTTGTTCTTCATCTGTCATTTCATAATGAAGGCACTTAACAGTTTTCTTTGGCATTGTAGCAAAATCAGTCTTAAGTCTTCTAAGATAATAAGGTTTAATAATCTCTTGAAGTTCTTCCATATTGGTATCTTCTCCTGGAATACAAAGCTTCTTACATTTCTTTTCCAATAGTTCATCCAACTCCTTCTTCTCATCTTGAGATAAGTCATACCAAGTTGCTTTTTTCTTATCCTTTAAGAACATTGCAGTATATGCATTCCTTTCATTCTTCTTATAAAAGAACTTTGCACCACAATACCTTTCCATAAAGTATTGCCAATCTTTTGCAATAGGCAAATCAATCAGTTTAAGAAGATTTCTTAAGTTCTGTGTCGAATTGGTAATCATGGTGCCAGTTAACTCAAATATTCCTTTTGGATTAAGCCTTTTTAAAAGGTCAGAGATGATTTTAAAACGCCCAGATGTATTATTAGACAATCTATGAGCCTCATCAATGATTACAAGGTCGTAGTGACTCTGAAACAATTGACTCTTACTCATTGCCTCATCAATGATTTTCTTGCTCCTAGAGACGATTTTTTTCTCCTTATACTCCCTAATAACATTACCATCGTCATCAACATTCAATTCACTTGTTTTAACTATCTGTTCTGGTATTTCATAAAAATTATCTAAAATATCAAAGTTAATTATAGTAAACTTTGCATCATCCCATTTAGAACCTTGAACTATGGTTATATCTTCATCCTTAACGTAGAACTTCAGTTCTTTCTCCCACGTCTTCTTAACTGACGCTGGGCATACAATCAGCACATGTTCGTAATTACCCTCAAGTGCTGCTAAGATTGCGCTACAGCTTTTGCCACTTCCCATCTCATCTGCTATAATGCACCTCTTTCTAGAAAGCATAAACTTTGCAGCATCAACTTGATGGGGTAATGGAATCCTCTTTTCTGTTATATACTTTGAGGCATCAAACTCAACATCATGGTAGTCTTCCATCAAGAAGTCAGTCAGTATGCCCTTCTTTGGTGCAAATAGTTCAACAGCCTTGTCTTGTGACCTTCTATATATACAATAGAAATGATAGTGAGTATCAGTCTCACCCAAGAACCAAGTAATCTTCAGTTTCTTTGGAATAAACTCAATCTCCCACTTCTCTTGTAGTTTCTCCCCATACCAATCAGCAACCATAACCATCTTGTTAACTTCGAACGGTTCTCTATCCCAATTGGACAAGACATATTCTGACTCAAAATCATTCATTGACCTAGTTTGATAAGTAATGATGGTGTTCTTGAGTTTCGTGATATAAGAGTTATCGCCCTTGTATTCCTTTAACTTATTATATGCCTCTTCAATTTTTTTTAATGATAATGCCATTTTCTTATATTTTATACACGTATAAAATATAAGAAAATTTCTGTAAAAAACAAGTGTTTAAACGAAAAAAATGAGATATTTATATAATAAATTGTATTATTGTAATGAAATTAGTTAAAATAAATGAATCACAGAGAAAAAGGTTGTTTGAAGCATATCAAGAAGGGTTTTCACTTAAAGAACTATCAATGATTGCTGATAGCGCATTTGCAAACGAGGACAATAGTGTTCCTCAGATGGAATACTGTAGAAGGTGGTTAGGATACCCAGATTCTATGGGTAGCTCTAGATGCGTATTCACGTTAAATGATAACTTGGTGTTAAAACTTGCATACGGAAGAAGATATGAAGCTGGAATTGACCAAAACCTACAAGAATATACACTATTCCAAGTAGTTGATTCTCCATTATTAGCTAGAGTGTTTAACTATGATAAGAATTTCACGTTCTTGGTTTCAGAGGCAGTATTACCTTGTACTGAAGAGGATTTTGAAAAGATATTGGGAATACCATTTTATCATTTTTATCACCAAAATTCAGTTCAAAGTAGTGATGATTTTTCTAGAAATAATGGTGATAAAAAAATAGGCTTTAATAAGTATTTTGACAACATAAAAAAACCAAATGAAATGTCAGAACTATCAATGACTGATATATTAATGTATATTGAAGCAAATTATGTCTTGGGAGAAGAATATTATGATAAAAATTGCCAAGATGCAATAAATAAGTCACAATGGTTACAAGAGTTTATTAAGTTAGTAATAGATACCAAAATGAGCGATTTTGTTCAATTGGCAAACTTTGGAATAGTTAACAGAGATGGAAACCCAACGATTGTGGTTCTTGATAGTGGACTTAACCTAGATGTTTGGGAAAAACATTATAAATCCTAATAAAGGTAAAATATGGCAAATTTAAAATTTAACACAAATAGCGTAAGACGTGTTCCAATCAACAGAAACTCTCTATTCTATGATGCAGAGATGTTTGACCTAGAAAGAGAAATTGGAAAGGATTATATAGAACAAGATATGGGACAAACCGTAGTCCTATATCAATTTGATGCATCCAATACCCAAACCGATGCAGTCTATGGAGAAACAGAGTCTAATAATATACAGTTTAAAACCCCAATAGAAATACCGTGTACGTATAAGATAGAAGAACCAGAACTAAAGTCATATGACAAGTCAAAACAACTTGGCACTTATATGAAGCCAGGAAAGATAACAATTGGTGTTTACCCAGAGACATTAAAAGAGCTTAATGTTGATGCTAAAAAGGGGGATTATATTATGGTGCAAGTTACTCCAGAGCATTCTGAATATTTTGTTCTTAATGCAATTAATAATGGTTATGCCAATGCCCATAGTTTATGGGGTACGACTAGGTTATGGATTACGTGGGAAGGTTATAGTGTTGATTCTACAGAATTTACAGCATAATAAAAGAGTGAGGAACAAACCCACACTCTTTTTTCTTTTTAACCAATAATCCTATTGTAAGGAATTTTGCGTTCTGTACCATACCAATAAACCATTACACAAGGCTCTGCCATAAATGTAAATGGATTAATCGCCTCTATTACCTCAGAAACTAAAAATGTCCCCTCTAATGTGGCAACAATATCTCCTCGTTTATAATCTCTCATATCTTATCCTTTATTAACTATTGACTTATAAAATTCAACTCTGTCATTGCAAACCTTCTCCATCGAGTAAGTCTTCTCTACAAACTCTGCAAGGTTGTCTTGAAGCTTCTTAAGCATCTCTCTATCATCAGCAAGCTTGTTAATGTACTTTGCCCATTGCTTGTGGTTCTTTGACGAGTCTACAAGCAAAGCAGTGCCGTTCTCGTTAATCTTGCCACCCTTCTCAATCATTGGTACAAGGTCAATGGTGTATGCGCCAAAGTTCTGACCAATAAATGCCGTATGAGTAAAACCACATTCAGTCTCCTTAAGTTGAGACTTAACCTTATTGAACTCATTTTCCTTAAGCGGTGCAATTAATACATCAACATTCGCATAATGCGTTGCATACTTATTGATGTCTCTTGTCCACATTCTACGGTATGGTTCATTGGTAAATGGGTCATCAACATTTGGCATATATTTCATCAAGAACTCCTTATGCTCAGGTGAAATTGTGTTATAGTTATCAGTGAAAATCTTCTCATAATCACACCATACTGATTCCTCTGGGAGAATTGGACGTGTTGTTTTCTCTCCAGTCTGTTGATTATAAATGGTTCTATTTCCCCTTGTATCGAAGCCACAAAGCACAAACTGTACCTTATCCTTATCAACTTGTTTTGCAATGCCATCAAGCAACTGCAAGTCCTTTAAGTGCGAAGAACCACAAATAATACCAACTCTTAGCTTATCACCCATTGCTGTCTTGGGCACTGCAAACTGCTCTTCCTTTGGGTCAATTGCATTTGGAAATACTGCAACGTTCTTATTATGTTTCTTTATCACCTCTGCAAAAATTGGTGTTGTAGTTGTAACATAATCAGCCTTCTTTAGATGATTGATAATTGGCTCATGCCATCTCTCCTTTTTGGCTGTTAAAGACATTGGATGGTCGTTTCCCAAAAGGTAGTGGTCATCAATGTCAATGATTACTGGAATACCTAAGAACTTAATCATATCCATAATCTTACATTCCTTATCAAGCTGTTTGTGAATGTGAATCAAGTCATATTGACTCAAAAACTTTTCCAAATCACCATTCGGCATACTGTAAACAATGTCAACGTCAAACTCATCACCGTAGTGCTCTGCAATGTACTTGTGTGGACCTACCGACCTGTAAAATCCCACACCTGTATGGTCACTGGGAATGACCAACATTTTAATTTTTTTCTCCATAACTAGTTATTTCTTTTAATATTTTATTTTCTTCATTGTAAACTTTTTCTCCTAAAAATTCTGTATGCCCACGTTCGCTGTCATAGTATAATAATTTGACTCCGTGTTCCTTACATAACAACAGTTTTCTTCTATCTCTTTCTAGGCTTTCTTCGAATGCTTTATTCCCTCCGAAGTCAAGAACTGGTTCGAAGTGCTGTCTTCCTTGGCATTCAATTGCTATTTTGTATTCTGGTAGATAGAAATCTAAAGACATTGAAATCTTATGTTTTAACCAAGGTAATATTTTACTTCTGCAATCATGAACATATTTTCTTGTATTCTTTCTAATGCTTCTTGATTTGTTAATCGTTTTCCATTATTCATATATATAAAAGATAAATTTATATCAAAATAAGCAAACATTTAGTTATAAAAAGATATTTATAGGAAGAATAAATTAAAAGTCATGAATAAGAAAATATTAAGTTTTATAAATAAATGCGAGAAGTGGAAGGTAGAAATTAAGAATTTCCATTGGAGTGCTGATAATATGTCACAACATGAGCTTTGTGATGACATTGCAAGTTCTATCTCTGATTTTGAGGATTTGGTGTCTGAGGTTGAACAGTCCATCAGTGGAAAGATTAAGTTGAATGCATTAACTCCAGAAGAAGCTAATGAAACCACTTTGAAAGCATTTGTTGAAGATGTCATCTCAGATTCCAAGGATTTCTTAAAGGAACTTGAAGGGATGGGTGAGAATTATATAGGCATTAAGAGCGAATGTGAGAGTTTTATTGGTGATATGCAGAGAAAGTTATACCTTGTTAACTTCACGCTCAAGGAAGAGCTTAAAAATAGGCTTAGAGAGAAGTTAACAGAGTCTATGCCAAAAAACTTGGGAAGACACGATGAGGTTGATAAGTTTATGGGCAGAAAGCCAAAGTCAATTCAAGCAAGAATCAATCAAATATATAGAATTGTAAAGAAATATGGTATTGATTCTAGAGTTTATCATGATGAGAATTGGCAAGCGATATCAGATTATTATAGAGCAATATCTTCATTGGGTTGTGAGGTTGAAATGAAACCTTGTGGTCATATAGAAAATGCTGACAGCATGGAATCAGATGGCGGTTATTGTGATTATGCTGAAGATGGTATGCCACGTTCAAAGCAATATGCAATTAATATCATGTTCGATGATGGAATGAAGATTAGTGGTTATATCAAGTGCATGGCTTGTGGAACTGTTGAAGACCCATTTTCTCGTTATGATACTTGCATTGTGTTATGGCCTAAGAATAATCGAGTGATTGAAGATAAAGAAATAAATAAACAAGTTAAGTTAACCGAATCTGAACTTAAACAAGTTATTAAGGAAGCTGCAATGCAGATTATCAATGAGATTGATTATTCTCAAATCCCAATGGGTGATTTTTATGAAAGGAATAAATGGTTTAAACAGCAAACAGATACTGATTTTCCTAATCATGGGGTAAAAGACAGTGATAACTGGCAAAACACATATAGTGACCTAGCATCAAAAAAAGCAGAGCAAGATAAAATAGAGGCAAAAACTAAAGCAAAAGAATCTTCAGCTTTAAGGAGAAAGGAAGATGCTAAAAGACGTAGAGAAGCCGAAAAAACTAGACGTAAAGTTTCTAGAATGAAATATGGTGATGGACAATTGGTTGCTGTGTTAGATATGGCTGATTGTCGTGCATACTGGGCATTACTAGACAGTTATAAAGAGGTACAGAATAATGGTGAATGGGATGTCGAACTTTATAATGACGGTACTTGGCTTCCATATGAAGAGACATACGGCCCAGCATCAAAAATGCCATCTAAGTTAGAGCCATATTTAATGAAAATGTTTAAAAAACTAGGCATGAAAGAAGGTGATGGGATTGATGAATCCAAGAAGCCAATAAAAGTCACAGAACAAGAGCTTAAACAAGTTGTTAAGGAAGCTGCAATAAATATTATAAAGGAATATACCCAAAAGCAAGCCAACACTAAGGGTTTCATTAGGTCAACGCATGGTCACAGAAAGGGTTTTAAGAAACAAGTTGCGCCAGAAGAAAGAGCAGAAGCTAGAAGACGTTTGGGTATAAAGGATGAAGTTGAAGAGTCAATTGAGATTGACCCAAAGAATAAAGGAAAGTTTAATGCCACCAAAAAGGCAACTGGAAAATCTACTGAAGAACTAACACATTCAAAGAATCCACTTACTCGTAAAAGGGCTGTATTTGCTCAAAACGCCAAACGCTGGAATAAGAAATAATTACTAAAACAAGAAGCATGAGAAGAGAAGGTTGGAGAGACATAGGAATTAGGGATAAAATGCAAATCATCAATGGTACTGTATTAGTATTTGCGGCAGTCATACTATACTTCATAGCATTTATAGTAACGCTATCAATTGGGTATCCAGTTATAACAGCTGGAACGACAATGCTTGGCGTTGCACTTGCATTCTTTGGTATCACAGTGTTTATTAGAAACCAAATGATTGAATTTGAAACAACAATTGATAATAAACTAAGACAGTTAGAATATATTGAAAGAAAACAAAAAAGAACTAAGCAATAAACTTAGTTCTTTTTCTTTTTTTAGAAGTCTCCTAATGCATCTACTGTTTCAGCATAGTTATATTGGATGTCATCAAAGACAAATCCACCAGTAGATGGCGTTCTATCTGGCATTTTCTTGAAGTAGAACCTCATGTCTGCTGCATTCAGTGTTACAATTGATGCCAATGCTGTTGGTATTTTTCCTTCTGATTCAAATTCCTCAACCTCATCATTGGTAATCTCTTCAAGGATTTCGAGATACTTCTGATTTTCCTCTTGGAATAATGCATTGTTCTCTTCCTCAACCTCTTTTTTGTATTTCTCTACAAGACCATCCCAATCAATTCCGCATTCTTTAACAAATGGCGGAACTTCATTAATCTTAAGCCAAAATTCAATTTCTTTTCTCTCTGGTGTCATCAATGCCTCATATGTGTCTTGGTCTCCTTCCTTATTTGGATAACCGCTTACAAGTTTAGATTGCTCCTCAGTAAAGAATTTCTTATCCTTTGGATTGGTTATAAGAATTTGATTTCTTATATCTGGATGGAAACAAACCAACAATGGGGTGATTCTCTTATTGAATTGCTCAATGTATTTCTCCACATTGTATTCAAGACCTTCATATTCGCTGCAAAGCACATCCTCTTCCTTATCAAGGATTTCATTTGGTACTAACTTACAGTTAAGGATGATTTCATCCTCATCAAATGCCTTACTGCCATACTTTTCCTTTGCTAGTTCAATGCGAGATTTCTTTTCACCACCATTAAGTTTAACTTCCTTTGTATTATCCTTGTATAGTTTTTCAACTTCCTTGGTGATTTCTGTCTTTTCACCATTAAGATAATAATAGTAATGCGTAACACGCTTTACATCAGTATGACCTTTCTTTGTACCAGTGTTGATATAGAATACAGTGTCACCAACGTTTACATTAAGGTTTTCATTGATTGCAAGTTCATACCAAGCTTGACGTGATTTCTTTGAACCAGCCTTTGTAAGTGTTCCACAATCAGCAGTGTATTCCTTCAATGTCTTCTTGATGTTGCCCTTTGAAGCAATATCCTTAATTGGAATCTGATAGTTATAAATCTTGTCGATGTAATCATAATAATTCGATAAGAACTTATAGCCATTGTTCCTTAATAATAAGTCAACACCTTCATCAATAAATTTCTCAAGATAACCACTCATCTTACGAGACTTAATTGTGTTACCAACTTTCTTTGTCTTACCGTCTGGCATCAAATCGGCATAGTTCTTACGTGCGAATTGGATGCAAGCATCGCAGTACTCGTCTATGCCTAACCCCATTTTGTTGATGCCGCCGTTATAAGGTTTGGACAAGAACAAGTCTTCGAACTCAGCAACGTCGGCATCGACTCGTGTATATTCTTTACCTTTAACTGAGTTACGTCCTTCGCCAGTGCTGACGTATGGGTGTTCTTTTGTATAGCGGAAATCTTCTTCCTTTGGCATTTGGAAGTTGAAGCCATCGGTGTTGCTTATTACGTTCATTCCTAGGGCGTTAACCACAGTTCCGTCCAGAGATATGTCGTACACAACACCGATGCCTTGGCAGTCCTCCATTTTTTTTACGTTAATACTATTCATTTTATTATTTCTTTTAAAAGTTCTTCTTTATTTTCAAAAACTTGATACGGGTATTCTATACCTACGTTGCTATAGTACAACACTTTAATACCGTGTTCTTCACAAAGTTGTTTCTTTAGTTTGTCTCTTTCTTGTATAATTTCTAATGGTTCAAAGAAATCTCTATTTTCAAAGTGTTGTATTCCTTGGCATTCTATTGCGATATTATACTTTGGAATATAAAAATCTAAACGTTGTTTTCCCAACCAATTAAATTTTTTCTGGGACTTAAATGAAATATTCCTATCAGTTAAAAAATCAAATAAATGTTTTTCTAATGCGCTTTCATTACAAGTTGGGCATCCACAACCTTTTAAATGGTCATGCGGAGGTTGCCAAAACTCTCCGTGTTTAGGACAAATAATACAAACTTTGGCATGCGCATTAACATATTCTACTTTTGAATAATCATATTTATTCCCATGAACTTCTTTAAATTTATTAATTATTTCATTTTGCCTAATTTTTTTAGTTCCTCCACAAGTTGGACATCCATGATGATTTAGATGGTCATTTGGTTTCATCCAGAAATCCCCATGAGTTGGACAAGTAATACATATTTTGGTTTTGTTATTTTTATATTCTACCTTTGAGTAATCATATTTATCTCCATGAATTTTTCTTGCTTTTTCAATAAATGTTTATGTATCATCTTTTCTAGTTCCACCACAATATGAACACCCTTGTCCATTCAAGTGATTATTTGGTCTTATCCAGAAATCACTATGAATTGGACAAACTATACATATTTTTGTATGCGCATTTATGTAATTTACTTTGGAATAGTCATATTTGTTTCCATGTATTTTAATTGCTTTTTTTATAAAAGTTTCTGTATTATTCATTTTATTTTATTCTTTAAAAACATTATTCCAGCTTGACAAGTCTTGCTTGTATTAGAATAATCCCATCCTTCTAGTTCATTAAGAAACATCCTAATATAATCCAAGCTAACATCATTGAATAAGAACATTGGTACTCTGTCTAGTGCGCCTCTCTTAAGCATACGTGCTGTAGAGGTAATGACACTGCCATGAACCTTATGAGAACCTTCACCATGCCAAAACTTATCCTTATAATATTCTAATCTTGTGTTTTGGTTTATTTCACTTGGTTTAATCTTCTGCTGTTTATCATTAAACAAGCTGTGGTCTTCTGTTACTGTAACACTCATATTACCCTCAGAAATCTCGTATAACGGCTTATTTGTCTTGTGACGGTATATGTACTTAGGTCTCATCCAACCGCTTCTACAAAGAACTTTATATGGTTTTTCAGAAGTATCATATTCTCTGCCTAAAGCATCTGTTTCTGTCTTGCCAATTAATTCACATATTGGTTTAATATCAATTTTTCCATCTATATCATACTTAATGAATAAAGGAGTATCTGCCGTAAACGAATCACCTACGATTGGTTCATAACCAATTGACTTGAAGTGAGAAATCATAAGTCTCAGTGACATACGACTGATGCAAGTTGTCTTTTCTGCTGCAAGGATGTCTCCAAATGGGAATACATTTGGAGAGCCGTATCCTCCGAAGAAGCTATTAGCAAGAATCTTAAGAGGCAACTGTTTCTTATCGTTACCACTCTTCTCTGCTTTCCAATACTTTATCTGTTCTTCTATCTTCTTTAATTCTTCTCCTTCTGCCTTTTCAAGAAGTTCCTTAAACTTATCAACGTTATCTCCAGCTTCTGCCTTAAGTTCCTTGTATTTTTCTCGTTGCGTGAGGATATATTCAAGGAATGAAAGCATGACATTCATAACGTCAATTGGTGTTGAAACATGCCATGTAAGGATTACTGAAGGATAAAGTGAGTTATAGTCAAGTTTTACAATACGGTCAACGAATCCAGTCTTAAGGAGACGTGAAAGTCCACCAGTAAAGCGTTTATTTGGTGCTGCTGATGGTATTGCAAGGTCATTTTCATAGCACCACGCAAGCATGATGAGCTTCCAAATGCCAGCCGTACCCATTGTACAAGTTCTTGAGAAGTTGGTTGGTAACATCTTACCCACAAGGAAGTTAGACTCGTTTAGTTTATCTTCTACCTTATCAGTCTCCCATAAGTCATCTAACAAATATCTTTCAACTATATATCTGCCACTTACTAGATTATATCCTTTAAGTAATGGTCTTTTATCTGTTACTCTATACCAATCTCCATCATCTTCACATAGTCCAAATACTTTTTCTTGGATGTTCCAAGTTGTGGTGATTTTATCACCTGGTACATACACACGATTTTGTTTCTTCAGATTAAGATATTTGGTAACATATTTCAAGTTTGAAGATTTCATATTGGAGTCGATGGCTTGTGCCCTACGTGCTGCATGTAGTGAATCTAGAACATTATGTCCCCACATAATTGTTGGATAGTAGTATTCCACTTCTCCTCCTAGTTTAAGTACAGATTCTTTTTTCTTCTTATATATTGCGTGTCTAAAGTATTTAAGTGAAAGTTCTGAAAAATCTACCCCAAGCATTTCACAGCGAACGATAAAGAAGTTCCAGTCGAAGTTTTCTGAATTATGCCCAACTACTGTATCTGGTTTTAAGTCAGCCAATATTTCCAAAAACTCTTCGATTGCAGCAATTTCGTTTTTATCTAGTTCTTCTTTTGAATTGCCTTCGACAGATATTACCTTATTGTATCCTTTATTTGTGTGTATACCAATTTGCTCAATCCTATGTATTCTAGGGTTGAGTCCTTGTGTTTCCAAGTCAAAGATGAATCTGTTGAGTTCATCGTATGTGTCATAGCCTTTAAAGAGTCTTCGTCCAGTTGCAATCATATATTGTTCAACTGGTGTAACTCCCATGAACTCTTTATTTCCATTTTGTGTTTCACCTTTTTTCTGTCTAGGATGGATGGGTACTCCACCTTTTGAAAAGAAACTTTGAAACACTTGATTGCTCATTTTTCTAGTGGCATAAAAGAGGTATTTATATCCACTTTCTAGTCTTTCGTGTTCTTCTCCGTTATCATTGGAGGTGATTAGTTTTTTAATTGAGATTCCATACCATCTCAATTGTTTTCTAAGTTCTGCTCTATTACCATTGAATAGTCTTATTGCAGCACTATGTTTTACCCAAATGAATGGTTTGAAATCGTCTTGCTTAATACGTTTTTCACCTTTTTCATTTACGTAAATGATGTTAACCTTGTCTTCATCGAACCCACATTCAATGGAAATGATGTGTTCCATTGGGTCATGACCTAATAGAAAGGTGTTAACAACGTCAGTTGTAATTTGTTTCAACATAAAAGTTTAAATTGTTAGGTATTGTTATTTTTGTTAAACCTTAAGACATACCAAGATGTCATCAGTTCTTAATATATTTCCTATAAAAAATCATTCTGCGTAAAAATCGACTGTTTTTTGTATTCCGTTTAATTTGCTCATCAATGGTTTCACTGTTGCATGCCCAAAGTTATCTACATCTACAGCGTATAATCTGCCATTTGGGGCTTTGCAGATGTTGCCTATACCTTTTAGGTTTTTAACCATTGTTCTTCCATCTCCAATGAACAATTCATTGGTATCCATTCCCCAACATAGGACTCCTTCCTCTGGAATGTAATCCATTCCTCTGCCTTCTTTTAAGTTATGTCCTCTTAAAATTTTGTACTGCATAAAAAATTAATTTTTGCAAAGATATATAAAAAAAGTTAAAAAAGCAAATAAAAATAAAAAAAAAGAGTAACCGTTTAAGATTACCCTTTTCTATGAATTAAATATTCTCCCAATGGCATGCCACTACGTCTTGCGTCTCTGACTATGCAAAGACGACCCCATCTTCCCATACCATTTACAGCTTTGCTCACAAATTCAAGTTCCTCTGGCGTTAATTCATCCATACTAGGGACAGCAAATTCAGATTTTCCTTGTGGGTATGGATTTCCGACTGTTCCAAGTGCGCCTTTCATTTTTTGACAAAGGTCATCAGCCCAATCTTCGTTAAGAATTCTATTTACAGACTCTTTAATGATTCTATGAAGGTCTGATTCTGTTAATCTTATAAGTTTCTTAGGTACAACAGACTCATTCTTTGGGATTCTAAATTCTCTTTTCTTGGTTGTTGGGTTTATCCTTGATTGAGCAATAGTTTTACCATTTTTGTCAGCATATTCATCTCTCCATCCTTCGTCAAAATCATTATATGCATTACTTGGTTTTGGTTGTGGTGCATTTATTGTTCTAAAGTTTTTATTTTTACTGCCTTGATATGGTCTACTGTACTGTATAATTTTACCATCAGATGTTCTATATGCATCTTTCCATTTATCTTCATTCATATTTCTAGATTCGTTTTGATACCAATCGTCTTCTTTTTCCTTATTAGTCTTTGTTCCCCAACCTTTTTTATCATCATGTGGGTTTGGATTAGGGGTAGTCTTTGGTTTTTCTTGTCCTTTCTTTCTCCAATCCTTATTTTTAGGAAACGGAGACCATTCATTTATTATACTCATATTAAAATTAAATTTTTTTCTTTACTTTTATTATTTTCATCCAAGACTCCATATATCTTCCCCATCGCTATTATATATTGTTGCTCTTCCGCATTCTCCCATAGTAGAGTTATAGTGATTCTCGACATCAATCATATAATCTTCCAAATCATTAGGGTTATTACAAGGAGTCCAATCACCTTCATATTTGAAAGAGGCTGTATATGGTGGATTTCCATAAGTTTCTATTGTATCGTCAACATAACCTTCCTTTAATATCCTATTCACTGATTCTTTTACAATTCTATGGAGGTCTGCTTCTGTTAATCTGATTAATTTTCTATCCATAATATATATATATTTTATAATAAATATCGATATTTATTAAAAAAATAAAACAAAAAAAATAAAACAAAATGTTATTAACAGTAAACGAAATAATAAAAAGATTCCGAACTGAGGGACAATGTTATAAGTTTAACCCTAAAACCATTAGTTACATGGCAGTTAAACTTGGTTATAACTTGAAGCGTATTGGCGGCAAGGTTGGTTATGACTCAAGTCTAATTACAGCCATTACAAGACATTTTAATAAAGCTGTGGAGTATGACAAGAAGATAGGAATGAAAATGCCTCAGAGGGCTTTAAAACAAGCGAGAGAGGGTGATTACTATACCTACAATGGTGAGAGGGATAATAAAGATTATGAATGGGAAAAAAACGAGAGTTTTATTAACATAAGTAAGCTAATAACAGAAACCATCAATGAGTATTTAGATACGATGACAAGCAACGCTATGAGAAGTTTAGGGACAACAGATAGTCCTTCTGATTTAGCTAAACAAACTCATAGATATTTGCAAAAAGATTTGTTCAATCCAGTAAAGGGGAAAATAGGTTTGAACAAAAATTCTTGGCTAATACATATTACAACACAAGATGTTGGTTACAAAATAATGAAAGAAGGGTTTAAAAGTTGTATTACTGACTTAAATTTTAGAGCAACACAAGATATAGAAGTAGCCAAAGAATTATCTAGTAGTGGGTTGTGTTTTTCATGTCAATTAGACGATGATGATAATTGGTATGGTATAGTACAGCAAATAAAAGATTATGATGAAGAATGGTGTGGTGTAATATTCCAAGCAAATGGATTTAACGCTTGGTCTGCTTTTGGTGAAAAGAATGAAGTAATATTTAATGCTAATTCAGCTCATAACTTTTTGCTTTTATTACCAATGACAGATAATGAAAAAGAACAATATTTACAATATAATAGTAATAATATTGAGGATTTAGAATATTTTGAAGGTGTTAAAGTAGTTGATAAAAATGGAAAAACTTTGATGAAAGGTGATATGGAATCTCTTTTCCATGTAAAGGTAATAAATAACAATGGCAGATATGAAGGCGACCAAAAAATGAAAAGTTGGCTTAATAACAATCAAACCCAATATCGCCATAAATTTGGAAATAAATAAGTTATATGATATTATATACAAAGATAAATAATCCAAAAAGGGTTTATATAAATGAGTCAAAGATACTATCATTAGAGGGTGTAGATTGGTCTAAGACTGATGATGGTAAGATAAGTATGTCTATAAATCAAAATAAGGATAATAACTCCAATAAGGGTACAAATAGTGTCGATACTCGTGTATTTGGCACAAAGGATGATATTTTGCATGGTAAGATGTTATCAAAAACAGGTAAACCTCTTGGCACTTCCAAATCATTGGAACAAGATTATAATTCGAAAAGTGCTGCAATTAATGCATATAAAACAGTAATTAATTGGATTAATGGGGGCAGAGTTGGTGAGTGTAAGTTACCAGAAGGTTTGGATAAGGTTACAGAAACAGCAATAAATAGGTGGTTATCATCTAGATTTTCAGATAATAGGGTTATAGATTTATGCAAGAAATCTATAACAAGAATAGAATCTGATTATAATAGACTATCAATGACTCGTAATAGAATTTCAAATTCTGATAATGTATATAAAATGGTCATTGATTGGGTTAAAGGCGGTCGTATTGGAGAACTTGTTTTGCCTGATAATTTAGACCAAGCTACAAGAGTAACAATTAATAAATGGGTTACATCTCTTCCAAACGATAAAATTATTGATTTATGCAATAAATCTATGAACAAAGATGTCGCAAGATACATCACTGGTATTGTTCCAAATACCAATGTAAAGTATATATCTTTATTCTCTATGACTGATTTCAATTTTAGTGATGCAATTAAGCATGGAACAGTGAGACAAAATGGAAATACTGATGACATTTTAGGTATTGGTGAAAAGGATAGGGAAGTTGACCAGAATGGAAATCTTAAAACTTTGGATATAATGTATGATAAAACAATACAGCCAAATGTTGCTCAAAACTTTTCATTAAATGGCGTTAAAGATGGACACTTCAAACAACAATATGGATTAAATGGCGGTGGAGCATATTCTAGTGTTGCTCAGTTCTTGGATAAATCTGTTAATTATGCTGCATACGCATTAAGGAAAGAGAACTTTAGCCCAGATTTTATAGTTTCTGCCCCATCATCTTCTAGCTTTAATGAATATTACTGTAGAAACTTATCAAATAAGTTAGGTATTAGGTATATTAATGATTTCTTTAAGAGAAATGTTATTAATGTAAGATATGCAGATGGTCAAGATTTATTGTCAAAGGGATTTTCACCAAAGGATGTACTTGAGTTTGAAAGCCAAGCTAAAAACATAGCATACAATGAAATTGGCTATATGGTGTCTGAACCTATTCGTAAATTTATTTATAATAATGAAAATGTTTTTGGTACTATATCCATTGAGAGAAGTAGTAGAGAAAAGTTTTCTTTAAATGAAGTTTTTGATTGTGTCATGATTTATGCCTATAATACTATTCTTGAAAACATGAATGATGGTGACAACGTATCTTCACACTTAGTAAAAAATTTCTTAAAAGAAAAGAAAAAGTTATACTCAAAACAGTATGATTCAAAAAGAATATTTAATGAGGTGGTATTTAGAATTAAGACAAAAATAGGAATAAAGGTTTTTAATTCATTACTAATGGAAACAATGAATTTAGTATTGAAATATTCTGATATTTTGAAGAATAATGGTTATAAACTTAGATTCAATATAAAGAAATTCAAGATAACTAGCTTTAAAAAGATGTTTCGCCCTTTCTTATCGAATCTTTACATCATTGCTGACGAATATATGTCAAATGGGGAATTGATGAATAGATTCAAGAATGCAAAGTTTTTGATTTTTGATGAGGACATCAATAGTGGCGCAACTTTGAAGATAGTAATTGATGCATTAGAAGAAAAGTTGCCAGAACAGAATTCTAGCAACTTATTATGTCTTGTTAACGCATACTCCAATTCTGGTTTCTAATCATATAGTTTTTCTAATTCTTTAGAAGCATTTGTATATAACTCTTGGTCGAACATATCCCAGTCTTCGACTAAGGGTTTTCCATTTTTGGTATATGACTGTAATGTTTTGTCAATCGCTTCATCTACAGCTTTAAAATAAGCTTCAACATCTACATCATCATCACAGCCAAACTTATCACAGATTGCAGCAATATAATACTCTCTATCAAAATTTTCTTCCATGCGTTTATTATTTTAAAATTTGTTTAATAATATTTTAATTGGCTCTTCATTATTTTCAAATCTTTCTTTTGTAAACACCAACAAATCGCCACATTGCATTCTGACTTGAACTATTTTTCCTTGGATATATTTCGCTGCATAATTAAAGGCAACACCAATTCCCTTGCTATTTCCATCTGTTATTAATATAACATGGTCAGAATCCCTAATAAATGGTTCTTTTTCCTTTGCTCTATTCTTATTCCATTTATTTGGAAGCCAATCAACATAGTTATAGCCATTTTCTCGTATATATTTCATACAGAGGTTATCGCCACGCTCCCCAGTAGTGGCATAGAATAAGATATTTTCTTTATCTTGCTTGCTTAAGAAATAGTCATATACTTTCTTTAAGGTCTTGTAATCATTGAAATTTTTATAAGCTGCAACATATATTTTAACCATAGTCTAAAATGTTTTTGCAAAGATATAAAAAATTCCTGATAAAACCAAATATTTTCTAACTTTTTTTCTTTATCCTATCTTTAAGCATCTTCTTAAACTCTGCAACCTCTTTCTTTGTTGCTTCCCTAATTGTCTCATATTTGGGGTCTAATTCCCCATTGCTGTTGAATGCAACCTCATAGGCACGTTTCTTTGCCCCAAGATGCGTTGACGCTGAAAGCATCTTCCAAACTGACTTTCCATCCTTGTCAAGGAATTCACATTTCCAAAACCAATTTATCTTATTCATATTGCAAATATACTAAATATATATGGATTATCCAAAATATTTAAACTATTTTAACAAAAAAAAGGCATTAGTTGATGCCTTTTTTCTTTTTCATACCATTAATATTTGATACTTTCTTCATGGTGCACTCATATATATCCCCGTTTTTTGTTAGAAATTTAAAAGTTTCTCCCAATGCAATCGTATTCACTTGACTCATTGGCTCTTGTTTTCCCTCCGAAAGTATGTTCTTCTTAAGAGATACAGCATACTTTCTTACAATCTCTTCAACAATTGTTCTAATCATTGGATAGTCAATCTGTGCTGAAGGAGTATACTGCATTTGTGTGTGTCCACCCATTCCTTCATTCACAATTTGTCTAACATCTTGTGTTGGTTGTGTAATTTGTGGCTGCTGTTGTGGCATTGTTACCTCATTTAAGAAATCTAAACTACCATCTCCACCTCCGCCAAATGCACCGTATAAGCTAGACTCATCAATTGGGTTATTCATAAAGGCTTCTCTGATTGCTGCTGGAACATTGCTTGCATTTTCTCCCATTTCCCTTGTAATCATTGGGGCTTCAGTCTTTCTATTCCTTGCAGTTGTCATTAAGTCTTTCGTCATTATCTCACCATTCTCAAGTGAATTATTGATATTTGCCTTAAAGTTTGGGTCTTTAGCTATTTTATCAAGTGTTCCATTTGATTCCAACTGCATTAGTTTTGCAGCCCTAGACATTGCGTTTTTTACGACAGACTCTCTATTTACGTTATTATTTGCCATACTATCTTCTGTTATTGTTTAAAAATTCGTCTTCATTGAAGTCTACTTCATCTGAATCATAACTATTATTATTAATTGGTCCTTGCGGATTCTGCGCCATTGTTTGTTCAGCATCATTAAGGTCAAACAACTTCCAAAAATCATCGTCTTTTTTTGGCGTTGCATCAATATTTTTCCTTATGTCAGCATACTTCTTACTGTTTGGCTGAGAAGTATAAACATTCTTCTTCCATTGTTGTGTAACTCTTGGTTGTTGAATAGGTCCTTGGGGGTTGTTCTTTTGCTGGCCAAACTTAACATCATTTTGATAACGCATTTTCTCCCTCTCTAATGGGCTAATAAAATCATTAAACTTTGCATTATCAACAAATGTTCCCATTGTTTTATCCCCATTTGGGTTATAGCCATCTGGGGCTTGGAAGAACTTTTTATTCCTTAATGGTTGCCAAGATGTAATACGATCTAATCTGAAGAATTTCCACTTTGGTATACCTCTACGAGAGCCACCACCTTCTTGCCATGCTCTTACTACTGGATACCCTTTCTTAGTTGTACCAATAGCCATAGGCATGATGACACGGCTACCCTTGGAGTTACCGCCATTGTCCTCCATACCATCATCATAGCGTATCCTAACTTTATTCTTATTGCGAATCGATTGTAATACGCTATCACTATCGATTTCTTCGTTCAAGAAAGGTTTTATTCTATCTCGTAAAAGTATTTTCTTCATTATTATTGTCCGTATAATGCTCTTAATTTATTAAGGTGTGTATCATCAACTATAATATCTTGAAGTAGCTTTAATCTTCTTTGAACATTTTGGTCTGAGAAGAACCTCTTATTTTCATTAATTGCCCTTCTCTTCGCCTCTTCACTCATGTCAAAATTAACATCTTCAAGCTTCTTATCTTTTGCAGACTCATAAATTTTGTCACATCTTTTACTGACAACATCCATACCAAATAGTATGTTTCTTGCCAAATTTGCTAATCTATTGCTGTCGTAAAATCCCATAACATTATGTAATTATACTTTTTATTAATTTCTCTTTATCTTTAAAAGTTTTTATATTGTCTTCTTCAATATTTTTGTAGTTTGTATAATATAAAAGATTTATGCAAAGATATAGAAAATCTGGAGAATTCCAAATTTTTTAAGCGTTTTCTTGGCCAATCTGCTGACCCACGAAGTACTGACCGTCATTCACATTGGCTGTGGTATCAACTGAAGTAGGGCCATAAGACTCTTCATAATTGTAAATTGAACGTGCCATTTGTTCCTCACGTCCAGGAATTCCAGCTCTGCCCTTACGGTCATATAAACCGCCTATCTGGTCACTTGGGCTTGTTGCAAAGTTGTCATATTTAATCATATTACTTGCAGTTCCATTACAGTTTGGTAGCCAGTGTGTGTGACCTTTTATAGTAGGATGTCCTTTGCCTTGAGCTTCATCGTCAGAAATAGCATCTTTATGAGCACTTGAATACTGGTCTTCGATATTATAATCTGAACGTACAATTTCGTTATGACGTTCATTGATTCCTGCTTTCTCTAAACATGTCTGTTTTCCCATAATCTTATATAAAATTTAATATTTTATTATTCTATTATAAATAGTTCTTTTATTATTTTCCACCGTTTATTTTAAATTCAGTTTGAACCATATATTCTGATTCTATTAATGGTTTTGTATATTGCAAGTCTTTTTTCCATTCATTTCTCATTAAATGGTATTGTCTTGCTTTCATTCCATACATTTCTAGTGTTGTTGGTTTTCCATCTGCGCTTGCGAGGTTTCCGCCTTGTTCTTTAGTTCCTCCACCAAATATATAATCAATGGTATTACCTATTTTATTATATGTATTTTCGACTGTATTCATTTTTTCAATTTAATAACTTGTTTTTCAGTTATGTATATTTTTTTACCAATCTCTTTATTCTCATTATATGAGATAGTTCCGCTAGGAAGTTCTATTTGTTTTACCTTCACATCGCTTGGTTTAACGTCAGCATCGCTTGTAGGCTTTGGTGGCTCTACTGGAGGAATTTCTTCTTGTCTTCTTGCCTTTTCAATGCCCTTGTCATATAAATCATAAGCAAGTTGTCCACCTTGTGCCATTTGTTGTAATGGGTCATTTGGCCATCTGCTTTTTCTCATTTTTGCAACATCAATATTCACATAGTTAACACCTTGTTCTTTACCATTTTTCTTTGTTTCCTCACCTTTTTTATTATAAGTCTTATCAGTTGCAAGGTTTTTAAGGTTCTTGAGGTTATTTTTACCCATAGTTGGTTCTAGCGCATTATATAATGCACTAAAAACTTGTTGAGCATTCTTAGGAACTGGAATTTTCCTTTGTGTCACTTTCTGTGAATCTTCTATTATTAATGACATAGTTTAAACTGGTCTTGAAGCATTTTTACCGCCAATGAATCCCCATCCTTGTGGGCACATTTCATCAGCAAACTCATTGCTGTCTATTGGATTAGCCTTTTTAGGACTACCACCTTTATCTGTAATTGTTGGTTGAAGTTCAACTTGGTCTTTACTATCAAATTCTGGAACTGAACTTGTTCCAAAGTCTGCGTCAGTTACACCTTCAAACAATCTTCCAAACTGAGATTCATTTAAATTAATTACTTTCATAAGTATCTTCTTTTATTTCATATAAATATTTATTAAAGAGAATTAATTACATTATATAATGGCAAATTTAAAGGTAAACAACTATCATAATCTTAAATTAAGGATTAATAGAGATGAATATTGGGATTTTTATGTGAATAAAGACTCTTATGGCTCATTCAGAATAAAGGATGGGTTATATGATGATTGTTTAATATCATATATAGATTTGTCAGATGAAGATTGTTTTGACAGTAATAATTGGATATATAGTAAAAGTGGTTATACTTGGGATAAATCCATATCTTTGGGTTATACATTATATAATATAACATATACTGGGGTGGATAATGGTTTATTTACATTCCGTAAGGATAGAATTTCAAATAAAGACTTCTTCGAATTATTTCAAAAGAACAAGTTTGAAATTGTTGAAAATGACACTCGTTTAAAGCTCCATGCTGTGTCTGGAAATACCTTGCAGTATGACTACCCACTTCATATAGAAAACGGCTCTGTGAAACTTAATGGGGGTTTTTTTCAAGGCTTTTTCAAGACTGAGTGCGATAAGTATCAAGTATTACCAACGTCATTTGAACATGGAGACACATTGAATCTTGAATTCACATTAAAAAGATGTGACTTAGATAAGGAATCAAATAAGACATTGAATGATAAATATCCTCAGAATAAAGGTATATTCTTCTACATTGGAACGAGGGCAGAAAACAAGTGGATTTATATGTATGACAAAGACGATGTAGATGGACTTGAGGAGTGTTATGAATTGGGTGTTGATGATTATGTTGAAGGTGGAGAAATAGATAAGAAAGATTATATTATTGGAAACTTTTATAATCCAAATCCTGATTTTGATGGATGTGACCCATTTGAATTGGGAGATTATACCAACTATAGATATTATGATATTGATTTATTTGAAAGAGATGAATGTGATTGGGATGACATGTCAGATTATCTTGATATAGAATCAAATAGAAAGCCAAAGGTAATACCTTGTGATTCAGATTTACCTTATAAAACGCTTACTTGGTGTTGCGGTGAAAATGGGGGTGATGAAGATAATGAATTCATATTAATTCCATTCTTTCACGGATGTGGATGTCCAATATCGTATAAGAAAAAGAAAAATCCAAATTATAATGGAAATGAATTAAATGGATGCGATGAATTTGGTGACGATTATATATTCGACAATGGTGAAGTAATGGGTTTGGATGAAGCAAGGGATTATATTGAACCTGAGTTAGATATATCTGATTTCGAATATCAAACCAATGATGGCTTTAAGTTATCTGAAGCAAACCAATATTATTTTTATACTGATAATAAGTTCTTGTTCTTCGATAGAACCAAGACAGGTAAGACAGTTTCCAATTGGGTTGAAGGAACTCAGTTTATGTATATGGGACGCAAGAGCCAATTCAAAGGCAATCTCTTCATCTTGATGAATCGTACCAAGACTGGATATACCATATCCAATATTGATGCCTTAAGAGACCAATCAGCAAATGATTATAACCCATATAACGACCTATATAACAATGCCTTAGCCTTTAGAATAACAGATAAGGGTGAAATAGGTTATAGGATGCTTGTAATGGATTGTGAGAAGGAAGGAAGGGATAAGACAAATATCATTGAAGGATATTCATTCGAAAATGTAATACCAAGTTGTGAATGGTGTACAGTTAATGTTAGGATGACAAATGTATTTGGTAAAATGAAACTTTTCTTTTATGTTAATGGTAAACTAGTATATATAACAAAAGACCTCCCAATGATTAATTTAAAGGCATTGAATGAACTCTATGAGAAACAAGAGGGAGTACCGTATAACATATCCATTGGTGGCGGTACGCAAGGTCTTGCTGAAACAATACAAAGAAATTATATGCTGAATCCAACAAGGGTATACCCACTTGAAAAATATTTTGCAGGAACATTTATTGGATACCTTTCTTCATTCAAGATATATAATTGCTTCATGGAACAAATGATAATTGAACATAATTATAAGTATGAGAAGAATAAATCAAAATAGAGTTAAATCGATTATTAGGGAAACGATAGATAGTTATTTAAGACAAAATATAAATGAAAACTATCATGGAGAACTATATCATTATACTAGCCTTATACAAGCATCTTGGATTGTTGATGATGATTGTTTGAGAGCTAATGTCCCTTCTAGTGAAGAAGATATATCTAGCAAACCATGTATTTCATTTACAAGAGATAAAAATTATAACATACAAAGTAAAGGAAGTTCAGTTTGTTTCGTGTTTGATGGCGATATGATTCAGAATTTGCGTGGTGCAAGATTACAGCCTTTTGCTTTTGATGGAAAAGGTGAAGCAGAAGAAAGATTGTATAACTTGGATATATATCCTTTGCATAAGTATTTAAAAAGGATTGAGATTAAATTATCAAACAATGAGCGTTCTTGGTCTAGTGACCGTGATTTTGATGAAGAGTATGAACTTTATGATAAGTTTGTGAATAAATTTCCAAATTTAGATGATTCAAAAATAAACCAAAAAATATTAAATTTCTTAATAAATAAAATAAGTAACAATAAATTGTTTCATGATAAAATAAAAATCTCAATGGCAAATGATATGCATGATTATTATAGTGGAAAATCTAAGTATACCAAAGGAAAAGGATGGGAATAACAATAGAAAAAAGAGTAATCAATAATGGTTGCTCTTTTTTAGTTTTGTATGTAGTCATTAAGCATGAAGAAATCATCTATTATTCCTAGTTTTAATGCTGCTCTATATGCTGTTTGATTTCCCTTGAAGAATTCTGTCTTGGTATTATACTTCAATGCCTCTTCCTCAATATGTTTGTAAGTCCAATATCCGTTCTTGTGTTGTTTCTGTTTGACTAGCCAGTGCATTTCGTCTATGAAACCATATTTATACGACATTAAGAATGCCGTAAGGTTTCCTTTTTTAAACTCATCTTTGGTTAAATATTTCTTGGCTTCAGCCATCATATTTTCCCTATTTTTCCAATATCCTTTTGGGTGTCTCATATTTTTTTCAAAAATTTGTAGGATTTATAATAATATATCACCAATAAATAGATTATATCTGAAAGTTTTTGATATTTATTTTTAAAGAAAATAATAAAATAAAAAATAATAAAAAAATATGGCAGAAAGTCTTTTTTTCTATAAGGTTAATTCTAATTACTATGATGAGCATGGAAAACCGATCGATATTACAAAAAATTGTAAACTATCTATCGGGGAGATAGACAGTAACTTCCTTACTCTCAAGGATTATGACATCAGTGCTGCAACTTTTGTAAGGGGTGAAGACTGTACGAAGTCAGATGGTACTCTTATCATTACAAGAAATAATGGTCAAGAGATTAAAGTAGATATTGATACAACAATCGATAAAAACTTCACATATGATTTCAATACCGTTACTGAATGTGGCGACAAAAATGGTGTTACATTAACTATTACTTACAAGGATGACGATGGTGAAAAATCAACAACAATTGAGAACATCATCACAGCAGACAACCTCATAGATGTCATCGGTAATGATGTGTTGACAAAGGTTATCAGTGACAACACATTAAGGGGATTGGGTACTATGAAATCTCCTCTTGGTATTGCTGGAGTTGAGAAAACTGGTATGTTAGCTCCAGCCATAAAGGTCATTGACTTGACTGATGGTGGAACTTTGCCAACTGATGCTGAGAATGGTACTAGATATGTGACCAAGGAGAAGGTGAATGACTATGGATATCTTTACAATGGTAATGGTGTTAAGAAGATTCAAGAACTTCTTGACCTTGAATATGATGTGAATGAAATTTGCAAGGAAGTTAGTGATAGAAAGTATTACTGGCGTGTTCCATCTAAGGCTGATTGGGATAAACTATTGAATTCTATTGAACCTTGTGAATATAGAAACCACAATTCGGCACAATGTCATGTTGAGCTTGGTAAGGTGGCTGGTAAGTATCTTAAGTCAGAGTGTGGTTGGGTAGGACAAGAGCAATGCACTTGTAGTGGTACTAAACCATATATTGGAACTTGTTCATCAACAGCATCTAATGCTAGTGATGATTCTGATGATTATATATTCGATAACACTGATGTTACTCCAAATGAGAATCCAATTAATGAAGATGCAAAGGGAGTTGATAAGTATGGAATGAAGGTACTTCCAGCTGGAAGTGGTTATTATAAGAATGGTCAAAAATATCAAGGTATTACTGAGCAAGCATTCTTTTGGACAACTACTGAAATTGCTGAAGGTCAAGATACATATGTTAAGGTATTTGACTATGACAAGGGTGGTGTATGGCAAGTTGCTGAATGCCCAACTCCTTATTATAGTGTAAGGCTTGTGAAGGATTATGATGGTTCTAATTATCGTGATTCAGAATATATTGATGGCGTGCTGTATAAGGCAATATTAATGCCAGAGAGTGGACAAGTTTGGCTTGCAACAAACTTTGCTGACAAGAAGGGTTTTGAAACTGAAGGCAAGGATGCAGAGGTATTACTAGTGAATGGTGGGCACATTCTTGAATCTAGAGTTGAAATGTTCATTAATGAATACAACGGTAGATATTGGGAAAAGAAAGTGATGAATGAAGGTGATACCATTGTTATTCAGAATCCATGTTTTGACCCAGATGCTAAACAAAAGAATCTAGAGTATAGAGTATATGTCGAAAATTGTGATAAATATCTTAAGAATACTGATGACTTAATCACAGAGAGAATACTTGACATTGTAATTCCATTAATTGATGAAGAAAGAGATGCTCGTATTTCTGGAGACACCATCCTTCAATATGAAATTGATGAACTTTCAGCATATACCATTAGTGCAATCACAGACCTTGAGGATGCTCTTGAAGAAGAGAGACAGATTAGAGAATCTGCTGATACTGAGATTTGGGATGCAATTGATGCTATATCAAGTACCACTACTGAATTATTAGACATGCTTAGTGCTGAAACTGAGGCTAGAATTGAGGGTGATGAGATTCTAAGTGGCGCAATTGAAGATGAGAGAGCAGAGCGTGAAGCTGTTGATGAGGCTTTAAGTGGCGCAATTGACACTGAACGTGAAGAAAGAATTTCTGCTGATACAGCATTAGATGAAAAGATAGATGCTGAGACAGAAAGAGCAAAAGAAAGGGAGGATGAGATTAGTGGTTTAACCATAGATACTAGCAGTGCATATACGATGTCGGCTAGTGTTGAAAAAAATGACTTCAATTTAGTTCTTGAGTCAAAGGACAAGAATCCAGACCATTTCATAAAAGTTAAGTTTGATGGAAACTTTGGTGAGATTTAATAACATTGAAAGAAAAAATATATACAATGAATACGATTAATAGATTACAATTTAGACACCACAGTGATGTGTTTACTGCTCCAACTTTAGATAAAGCTAGAAGCGCAGCAAAAAAGTATATTTATGAAGATATATGGCGTAACGAGGTACTAGAAGGTGACGAGCCTCACTATGGACGTTCTCTTTTGGCAGAACCTACTATTCTTAGATATGCTATTGATGGTGAAGAACCTCATATAATGTTCTGTATCGGTGCAGACACAAATGAAGATGGGTGGACAAATGACTATAATAAATTTTGTATTATCGATATTGATAAAACAGAAGCTGAAATCGAAGACCTTGGTCAAGCTCTTGAAGATGCAATCAAGAGTCTTACTGTTACTGCATTGAGCAGTACCACCTTAAATATGTTTGCAGAAAAGACTGATGATAGTACTTTCATTAGCGGTGAAGTTAAGGTCGCAGAATCTACAATATTTCCAGAAGAAGGAATTGTTAGAAAAAATGACCTAAGAATAGTAACCAACCCTACTGGTGATAAAAAATATGAAGGTTTATTCATCTACATTGACCTTAATTATGATGAAGAAAAAGAAGAGTTTACTTTTAAGGTTAATGATGAAAGTGGAACTACTGTTCCTCTTCTTAATCATTATGTGACTGGTGGTACATATCATATTGAAGACCAATCAATATGGTTAGATATTAAGGATATTGATGAACCAGTTAAGATTGATTGCACTAATTTGATTGATGAATGGACAGTGGATGAAGGAACTAAAACTCCAGTTATTCTCACAAAAACTGAGGTAAAGATGGATAGCCCAGATTATGTTCATCATAAACCAAACCAAGATATATTAAGTGCTGACATTAGAATTAAAGATGAAACCATTAATCCTATAACTAAGCAATATGAAAAACTTGCCACATCTAGTAATATTCTCAATAGAACAAGTGATGGAAGATGTTTATATGTTGATGGAAAAGCAAGTAATATTATATACTATAAAGACGGAGAAAAAACTAGTGTTAAATCTGTTCTTGACGAGTTAACTAAACTAAAGTTATCTAATGATAGTAATAATATTATTGTTAATAAAGTTGATGGTTTTTTTGCAAGTTCAAAACTTGAATATATTTCCAATGAGAATAAACTTATTTTCAAAGTATCTAGTTTAAATGATAATGGACAAATTGTTGACAAAAAAACAGAAATTGAACTTAATACTGTTGAAGTGTTTAAATACATTTACTATGATACAGTCACAGAAGAACTTGTTTTAACATACACTGATGATAAGGGAGAAGAAAAAATAGTCAGAATCCCTATTGGGAAAATGATAGATGAGTGGGATGTCTTTAATGAAGGACATAATATTAATCTTTATAAAAACAGAGATGTTGCTGGAAAGGATAAGCTTTCTGCCGATGCTAAAATTGCAACAACAGCCGCACATAATATTCTAGAAGATAGAAACCATGAGCTTTATGTAAGGGGTGAAGCTGATAACATCAAGTATGATGTAACTGGAGCAACAACTGTTAAGAACGTCCTTGATACATTAAGTGGTAAGATTGATACTGAGATTGCTCGTTCTGAAAGTGCTGATACAAAACATGATAATGAGATTGCTGAACTTAGTGCAAACACGCAAGCAAGCTTAAAGACTATCAGTGCTGATTCATCAATCAACGTAGAAATTGGCGATATTGCATATCCTCAAGTAGGTAAAAAGGCTGATATTAAGGTTAACTTAAGTTCTCAAAGTGGTAATACAATCAGACTATTAGAAGATGGTTTATTTAATTTTATTGATTTGAAGACTGAAAATTATAGTGGGGGCACAAAGATTATACTTTACTATTCAGACTCAACTCAGTCTACTGGTGTTAATACTAGAGAGGCAGTTGTTGACAATATTTCATTCATTGATAGCATAACCTATGACCCAAGTGACGAGACATTGGTTATTGTCTACTATTCAGGAACAACTCGTAAAGAGGAGCGTATTCCTTTGAGAGGATTAATTAATGAATGGAAACCAGCTGATGACAACGATAACCAAGCAATTAAGTTAAGAAGAGTTAGTGCTGCAACTGGTTCAGACATTCTTTATGCTAGTGCAACAACATCACCAAAAGATGATAATATTCTCGTAATTGATTATGAAAACAATGCACTCTATGTTTCAAATAGTGGTATTACTAAGAATGCTTATGATATTAATCACGAGATACAACGTGCAACTAGTGTTGAAAATGAAATAAGAGATGTATTAAATGCTGAAATTGAGCGTTCTGAACAAAAGGACCATGAGCACGACAATGATATATCAGATATTAAATCAACGATTGGTAGCGGTTTCTCTAGTAATGCATTTGAAACAGTTACATATCAGTTTGGTGTATTAAATGATAAACTTATCCAAGAAGGTATTGATAGAGCAAGTGAAGATAATGCATTAAGAAATCTAATTAATGAGGAGATAGATTATAGAGTTAGTGCGGACACTGAGGAAAGAAATCGTGCTATTAGTGCTGAAACAATTCTAACCGATAAGATTGGTACTGGATTTACAACTGCTGACACTAATAATGTAACTGCTAAGTTTAACGCTTTAAGCGGAGCATTGAACACTGAGATTCAAGATAGAATCAATGATGTTAATGCAGAGGAAACTCGTGCGACTGGAGTTGAAAATCAATTGCGCACAGATTTAATAGCAGAAACTACTCGTGCAACGAGTGCTGAGACAACATTACATAATGAAATTGTAACTGAGACAAATCGTGCAATCAGCGCAGAAACAACTCTTAACACTAAGCTTGATAATGAGATTAGTCATTCAGTTGCAAAGGATAATGAACATGATACTAAGATTTCTGCAAATGAAACTGCAATCAGTAATGAGGTAACTCGTGCAACCAATGCTGAGAATGACTTAGATGATAAGATTACAGCAGAGAAGAATCGTGCTCAAAGTGCTGAAACAGCATTGAATACTGCAATTGATACTGAGAGAACACGTGCAACTAATGCTGAGAGCACATTAACTTCAAATCTTAATGCTGAGATTACTCGTTCAAGTAATAGAGATGACCAATTGCAAGCTGACTTGACAGCAGAAGTTACTCGTTCAACAAACTTTGATAATGCATTAAGTGGCGCATTAGAAACTGAGATTACTAATCGTACAACTGCTGATACAGCATTGCGAACTGCAATTGATAATGAAGTTACACGTGCAACTAATGCTGAGACAACGTTACAAACAGCGCTTAACACTGAAATCAGTGAAAGAAAGGCTGATGCTGTTCATTACGCTGACTATAACCCAAGTGGTAAAACCATTGATTTCAAAAATAAAAATGGTGTAATTATAGATAGCATTGATGCAACTAATTTCATTAAGGATGGAATGGTTAATTCAGTATATCTTGATAACACTAATAGACAACTTGTTATAGTATTTAATACAGATGCTGGTCAAGAAACTATAAAAATTGAACTTAATCAAATATTTGACCCAAGCAATTATTATACAAAATCAGAAGTAAATGCTATTAGTGGAAACTTACAAACTGCAATCAGCAATGAGGTAACACGTGCAACTAGTGCTGAAACTGAATTACAAACTGCAATTACTAATGAAATTAGTCGTGCAACTGGAGTTGAAAACACCATTAAGAATAGCACTTTTACCATAACACAAGGTTTGAATACTGTTACATTCCATCCAGGAACTAGTACAGCAATTACTATCACTGGAGTAACTAAAATAAGTGATTTGGACAATGACCTAGAGAAATTAACTTGGTCATTAGGTACACCGATTGCTGATTCTACTGGATATAATGGTTCTAGCGCAAAGGGTATTACAATTCCAAGCTCATTGTCTCATTTGGATGGTGTTGGCACTCTTACCTTAAAAGACCAAACTGGTGGAACTACTACATTTAATCCAAAGGATGGAAATGCAACATTTAGTTTACCAACAACAATAAAGGCATTCACAAATGACTTGAGTTCGCTTACTTGGGCTTTAGGCGCTCCATCTGCCGATGGTGCTGGATATAATGGTTCGACTGGAAAATCATTTAATATTCCAAGTAATTTAAGCCATTTGAGTGGAGTTCAAACACTTACAATTCAGAAGAATGGCACAAATGTTGGAACTTATAATCCAACTGGTGTTTCAACGATTAACATCACAGTGCCTACTAGTACGAGTGAACTTACAAATGATTTGGCAGCACTTACAGTACAAACTGGCGTTCCTAGCACAAGTGATACAACCTATAATGGGTCAACTGCAACAACATTGAGAATTGCAAATCAGTTGCAACATCTTACAAACTGGGATGCAGCTACAACAACTCTTAATGTTCCAGGTTCTTTAAACGTTGCTGGACAAATTACTGCAACTAGTGCAATCTATTCATCAGACGTTAACTTGAAAGAGAATATCAACAATGCTGACATCAACAAGAAGATTGCAGCAAGAAAGGTTGAGATTAAGGAATTCAACTTCAAGGATAATCCAAATAAGGATAAGGTCTATGGTATCATTGCACAAGAGGTTGAAGAACAAGGTCTTAATGAGATTGTTTTCACCAAGGAAGATGGCTATAAGGCAGTTGATTATACATCATTAATGATGCTTAAGATTGGCTATCTTGAGAATGAAAATGAAGCTTTGAAGAACACCATAATGGACTTGAAAGCAAGATTGGAAAATCTAGAGAATAAGCAATAAACTCTTAAATAAGGAAAATCCGTATTTCATTTAGAAGTACGGATTTTCTTTTAAACTATCAATTATGGTTTGAAAATGCTCGCATTCATCTTTGAACGCTTTTATATCATCGTCACTTAGTTCAAACCACTCTCCAATGACATTATTATTCTTGAATCTATTATGGAGCATTGTTTCCAACTTGAATGGACGTGATGTCTCATAGTATTCACGAATAAATAAAGGATTGGAATTCCCAGTTTGAAGTTGTTTCAACCTATTGTTAATGTCTTTGCATTTGGTTGAACCAATTTTATATTTGCTTTCATCATTTTCTTCTCCAATTAAATAAACGTATCCCATCTTTTTATAAAAAATAAGATATTTATATGAAAAAACAAATATTATGATAATATTAATAGATAACGGACATGGGTATAATACGCTCGGAAAGCAATCCCCGATTCTTGAAGGTAGTGACTTAAATGTTCCTTCTGACTTCGTTGAAAAGGGTAGATTCAAAGAATGGAAGTATACTAGAGTAATATCTGAAATGATAGTTGATAAACTAAAAGATATGAAATATGATGCTAGATTGGTTACCCCAGAAACAGTAGATGTTTCATTAGCTGAAAGGATTAGAAGAATAAACACAATTTGTAATAAGGAAGGTGCTTCAAATGTTCTTCTTGTATCAGTTCATGCGAATGCTGTTGGAGATTCATCACAATGGATGAATGGAAAGGGTTGGGAAGCATATACTACAAGAGGAAAGACAATTTCAGATACATTGGCTGATTTCCTTTATAAGAGGGCAGATTCCAATTTAAAAGGTAGAAAGATAAGGGAAGATTGGACTGATGGTGATAGAGATAAGGAAGCAGACTTCTACATCATTAAAAAGGCAAAGTGTGCTGCTGTATTAACAGAAAACTTCTTTTATGATAATAAGGAAGACCTTAAATATCTTACATCTGACGAAGGTGTTCATGGTGTTGTGAGACTTCACGTTGAGGGAATAATTGATTTTATTAATTATAAGAAAGGGAAATAATCATGTCTAGAATATATGGTGAAGATGATATAACATGGTCATCAATTGAAAAGTATATACCATATAATAAAGTGGTGTTTGGGATTAATAAAAATGGAATATCCACATATAAACTTTTTGATGAGGATGGTAGGATAATAGATATTGATAAGTATGTTAAGAAATATATTTCCCTTGAGGAAAATTAAATAAATGTTTCAAATAATAATTCAAATAAAAAAATAATTTTTATGGCTGATAATCGTTCGATACAAATTGATAGAAATGAACACAATATTGCAATTGTCTATAGTATAAGCGATGAATGTAGTGATGGGTCAATGCAAATTTATGATAGTTCCATAAATATACCTAGTACTGCTAGTGATTGGTTATCACTATCTAGCATTGCTGACAACAGAATAACTCTTAAAGCAAAATCAAACCCTAACGAAGCTGATAGGGGAACTATAGTTACAATTGAACCATTCATTAATGGTGAAAGATGTAGTGGATTTAACGCTGCTCAAGTGACAATTGTACAAAAAGGTTTTGGTGTTACATGTGCTTGCAGTTCTTTAACTAGTAGTTATCTTGATGGACTTACGATACCAGCAAATGCAATGCAAAGTTATAACATTTATAATTTTGACAGTGCTTGCAAGGACTTGTTTACTTTTGAGGTTGATGGAACCGTTGAGGAAACCATTAAAAATAGTAATTCTTTTAATATATCTGCAAAACAAAATACCTCTATATTTCTTGATAATAATATAACAATAAAGCCTTATTTTAATAATGAACTTTGTAATGATAAAGTTGTTAATATAAAGCAATTACATGCAACACCATTGTTGATTGATTGTTGCCAATTCTTATCTAAGGTTTTAAGTCAAAGTGATACTATAATTCCTTATAGCGGTAGAACGACAGATATAAACTTGTATAATATTGGAAGAAGCGGTTGTTCGTTTACAACATCTGTGTTTATTAATGGTTTCCAAAGCTCTACTGACGGAATAATAGATATAAATACTTCTGCCAATCCAATTAAAATCACAAAGATTTATGAAAACAATACAGGGTCTGATAGAATATTTACCATTAAGGCGAAAAATAATGGAATTGAATGTGAAAATAGTGATATAACTATTACACAATTGGCTAAAACAAGTTTCTCTTGTTCTTCTATTAGTCGAGCACAAGAAAAGTTCTATGTACCTCAAGCTGGCGGAACAATTACAGCATATACTGTACAAAATGAATCAGACTTTAACAATTTCGTTTTTGTAGAGACAGAAGGAACAATTAACAATGACGGAAGTCCATTTTTGGACTCAGATGGTAGGTCAGTCTTAATTAAGTTTAAAGAGAATAATACACAACAAACTATAAGTGGTACTTGTACTCCAAAATTAACTAGTTCTGATGAAGAGTGTGAAAGTGGAAAGACAATTTATATAGAACAATATATGGGAGCAGTTGCTTGTTCTGAATATTTAACATTTGAAATTACTGAAAAATTAACAGTAGACCCAGCAGATTGGGGAACTGCAATTTATTGGACTAATAGAACTACTAGTGGTAAGTTATATGCTTCTCTTGATAAAGGGGCAACTTGGCAAGAAGTGCCAAATGCAAGTACAGAACACGGTGAACAAAGGCTTAACGTTGATTCTCTTAATGTGGGTGATGTAATTTATTTTAAAGGAGAACTTATGCCAAATGAAGTTCCAGGTTATCAAGCATCTCCTGGTATAGGAACTTTTACTACAAGTAATTTAAAATTTAAAGTAAGTGGAAATCCATTATCATTACTATACGGAGATTTCTTTGCAGATAAAACAAAATTCCCTAGTAAGGCAAGTGGGACTGGGGAAATAGATGGACCATTTGTTAATTTATTTATGAATTGTACTGGTTTAACTGATGCAAGTGGAATTAAATTAGTTCCAGCTACATTGACTAAATATTGTTATTATGGTATGTTCTATGACTGTAATAACTTAGTAGAAGGCCCAGAACTTCCCGCTACCACATTAGCTGAGGGTTGTTATGGGTATATGTTTGCAGATACTAATTTGACAAGCCTTCCTATCTTAAGCGCAACAAAGATGGAAAAAGATTGCTATAGTAATATGTTTGGCGGATGTAGTGGAATTACAAGCCTTAGTTGGAATTATTTACCATCAACTGAACTTGCAAGTGGATGTTATGCTGGTATGTTTGGAGGCACTAAACTAACTAGTGTTCCTAGTGGATTGTTACCAGCAACAGTATTAGCAGACCAGTGTTATTCTAGTATGTTTGCTGGTTGTAGTGGAATTACTAGCGTTCCTAGTGATTTATTAGCCGCCCAATATGTGCCTATGTTAGCTTATGCATATATGTTCAATGGAACTAGTATAACAACGCCACCAAATCTGCCAGCAACTGTGTTAGGAAATTCTTGTTATAAACAAATGTTTGAAAATTGTAGGAATTTAACAGAAACTCCGAGTCTTCCCGCTACCACATTAGCTGAGGGTTGTTATACGTATATGTTCCACGATTGTACTAGTTTGACTTCTACAACTGCAACAACATTGTCAGCAACGACATTGACGAAATATTGCTATAATGGTATGTTCAAAGGATGTTCAGCATTAGAAACAGCGCCAGAACTTCAAGTAACTAAAATGGCAGATTATTCTTGTGGAGAGATGTTTTGCGACTGTATAAGTCTTAACTATATAAAGTGCCTTTCAACTGATATATCAGCATATCAATGCACAAATGATTGGGTATTTAATGTAGCAGAGAATGGTACATTTGTAAAGAAAAATGGTGTTACTTGGCCAATAGGAAATGATGGTATTCCAGGAATAGATGAAGATAATAAATGGACAGTTCAAAATGAATCATAAAATATGTTAAAAATTGGGGTGATAGTTTTGTCACCTCAATTTTTTTTCGTATATTTGCAAAAAGTGAAGTAAAAAATGTCTAATAAAGTAGTATTAAAAGAGCCATTTAATGTGGCTTATGAGGGAAGAATCCTTAACAGCATTGTTAGAGTATACGAGATTCGTTTGCTGAGGAGTGGCAAACCATATAGGGTATACGGAAAGGATGTTAACAATCCTCAAGAGCAAGCTGCTCCTTATGATTTTGAGTATCTTGATTGGGAGTCTCAAGAGAAGATAAATAATTTAATCCTTAATGGTGGTCTACCAATAATAGAGGTAGACTACAAAAACGAAAAGGTTAAGACCGCTCTAGCTGTCTCAGAAAACTGGGGCTGTATGTTACTGTCATCATGGCAGGGAGGTGTAATTGAAGTTAAACTTGAAAGAATAGATTGAATATGATTAATGCAGCAATGGCACGTAGCTATGCCTATAAGAGTGTTTGTATGGCTTGTACTCAAGATGCACTTGACAGTCTGTACAACGCAATTGACGCAATGATAGAAACAGCAGCAAAGGATGGGAAAATGTCAGTAGACTTTTCTGTCAAATATACTACTAAAAGGTACATGAAGGTTGAATTGTCAAAGGGACAGTTAGAAACTCTTGCAGACAGGATTAAGACAAAGTATAAGTCAAATGGTTTCGATGTCACCACTGTCACTTACAGCTACTGTAGGGATGATATAAGTGTTGAAATTGGTTGGTTATCATTGTAAATACACTTCATCAATTTGTTGGGCATTTGCAAGATGCCTAGCAATTTCTTTATATCCCCCCTTTTGAAACAGTGAGGACGGGTCTTCATCATTCTCCACAAGTATATATCTGACCTTACCGTACAGTCTACCATGATTGAGAAGTTTATATACCTCTTTAACAGTCTGATATGCATCAGAATCAAGGAAGATATTCACGTTGGCATTGGCCTTTGTAATCAAATCCCAATATAACTTGTAATCCTTATCCAATGCCTTACCCAACAATGGAATTGAGTTAGGTACAACTATGTGGTCAAAAGCACCCTCAACCAATGTTATGTCAGCATCCCATTGTATTTTATCCTCATTAAATATTATCTCCTTTTTTTCTGCTTTTGGATTGGCATATTTTGTCCTAGAAGGGAATTTATCACTCTTGGGTAGATAATCCCTACCCACCCAATAATTAAGGTCTCCTAGGGTATTATAAGAGGGTATAATGACACGATATGAATATTTCTTCATCTTGTAATCTTCCTCTTTCTCAGTATATCCAATCTTATACCTTTCAATTATATCCCAATCTATTCCTCTATCATTAAGATATTTCAATGCACCATAATTACATTTTTCTCCTTTCTTGAAGAACTTGAATGTTGATGGAAACTTAAATTCTTCATTTTCAACAATGGATGTATCAATGTTAAAATCACTGAAATGCAATTTATAGAGTTCGCTGTCCCTAATGGAACGCATTATGGACATATATTCATCAAGGAGTTTTTCATTTCCAAACGCCTTGATTAGTTTCTTGATTGAACCGTGCATAATGTCATCACCTTCTGATGAGCATTTCCAACAACTGTAAACCCCTTTTCCGATATTAACCTCTAGGTTATGTTTGCGTGCTTCTTGCCATCCGTATTTTTCAACACAGTGTGGACAAGGGAATTGATATTGGAAGTTATTCTCATCAAAACCTCCCTTTGATTCCCCAAGGAATATCGTTAGAATATTGTATAATTTTTCAAGTTCTTGTTTCATAATTGCAAAGATATGTTAAATTTTTGAAAAAAACAAATATTTATAGGAAATAATTCGAATTATGACAAAGAAATTTAAAGATAGTGACATCCTAAAGGCTATGGCAGCTAAATTGGATGAAGATTCAGTAGTATATGGTGCTAATGGTCATTATGCTGTTGGTGCTTACTATGACCTTACAAAGGTAAGTAGTGTCTTTGGTGACAAGGATTACAATGCTCAGAGCAATATTGATGATGCTGATGGAACAAAAGCAGCAGAGTTATATCGTACAGATAATGACACTCTAGATGAAGGACTTCAGAAGGCTGAGTGGATTAAAAATTGGTAAGAACATGGCTAATATGAACGAAATGGATTGGAAGACTTATGATGCTGCTGCAACGAAAGCAAAGCAGTTATCAAACAGCCCAGATATAACAACATATGAAGCTGAAAGAAGAAAGAATCAAGCAGAAGCTTTCAGAGACCATGCAATAGATACTTGTGATAAACAGTTTGGCGTTGATAAGGTTAAACAGAGGAAGGATAGTCACGAAATGGATAGAATGTTGGGTAAAACCAAGATGCCTTTCTCATATACTAATGGAGAGTTAAAAAGACTTGATAGGCAAGCAAACGATGTTCAAGATTGGCATGAGGGTAATCTTGAATACAGAGATGGCAAATATGTTAAAAAGGAATCAAGAAATATAAAGATGAAAAATAGAGTTATAAGATTAACTGAAAGTCAACTCCAACAAATGATTGGAAAGTCAGTTAAAAAGTGTTTGAAGGAATGGACATTTTCTCCAGACCAATTAGATGACAAGGCATATATGGATGATTATTATACACAAAGAGAGAAAATGACGAATGCTGATTGGGAGCGTAGAAATATTGCAATCAGAAAGAAATATCCTGGAAAGACTCGTGAATGGTATGAGGCAATGTTAGATATTGAGAGTAAGCATAATAACAAGCCTTTAACTGAAGAATCATTCCAAAACAATCAAGGTTATTCTCACTTTGCTGTTAACAAGGCAACCAATAAGATTGTAAATGGTTGGGATTATTCTGAATATGATTCTGATGAATTGAGACAATTTAAGTATGACTATTTCACAAGGGACTTGATTGATTATGACCTTGACCCAAAACAATATAAGATTGTAACTGGAAAGTTCCTTCTTCGTCAAGGTATTGACCCTAATGATAATAATAATTGGGCGAATAGTTAAAATTTTTAATGAAAAAACGTTTTGTAATAATACATTATAATACTCCTCTCCTTACCGAATGTTTGGTGAGGAGTATTAATTTATTTGTTGACGATGCTATTATCTATATTTTTGATAATAGTGATAAAGCCCCATTTACTGCATTCTATGATAATGTATTGGTATTAGATAACACAAAAGGTCAAATCATTAACTTTGATAAATGGCTTGAGAAATATCCCAATAGGAATAGGTCTGGAGGTAGAATTAATCAATGGGGTAGTGCAAAACATTGTTATAGTGTTGAAAAATGTATGGAATTGATAAACGATAATTTCATATTGCTAGATTCTGATGTATTATTAAAGAGAGATTGTTCCAATTTATTTGATGAGAATGTTATATATGCTGGGGAAGTAATTACACAACAGATGAGCACAGTTAAAAGAGTTTTACCATTTATAACTTTCATCAATGTTAAAATGTGTAAGGAGAAAGACGTACACTATTTTAATGAAAATTATATGCATGGCTTAGTTTGCAATAAGATAAATAAATATGCTGATAGATATGATACTGGTGGAGCTTTTTTCTTAGAAGCAGAAAAGTTTAAACATATAGACATAAAATTTGAAGATTATGTTGTTCATTACGGTAGTGGTTCTTGGAAGCCATTAGGTTCTAAAAGAGTTCAAAAACTAAGCCAAGAAGAGTGGATTAAAAAGTATAAGAGATATTGGTCTATGGAAAAAAACAAGAAAGTTGTTTATACTTGCATAACTGGTGGTTATGATGCCCTTATAGAACCAACATATATTACTGAAGACTTTGATTATGTTTGTTTTACTGATAATTCGTCTTTAAAAAGTGATGTTTGGGATATTAAACCATTACCAAAGGAAACAGAGAGTTTATCACAAGTTAAGAAGCAAAGATATGTTAAGATTAATGCTCATAAGTTGTTAAATGATTATGATATTTCAATATGGGTTGATGGCAATGTAGAACTTAAGGGAGATTTAAATGACTTTATAAATAAGACATTGAAGGATGATTGTTCAATATATGTTCCACAGCATCCACAAAGAGATTGTATCTATGATGAAGCTAGTGCTGTTATAAGTATGCGAAAAGATACAAGCAACAATGTTAATAAACAGATTGATAGATATAAGGAAGAAGGTTTCCCAGAGAAATATGGACTATTACAATCCAATATAATACTTAGAAAACATAATAATGCAGATTGTGTTAAGTTAATGGAGGATTGGTTTAAGGAACTTAAGGATGGTTCTCATAGAGACCAATTATCATTTAATTATGTTTCTTGGAAAAATCAAGATGTAAAGATTACATATATGGATAAAAAAATATGTAATTCTTCTTGGTTTAATTGGAAATGTTTACATAAAAAGAAAAATAACTTCACTGTTAAAACTATTAGGCCAACAATAATTAAAAAGTCTTCAAACATAGATGAAACAAGGAAAAAAATAGAAACAATTAAGAATAGAGTTAAACTTACAACAAATGATTTATCTTTATACTAAAAAATGTTAAAAATTGAATTAGTGTTTTGCTAGTTCAATTTTTTTTTGTATATTTGCAGCAGAAAATAACAAAAAATTGAAATTTTATGATTAATAAAGGCGAAACTTTGAAACTAATCAAAGAAAAGGTAGACGCACGTGCAAATGGCAAGATTAAGCTAAAGAAACGTGTTGAGACTGAGTTGAAGGTTGGTTTATTCAAACACACTGAAAAGAGAACCTTCAAGGAACTGTTCAAGAACGGGAATTCAACATTTTGTGTTGATACCAACTATGAGGTACATAACATTTCTGAACTAGATATCAAGGCTCTTAGAGTTATGCTATGGCAACTTCTTACAGATAAGGAGAAGAAAGAAATTGCAGTAGAATATATGAAGAATTCATTAAGTTTGGAGGATTAATAGTATGGAAAGAGGTGATTGCATTGTTTTTTATGACCCATTAGTCAAACGAGAGTTTTTAGGTTTGTTTCTTTACAAATATACAAATGGAACTGTTTGCGTAATGGATGGTGAAACTAATAAATTTTTTAAAGTATTAGATGCGCAAGTTAGGCTAGCTGTTGGGAATGAAATTAATGTTGTTCATAATGTATGTGGTGATATTTTGACATTACCACACAGTGAACCAATTAACATATGTAGAATGTAATTTGGAGTATTATGGCAAAAGTTAGTGAAAACAACTATATCATCGTTGATGGTGTTAAGATGACCATTAAGGAATGGAAGATTAGCGTTGCTGAAAAGCAGAAAACTCGTAGGGGTAAGAAACGTTTCCTTGACCTCAAACCAAAGAAGACTAAGAAGAAGGAAAAGGAAATCTCAATTGTTGCTGAACAGATTGAGAAAATGCTGAAGCCAATGATTACCTTGAAGTCAATTAAAGTGTATAAGAACCATGCATATCGTTCTTGGGGAACTATTGCCAATGAGATTCTTGCACATCGTGGAATAAGCAAACCTATGGCAGAGTATTGTGTGCGTCTTGGTGAACTCAATAAACTGATTGAGGATATTCAAGAAATGGCAAAGAAGAATGAAAAGGCAGCTTACCAGTACGTTGAGAAGATGGCTTGGAAGCTTGATGATATGAAGCAAGACATCCTCAATATCATTAAGGGTGTTGAGAATAGTGGAGTTTGCGAACGTTTCAAAGACCATGAGGCAATCTATGGTGAGGGAAGACAGCTTGGACTTAGGACAGTTGTTGTAAAGGCTCTTAAAACCATTGGAGAGCTTGAGGGTGTTATCGCTAGACTGAAGGAAATTGCTGACAATGGTGTTGACCCATTCAAGTATGGGGAACATATGACACCAAAACAGAGAGTAAGAGTATGGGCTTAATTTAAAAATTTAAATAATATGAAAACGTTAGAAGAAAGATTGTCATTAATAAAAGACTTTTGTACTAATAATAATGATTTGGAAGAACTAATTTCTGAAGAATTAAAAAAACGTGGTTTAAAATCAATAGATTGCTGTTCTATTGGACCATTAACAGATGAATTTGGTGATGGAAAAACACATGATACAGTATATTTGAAAGTTGGTTTTAAGAATGAGCATGGTGTTGATTCACGAAACAAAAGTAAAGAATCTTTATATGTTATAGGATACAATGGTATAACTTGGAATGATGAATATGATATTTTAGATAAACGTTATATGGTCTATCACAGAATATTCAGTAAATTTAATTGTCTACCTTTATTAACACAAGTTGCAATTTTTTATTCTGCATTTAATGGAGTTGAATACCCATATAATTATCATAACAGTTATAAAGACTTTTTGAAAGATTATTGCTCTGATGATTTAAATAAACTTCCTATTTTTGATGATTGTTATTTTGCTGATGAAAAAAATGCATTGCATAAAATAGCATTTACTAATAAGTGGGAGAAGGATGGAAGATACATTTTTAAAGTGGTTGGAGAAAATGACCCTAGGAAAGATACTAAAGTTACGCTGTGTGAAGATGATGTTGAAAGAATTATTTGTGGTGGAGTTTCACATTGGGGATTTGATTTTGCTTTATCATTTAACAAAGAAAGATTAAGAGGTATTTGTATAGGCGGTTTTAGTAAAGATTATACTGAATAAATTATGAATGCACAGATTATTACATTGATTATTGTTGCTTGTATTGCAGCATTGGTGATTATTAATCGTCTCTTGATTAAGGAGGAAGACCTTATCAAGAAGGCTGAGAAGAATTGGTTCTATCACGTCTTGGCAAAGATGACCTCTGCAAAGTATGAGGGTTATCTCATGGACGATGATGAGAAAAAAGCATTGGATGAGTTTGCATCCAAACCCTCACAGTATGATACGCATCCAATTGGAAGCTATTTTAAGCTGTGTGACTCTCTTAAAAGCACCCTTTCCACTTGTGCCAATTTCCATAACTATAAACTCAATTTCAACATGGGTGAGGTTGGTATTGGAGTGTGTGTTATGATAGCGTTTATTGGAGTGATAACACTTGGATATATCTATGGATAATGTAAAATATGATTTTGAAAAGGGTGAGAGTGCATACACAACACCCTATGTTTTAATAACCGCTAAAGATAAGAGAAAAAAATTAGGCAGAATACGTGTTTATACAAAAGTTGGTAAAGAAGACTATGCTGTCAAATTTGGTGTTGAAAATAAAAAACCTATTTACTTATCTTGTCTTTTTGTGGAAGAGAAGTACAGAAACCAAGGTGTCGCAAGTGGTTTAATTCAAACAGTTAAAACAAAATTTAAAAATAGAGCAATATTCCTCCATGCTAGAATAGATTGCGAGTCATTTGGCTTGTTTTCAACGGAAGAATTTACAATCATTGAGCTTCGTGGGGAATGGGCTTTAATGAGATTAATAAATTAAAAAATAAAAAGCGAGATTCTTAATTGAGTCTCGCTTTCTTTTTATACACTAACATATGTTCTTCTTAATTCTTCCTTATTCCAATATCTAACGATATAGTCGATTTCCCTTGTTCCTTTGCCATCGTTAGCCTCTCCAACAATCTCACTAGAGAATTCTAGTTCCCCATAGCGTTTCTTGTTTAGAAAGCCTAAAAATGCAATATAACTGTCTGAGGCATCGAAGTTTTCTTTCTTCAATTCACCCTTCTTGTTATACAGCCATTCAATGTCTGGGAATATCTCAGCAACTTTCTCTTGAAGAACTGTCTTCTTGTCAATTGTCCAAGGATAACTACCAAATAGAACTAACTTGCAATCTTTAATCTCCTTATGAATCTTGGAGAATTCATATTGCTTTTCATCCTTGCCATATTTCCTTATAGCCATAAGCTCTGGGAAGCTATACTCCCTTGCCTCATATGACGATATGTAGTTTGGTACAATCCCCAATACATTGTAGATACAATCTGAAATCATACCATTAAACCTCAATAATGTTGAAACAGTTAAAACATTGTTACTTCTCAAGAGTGGTTCTTCAATTACAACATGGTCAATGCCAAAGTCTTTATATTTGGTGATGAATTCCTCAAATATCTTCTTTTTCAAGAACAGTTGTTCGATACCTTTTATCTTGCTTGATACTTTGGGGTTGATATGGGTTAGTTCAACAATCTTACCGTAATCAGACCCATCATCTATAATAATACTTATCCCGATACATGCAGTACTTATATCTAAACCTAGATATACTTCTTTTCCTTCTTTATTCATAACTCAATAACTAATATAATATTAAAATAATATATTAAACTATAATATATAAAATATTAATATTAAATAATATTTTAACATTTTTTAAAAATTTATATCAAGAAATTTGTTTATTTCAATTATTTTCTATATATTTGCAATATGAGCAGATTGTATGTAAACCAGACGTTGGAGAGACAGATACGTCAATATTGTGAATTAAATGAGATTGAAGACATCAATGCTTTTGCAAATCGTTGTTTATCTCAAGGATTTAGTATTATCAAGTTTGGAACTTCACCAATGGATAATATAGAAAGGGAAAATAAAGGAATTAAAGATTTAAGTAAAGATGAATACAAGAAACAAACTAAACAAGAAACACACTCTTCAAGAGAAGATGAAGCAAAACGAGTTATTGAGGAAACAGTTAAAGGAGAATCCACAACCAAAGAAGAAGACATTAAAGAAAAAGAAGTAAAAACACCAGTAGTTGTAAGAAAAATACGAGTAATTAAGAAAAACTAACAATGATTCAATTAAAGGAAAAATCTAGAGTTAACATACATTGGAATGTATCACCATATGATTATTCCAAGGAGAAGGAAAAATCAATTATCGCCAAGTTCAGCAAGAAGTATAATCTTCCAAAGGATAAAATTAAGGTTATCCCAGAGTTCTTGATGGTTGATGAAGATGGAGAACAAATATCTTTGAATACTGACATTATTCAGAATATTCAAGACCCACAGTTCCAAATAAAGTTGTTTGAAGCTTACTTGAAAGCTAATAACATTTCAAATTACGATTTTGATTTAATAAAGAAAATAGACGCAGAGATAAATGGAAAAATTGATTATCAAATTTACGACAAGTATAGGAGATATTCTATCAAGTGGATACGATGGGATAATTTTCTCAGTTATGGAACCAGCAACTATTTCGATTTTACAAGTATTCATGGACTTACTTCCTTAAGTGGTCAAAATCAAGCTGGTAAGTCAACATTATCCATTGACCTCATTCACTTCCTATTATTTGGTAAAACGAACAAGGTAGATACTCAAGATAAAATCTTCAATAAACACTTACCGAAGGCTACCAATGTTGTTGTAGAAGGTTGTATTAACATTGATGGTGTTGATTACATAATCAAGAGAACGTTATCAAGACCAGCATTGGAGAGAAGAAGTGAAAAGAGTAAGACAACACAGAAGGTAGAATACTATAAGTTGGTTGGTGATTCCAAGGAAGAATTGGAAGAGTATGACGTTGAAAACCAGCAAGAGGAAAATGGAGTACAAACCAACAAAGCAATTAAGGATGCAATAGGTATTGAGAGTGATTTTGACCTTATTATGTCTGTTACAGATGCCACCCTTGATGACCTTGTGAATAAGAAAGAGGCTGATAGAGGACGTTTATTATCAAGGTGGATAGGTTTATTACCCCTTGAGGAAAAAGACAAGCTAGCAAGGGAAAAATTCAATTCTGAGGTCAAACCAATGCTATTGTCAAACAGATATAATGAGGAAACTCTTATGCAAGAGATTGAGGCATTTAACTTGACAATTAAAACCCTTGAAGAGGAAAATAAGAAGTTCAAGAAAGAAAACAAGACTCTTGATAAGGAAATAGAAACATTGGAGAAGAATCGTGAGACTCTTTTATCTTCAAAGACAGTTATTGATAATAACACTCTCAAGATTGACATCACTACATTGACGAGAAAGATGCAAGAGAATATATTTGAAGGTACTAAGAAAAAAGAAGAGATAGAAGTGATTACGAAGGAACTTACAGAAATTGGTGATGTTGACTTTTCAATTGAAGAATATGATAAGTTACAAGGCGAATTATCCAAGCTTAATACGGATATTGCAGTATTAAGGGAGAAATATAAAAATATTGAGCACAATGTGACACATCTTAAATCAAGTGAAATCTGTCCAACTTGTCATAGAAAATTGGATAATGTTGATAATTCGAAGAGAATTGAGGAATTAACAAAGGAACTTGAAGGAATTCTACTGAAAGGCAAGAATATGGGAATAGAGAAAGAAGCGTTAACAAACAAGGTTAATTCCTTAAAGAATAAGAGAGAATTGTTTAACAAGAGAAATAATCTAACGATTAAGAAAGCCGCATTGGAGGTGAATGTTGAAAAGCTTCGAAATGAATATCAAGAAAATAGAAATATTAAGAGAGAATATGATAAAAATAGTGAGGCAATAGACAAGAATAATTCAATTGACATTCAAATTCGTAATAACGATGTATTTATACGAGATAAGCGTAATACTAAGGAATTGAATACATCCTATATCAGTAGGAATGAAGCAGATATAAAGAATCACAAGAAGCAAATTGATGATAGAAAGGAAGTCATCAAGAAGCTTAATGAGGAGGAAAAGTTAGTAAGAAACTGGAAGATTTACCTTGAACTTGTTGGTAAAAATGGTATTTCAAAGATGGTTCTTAGAAAGACGCTTCCAATTATTAATGCAAAATTATCGAAGTTATTGGGTGATGTTTGCGATTTTGATGTAGAGGTAGCAATAAACCAAAAGAATGATGTGATGTTCAACCTTATTAAGGATGGAGTTTATTCTAATCTATCAAGTGGTAGCGGATTTGAACTTACAGCAAGTGGAATAGCATTGAGGTCAGTATTGTCTGAGATGTCAACAATCCCGAAAAGTTCTATATGCACTCTAGATGAGGTGTGGGGTAGAGTTTCAAAGGATAATTATGATAATATGAAAAATCTATTGGAAAAAATATCAAAACAATATGAGACTCTTATTTTGATTAGTCATAATCAAGAGGTTCACGATATGTGTGACCATCATATTTCAGTTGTGAAAGAGAATAATATTTCAAAGGTAGTTTTGAAATAGTCGATAAATCAATCAATATGAACAATCAATATGTAAATGATTTTAATAAAACAGTACAAGTATATTATGATGACTTAAAGAAATATAAACCTTTAACAAAGGCAAAGGAAAAACGTTTGTTAAGACTTTGCAAGAAAGGTAATATTAAAGCTCAAAATGAATTATTGGAGGCAAATCTAAAATTTGTTTTTGACATTGCAAAACATTATACTGGTCGTGGCATCCCAATTTCAGACCTCATATCTGAGGGGAATATGGGATTAATAAGGGCAATTGACAAGTTCGATGAAAATCAAGATGTTAAGTTTATATCTTATGCCGTATGGTGGATAAGGGTATATATGTTGGAAGCAATCAAGAAGAAAAAACTGTTGAACATTGTAGAAATTGAAAATAGTGATAATAGTACGAATGTATTGGAAAATTCAATTTCAGATAATGAAGATGAAATGGTTGCAAAAAATGATAAATCCTTTTCCAATGAAGCTGATGAACATAAGAGGGAAATGAATCAAGAACAAAAAGAAGTTATCACCAAATTGTTAAATGTTCTAACCAAAAGGGAAAGAGAAATAGTTGAGAACTATTATGGTTTGAATAATAAAAAGGAATTAACAATGGTTGAAATTGGAAAGAAATACGGAATCAGTTCTGAACGAGCTAGACAAATCAATAAAAAAAGTTTAAGGAAATTACGTTCTTCTATGTTAATGTATAAAAATATGGGAGATTTGCTAAGTTAATAATATTTATATAAATAGAAAAAGTTATGGCTATAAAGAGAAAATCAGCAAAGAAGACTACAGCTAAGAAGACAACAACAAATAAAGTTAAAAAACCAATTATAGATACAACTCCAAATGATGAAATGGAGGCTGCATTGGATGCAATTGAGGAAGGTGCAAAGCAAGCAGTAGTTAATGGAGACCCTTCAGTGTTAGCACCACTTGAGGAAATAGAGGAACAACTTGATAGTGATGATATTCCTTTTGAAAAAACAGAAGATAATTCTTGGAACGACCCAAAGGTATATGAGGCGAAGGAAGACTTCAAGGATGAAGATGATAAAAAGGAAACATTAGAGATTCAAAAGAAAATATTTATGGAAGCATACGATAAAGTTCATCAAGACCCTCCAATGGAGGCAATGAATGGTGATGCTTCTGTATTAACCCCAACTGAGGAAATTGAAGAGGAAGCCATGAAGGAGACCTTTAAGGAAAATAAAGTATCAAGAAAAGCTGACAATATGTTTGGTTATTCTTGGAATGGAATGGAAATTGATTACATACTATGACAGATAATATTACAAAGAAAATGCTTAATACCCTCAGAAGAGGAAGAGTAGAACAAGCAAAATGGGCAGCAGAACAGTTTGTAACTGAAGAGAAAGAAAATGATAACTTCTTGACAAGAAATAAGATTCTGATGCAAGAAGCAATTGATGGAAATAAAAAAAAAATCTTAACTGAGGAAGAGACTGATGATAACCATTCAGAAGTTTTTGAGATAGATAAAGATACACCACAGTTCGGTGATGTCAGAACTTCTCAAGAGAGCGCAGTAAGGAAAGCCATCAATGACAATGTTAAGTTTGGGGATAAGGCATTGAAGTACTATCCAAAGGCAGAGGACATGACATTGGATGGTAAGATTCCTTCATTGAACCTTAGTTTCCAATTCAGATATTCAGACCCTTCAGGAGCAGATGGACTCTATATTTGGTGTGATGCAATGCAGTTAAGCGAAACAAATGCAAGAACTATTGGCAAAATTAGGGATGCTTATATGAACTGGCGTGACAGCATAACTCAAGATGGAGACCTTATGGCAAAGCTTAAACAAGCATCAGAAAGAGATAACCAATGAAAAAACAATATGAGATATTAAGGGAAAAGTTTGCTTTTACAAAGGATGAATTTATCGAACGTGCTAGGAAAATTCATGGTGACAAGTATGATTATTCAAAAGTTGAGTACGTTAATGCTAGAACAAAAGTTTGCATAATATGCCCAATTCACGGTGAGTTTTGGCAAACTCCAGAAAAACACTTATTAGGAAGAGGATGCCGAGTATGTTCAAATAGAGAAAAAATAACGACAGAGGTTTTTACTAGTAGAGCAAAAGCATTACACGGAGAGCAATTTGATTATTCTAAAAGTGTATACAAAAACAAAGAAACTAAGTTAGTAATTAAATGTAATGAATGTGGTAGGGAGTTTGAAATGACACCACATAACCATTTAACTCACAAACAAGGATGTCCATACTGTAAAATATCTAAGTTAGAGAGAAATGTTGAACAAGCTTTAATTAATAATGGTATTGAATATGAACAACAAAAGGTTTTTGATTGGTTAGTTGATGGGAAAAAAATTAAAAGATTTGATTTCTATTTACCTAAGTACAATGTTGCTATAGAATGTCAAGGTTTGCAACATTTTAAACCAATTGAATATTTTGGCGGAAAGGAACATTTTGAGTTACAGAAGAATAATGATGAATTGAAAATCAAACTTTGCGAAGAACATGGAGTAACGTTACTTCATTATTCTAATGTTAATGTAGATTTTCCATATACAGTTTATACGGATATTGAAGAATTGATAAAGAAAGCCTCACAGAATAAATATTAATAAAAGTTAAAAGTTGGATTGATATTTGGTCAGTCCAATTTTTTTTCGTACATTTGCAGCGTAAAAATAAGTTATATGAGTATAGGTTTACACATAGAGGATTATTTCACAGCTAGGAGGGAAGACCTTTCTCTACCACCTTATAGAAAGCATGATAATGTGTTTCGTAAGCAAGAGGTAGGCAAGCCATTCACTGTATACGTAGTGTTCGAGGGTATCGGTGGTTTAATCCGAGACTATCATTGTGTCATAACACCACACAAGATTCTTGGAATAACCATTAAGGATGCCTTTAGAATCAAACTTTATCGTGGTGAGGATAATGGTGACTCTTATTATTTTGAGCTTTATAATAAGGTTTGTTATAATTGTGGTTGCATGTTCGATTATTCAACAATATTCCTTAAGGGTGATGGCAGTGGTGAGCGTTATGCTCATGGCTCATACAAGTATGTGTGCCTTGATAAGAAAGATGCAATCGCACAAGCCAAGAGCTATAATTCCGAAATATTCGATACTGCGAGATACAGCAAGGGTGAGATAACAAGATTCCAGATAAAGGAAAGAGAAGGCGATATAAGGGTAAAGGTTGATAACGAGGATTATACAGTCTGCCTTGAGGAAAAATCCTTTACAGTTGAGGAAATTCCCAATGTCACATTCAGCTACGATGATTGCAAAGCCTATAATGGTGTTGTGTGTGAGTATTTGATTGTAGAGTTAATTAAGAAACATTTTAAAGAAAATGGAACCAGTCAGTATTGAAGATGCGGCTAGAGTGCTATACGCAAAAGACAAACTTGTGAGTGAGGTTAAAGAGATTGAACGCTATTATCTTACACCAAAGGAGTACGGAATCAAAAAATTAGGTAAAAGAAGATAAATGGAAAAATTGGTTGTTAAAAATGCTTGTGGCTCAACTTATTTTAAGTTAGTTGATGACCAGACCAACAGATGTCTATCAAGTCTAGAGGTCGCTTTTCAAACATTTAGTTTGGATAGGAAAAGGAGGTTAGAATTTCCAGATTGTGACATATTCTATCTTTCAGACTTCACTACTAAGTTTGGAGAAAGGAAAAAAGGATATGGAAGACAACTTCTAAACCTCGTTAAGGAGAACACAAAGGGTAAGTTCATCTACCTTATTGTTCATTCTTCAGATGAATACTATATGAAAGATAACCAATTGGTTGAATTCTATAAGTCAATTGGTTTTGAGGTTCACGAAAAGAAGGATATGCGCAAGTCGTATACATGGATGGTCTTAGATAATAGATAAAGGGTGCTAGAAATAGCATCCTTTTTTTTGTTATTATGATATTTATATAAAAATAATGTTTTATGATTTCAGATGAAAGAATAAGAGAGATAATCAATGAGGAGATAAATAAGACTGAGGTTGAAGCAATTGTTTCCAACCGCATATCTTCTGCATATGATTCTAGAGACTTTAAGAAGGCTGTCAAGGAGATTACGGCAGAAGTCATTGAGGATTTATTTAGAACCTTATGGAATCGTAGCAGCACGTGGAAGGGAGGAGTTACAAGGTAATGAAGGTAATACACATCAATGAGTCAGCATATGGGAGATTGCTTGAGGAAGATAATAGAAAACCTCCATTCCAAGATTTCTATGAAGATGTCATAGAATTCATTAAGAACATTTTTAAAGACCCTATAGGCGCAGTTCCCAATGATAGGTTAAAATCTATGGGATTGCATAATGGAGAGCTTAGAAAGCGTTTATATGACCTTTCAGTAATAACAAAGGAAGAGAGGATTGATGAGCCATATGATGAGACAACTGGGAATCAGCAATCTCGTTATTATGTGAAATATGGATGGGCTGATGACGTTAAGGCAGCAATTAAGAACCCAAAGAGGATGAATAACCCATTAAAGGAAAGAATAAGAAAATTATATAATTCAATTTAATTATGAAAAATATTGTAAGAACTCTTGAAGACCACGAATATCTTGAGATTTATCCAATGGAAACAAAGGATGTTGAACCTTATAAAATGGCAATAATTTCTGAAATAATAGACGAAAAAACTAAATAATTATGATAGACTTTGAATTTGATAACTATGGTGAAGTTGCCATGATGGAAGCCAAGAAACAAGAAGAAGATAATCCTTATCAGTTTAAGGGTAATAAGAAAAATGGAAAAATAATCTATAAAATTAAGAAAAAATAAATATGAATAATAAACAAATTCAATTAACAGAACAAGACCTTCATTTCCTTGTTGAGGATGCTGTTAGAAACTATATGATTCAAGAAGGCTTTTGGGATTCTTTTAAGGGAGGTGCTCAAGCATTAGGACAAATGGCTGGACGTGGTATGCAGAAATTTGGTGGCAATGCCATGAATGCAGCTAGTGGTGCAATGAATAGAGCTGGACAAGCAATTGGTAATGCTTATAACACTGCTGCGAACAAGGTTGGTCAAGCATATGATACTGCAAGACAAACAGCCTATAATGTTGGTAATACAGTTAAGGCTGGAGCAGCAAATACAAATATTCAGTCAGCAAAAAACAATGCGATTAAAGCATTAAATAATTTCTTACAACAAGCACAAAGAACTCCTGGAGTAGCTGGCGCAACAACAATTAAAGCAGTTCAAAGTTGTATTAATCAACTTAATAGTGCTGGTGGACGTTCTAGCGCAAACTTTAATGCTTGGAAAAATCAAACAGTTGGTGCTTAATTTACCCAAATAGGATTTTAAATATACTTTTAGGTGCATTTTCAGTCTTTTTGAATGAGGATGCATCTACTTTTTTTGTAATATTTAAACCATATTCAGCATTTAATTTATTGGCAATATCCATAAATTCTTTATTATGCTCTGTAGGATTTTTAATTCCATTCCAAGCAAGATAATAGTGAATCATCTCGTGTACCATAAGATTCTCAAAAACGCTATTTTCAAAGTCAAAACAATCAGAAAACAAAATCTTTTTATGTTTGATTTTCTCCCCTTCTTTTTCTTTGAAGAATTCAAATCTTGCCAAAATACTAGTTTTATTAATTAAACCAAATTTTGGCATTGGAAGTTCACGATTGAAATATTTCTTATTACATTCGCTAAACATTCTTGGCATTGTGTTATAATCTGCTATCATATTTTTTTTGTAAATATACTAAATTTCCAATAAATAACCAAGAGATTTAACAATTTTAACATAAATGGAATATTTATATGTAAATAGCTGTCTAGATATATGAAGAAAATTATAAGATTAACGGAGAGTGATTTACGTAATATTGTTAATGAATCTGTCAAAAGAATATTGAAGGAGTTTAACGACCCAATGGATTTGTCAAGTGATTATAATCCATATCTTAATGGTGATGCTTCTTATATGAATGGCAAATTTGATGTTTGTGATGGTTATTATCACGTTGAGATAAACACAAGCATGTCATATATATCAATAGAAGGTGAACAAGGTGAGGATTATTTCTTGCAAGGTGATGAGGCAGATGAATTAATAAATCAAATATGTAAATATTGGAGTGAAAATGATTGTGACCAAGAGGAAGCAATTGGTACGGTAATTAATAATTTATTTTAAATTATGAAAAAGATTATAAGATTAACAGAGAGCGATTTGCATCAGATTGTTGCAGAAGCTGTGAATAGGATATTACAAGAAGAAGGTGGTGATGGTGCTACCAATAGTGCTGGACTTATGGTTGGTAATTCAGATTCATCTGGTGGTGTTGCATATCCTGCTTTTAGTGGAAAGAACAAAAAAAAAGGAGTGGGAGGAAACCCTTGGAAAGAACCAATTATGAGGCAAAAGCATAATCTTGGTGATGTTACCCAAGCAAAGACAAATCAAGTTGATATGAAACCAGCTTTAGAAAGAGGTGGTTCAATCTCAATGAATAGACAGAAGTAAACTATGATAGATTACGAAGCAAATGCAGATACCATTAAGAAGGTTCGTGAAATTGATGATAAACTTCACGAAGAAAAAATTAGTGGTAAAGAACAAACAAGGCTCATGTTTGAGCAGATGTTAAGAGGATTATACATAAATCAATTTTAAAAATAAAAAAGATATGATAACAACTATTAGCGTAGGAGAATTAAGAAGGATTCTAAACGAAGAGACCAAGAATGAATTCAAACCTGTTCAATTTGGTAATAAGGAATCAGCAGAAATTAATAGGAAAGCCTACAGTGACATCAAGAAAGAAACTGAAAAGTACGATGGAGGTTTGACAAGCAAAACCCAAAAGGTTAGTGGCGGAATTAATGCTACTGACAATAAGGGGATGCATGACTTGGAGTATGACAACATCAATAAGCCATTTAAGGACAGAGTTAAGTCCCAGATGAAGGGATATGTTTCAAAGGATGCTGAGGATAAGCACAAGAATGATGAGTTTGGAAACGCAGACTTTGATAAGGATGGTAAGATTTATGATGCAGCAAAAGACCATGCTGAAGCTGTGAAGAAAGGCAAGGATGCAGCAGTTGAAATTGGTCTAACAGGACGTGAATTAAATAAAAATGAAGTAGAAAAACAAAGAGAAACAATGGGAGAGTCAAAGAAAATCAAGATGTTAACCTTTAAGAATACTCAGTTCCTTTCTGAAGGACATATGATGACAAGAATACCAGATGAGTATAAGACTGAAGGCAATAAATTTATTATGAAGGATAGTTCAGATAACCAATACTTGGTAGAATGGCATAAAAAAGAGCCAATGGTAACTAAGAAAGTGAATATGACTTTGGTTAATGAGCAGAAGGAGAGAATGAAGCAACTTTGGGGTTATAAGAGTGTTGAAGCAAAGACATCAACAGCTAGTTTTAGAATCCAAGAAAACAATGAGTTCTCTGATATGGTCAAAAAGGCTAGAAAGTTAATGGATTAATAACAAGATTTAATTAATATATAATAGTAGAAATGAAAAACAAAGATGTAAATATTAATATAAATCCTAGTGGTAAAAAAGAACCAATCCATATTCAAGCTGCAAAATGGTTGACATCAACAATTGCAAATGCAAAGTGGACAAAGATTTTAAAAGTTTATTTCGTTATGTTTTTCTTTCTAGCCACAAGTTTAGCTGGTTTCTTCACATATAATATTGTTAAGAATGAGGTATTTTTGTCCAAAACTGCTGAGAAAATTGCAGATGACACAACAGAAGAAGATATAAGGGATTTTATTGTTACACCACAAGTTCAACATTTACTTGGTGCTCTTTTATATACTCTAGACGCAGACAGAGTATTCATATTCGAGTTGCATAATGGTAAGAAGAATATCAGTGGATTACCATTTAGATATGCAGATATGTCATATGAATTTGCCAATAGAGAAAAAGGAGTTAATAGATGCTATAAAAAGTATCAAGATGTTCCTTTGAACATGTATGCATATCCAAACTATATGTATAAGCATAAGTTCTTCATTGGGACTTCTGATGACATTGAAAAAATCGATTATGACTTTGCAAAACAATTAAAAGAAGATGGTGGAGAATATGTATCAATAGTATTCCTTAATGGTATTGAAGAACCTTTAGGATTCTTGGGTGTATCTTTTCATAAGAGTGGAAATTTACCAGATGATAAGTTGATTGAGGAAAAGATGAGAGAATGCGGTGGTAAACTAAGTGAACTTCTTGATTTGAAGGCACAATTAAAGCATAGGAGAAAGTAATATGGAGAAATTTACTAAACAAAAATGTTTCTATATTGTTTTAGTTTTATTCTTAATTACGTGCGGATTATTATGGTATTCTAATAGGCAATATAAGTCATCACAAAAACTTATAGAAGAAGTTGAATACTATGATAGTTTGAATAATTATAACAAGATTTATTATAGTAAAGCTTTCTCTGCTTTAAAAAAGGAAAATGCTGAATTATATGATTCTTTGAAGAAATATAAGGATAAACTCGATTATGTAATCCAATTTACACACCAAAAAGACTATAATACAGGCAATGTTACCACTAAACCAAACATAAAGGATAGTACGGTTTATGATACAATTCCAATTACTATTCCTCAAGTGGCTAGGACATATGAATATACAAGTGAACCAAACGATACATTTCAATATAAGTTAAACGTGAATTCATATACAGAACCAAAATGGTATTCAATCCAAGCAAAGGTTAAGAATAAGTTTACAATTGTAAATAAAGAAGAAAATGGAATGAATCACGCAACAATTGGAAGCAACAATGGTGGCACAATATCTGATGTTACAATGTTCCATAAGAAACAAAAAAGGACAGTATGGGATAGAATGGCAATAGGACCAGCAGTTACTGGAGGATATGACATTATGAATAAACAGTTTGGATTAATGGTAGGCGTTTCAGCCACATTTGATTTAACAAAGAAATGAATTAATTGCTTAACAATACTTTAATTGTTGAGCAATTTTTTTATATTTTATAAGGCAATAATATATTTAAATTAAAAAAAAAATATTATGATAGCAACTTTATTATTACAAATTAAGGTATTTTTATTTATAATGGCAATACTTACACTGATTGTTGATATATTCCATGTGGTTAGTGTATTTAGATTGAAGAGTGGAAAACTTGCAACACAGAATGAATTAATAGTATTTGGTGTTGCGTTTGCTTATATCCTAACAATGTTAATATGTGGTTTCTAAAATGAGAACGTTACAAGAGAGGATGAATGATATGAAGCCTTATTTTAGAGGTATTGAAATGTATAATGAGGCTTTAATGGTAAAGGTTATATACCCCAATAGGTGGAAAGCATACCCAAGTGCTGATGGGAGAATAAAAGTCACCGCTGGAGATAATGACAAGAGTTTGACGTATTATTATGCTGATTCCAAGGATACAACCTATGAGGATATGTTTGACTTAATTGAAGAAACGATTAGGGCAAACAATGAAATTGTGCTTAAACTTCAACTACTTAAGACAAAAGTTGAGGAGCTTAAGGAATTGTTCTCACAGCTTCCATATGATGAGCTTAAGACCATTAAATTTGTCACTGAGAGCGTTAAAACGCCCAAGGGTAGGAAGAAGACCACGAAGAAAGTGAAAGAGGCTGAGAAAGCTCAAGAAGCGCCTCAAATCGAAAATAATGAAGATATAAAAGAGTTAATAAAAGATAATGAAAAGAAAGACAACTGAGGAGTTTGTTGAACAAGCTAAAAATGTACATGGAGATAAATATGATTATTCGAAAGTCATATATGAATCAACTCAAAAACCAGTTGAAATTGTTTGTAAAATTCATGGAAGCTTTTTTCAACGTCCTTTAGACCATTTGCATGGTCAGAATTGTCCGCATTGTTCACATAGGAGCACTAAGTATACACTAGAAGAATTTATAAATAAAGCAAAGGAAATTCACGGTAATAGATATGATTATTCTAATGTAAATTATGTGGATAATCAAACTAAAGTATGCATAATTTGTCCTATTCATGGTGAGTTCTGGCAAACTCCACAACATCATTTAAAAGGTTATGGATGCAAAAAATGTTCTTTGACACATAATTATACGACAGATGAATTTATTTCAATTTGCAAAGAATTGTATGGTGAGAAATATGATTATAGTAAAACAGTATATGTAAATCAGAAAACAAAGGTATGCGTTATTTGTTCTAAACATGGAGAATTTTATACTTATCCTATGCATCATATGAGAGGTGTTGGATGTCCACATTGTCAAAACAGTATTTTGGAAGAAAAAGTTGCTAGAGAATTGGAAAAGAATAATTTAAAATACATATGGCATTGTAAGAAGGAAAATTTATCATGGCTAGGTAAACAAAGCTTAGATTTTTATTTACCAAAATATGATATAGCAATAGAATGTCAAGGTATACAGCATTTTGAGCCAATAGAATTTTTTGGTGGAGAAAAAATGTTTGAGCATAGAAAAAATTTAGATAGAAATAAATTGAAATTATGTACTGAGAATAATGTGAATTTGTTTTATATAAATTATAATGACAAGTTAGAAAATAAGATAAATGAATTAATTGAAATATGTACTGGTTAATATTAGTTATTTATATGATTGTTTGTTATGGTATTGCAAATACTATAATTTATGCAAATGGTCCATTTCATTGTTTTGTTAAAATGCACGAAATAGCTAAAAAGATTCATCCACAATTGGATGAAATGCTCTCTTGTTTTATATGTTCTGGGTGGTGGTTAGGATTTGGAATGTCAGCGCTTAATTTATGGATATTACCAAGTGTAATATTAACACCAATGATTATGATTGGTTTGCCATTAGAATATTGGTATGTAACAATATTTTTAGATGGAGCGTTTGTTAGTAGTAGTAATTGGCTAATAAATACACTACAAGAAGCGTTAGAAAGGAGTAATAACAATGGATAGTGAATATAACAGAGAAGTGACTACTTACGAAAGTGAGAAGAGAATGGACGCATTGGCTCTTAAAGGACTGCAATGGAATATTGCAGAACAGTTAAATGGTTCAATGGGAAAGGATATGCATGATGTGTTAACTGGAAAAAAGAAAGTTGAACTAACATTTTGGCAAAAATTTAAACATAAGATAGATTGTTTTTTGAATTTATTTAATTAAGGTTATGGAAGAAAATTTTAAGTTTGGAACAATGAGCATTTTTGAACTTGGTCAAATGGTTTCCTCAAGACTTAAGGAGGATGGGGTTGCTCAACAATCCAAACTGTACATCTATCTTAATGATGAGGAATTTAAAAGAGTTGACGAAGATTTGTTCTATAGGAATAGAATAAATGCTGAAGATAAATTTATACCATCAGAAGGAGAAATAAACATCAACTTTGGTGGAGTTATGATAATTGTTAAAAACACAGATTATGAACGTAGTAAAGACTAATATTGATGGCGTTGTGATTATAGAACCAAAGATTTTTAAAGATGAAAGAGGATATTTCCTTGAATCATTCTCACAAAGAGACTTTGAAGAAAAGGTTGGAAAAATCAATTTTGTTCAAGACAATGAAAGCAAATCATCATACGGTGTCATGAGAGGCTTACATTTCCAAAAACCACCATATTCACAATCAAAACTTGTAAGATGCGTGAAGGGAAAGGTATTAGATGTTGCAGTTGACTTAAGAAAAGGTAGTCCAACATATGGAGAACACGTATCAGTACTTCTTACAGAAGATAATCATAGACAATTCTTCATTCCAAAGGGATTTGCACACGGTTTTGCAGTGTTGTCAGATGAGGCTGTGTTCCAATACAAGTGTGATGAGTTTTATCATCCAGAAGTGGATGGTGGAATCAATATATTGGATGAATCATTGGGGATTGATTGGCAAATACCATTGAATGAGGCAATCTTGTCAGAAAAGGACAAGAACCATCCAATGTTAAAGGATTTTGATACACCATTTAAGTTATAGAATGTTAAAAGTTGAATTGATATTTTATCAGTTCAACTTTTTTTTGTATATTTGCAAAAAAAATCAATTCAATATGGAAGTTATTAAAGAAAAACGTAAAGGATTTGCAAATTTTAGAGAAATAGAGTATTATAGATACAAGCTAATTTCAGATGATGAAAAAGTTTTGTGTTCTATAGATGCAGATGTAGAAACAATTGAAGATAAAACAAAATACATCAATGAATATAAAGATAAAAAAGTAATATATCTAAACACATTTAGCACAACAGATGGAAATAGAAACAAAGGTTATGGGCGGTATCTATTAAATGATGTCATCAGACGTTTTAAAGGTAAATACGATTTAATACACTTAAATGCTTGCCCATATCACCATCCTTCTCCATTTTGGACTATTTATAAAGCCCCTAAAGATGGTTTAAAGACAAAAAGACTAGTAGAATTTTATAAAACATTTGGCTTCAAGAAACTTCGAACAAAATATTGTGATGGACATAGTGAAGTTGTAATGGTTTTAATGTAATCATATTTATCCACATGAATCTTTTTTGCTCGTTCTACGAACTGTTCTGTAGTTAATCTCTTTCTATTCATAATTCTTTCCTTTTATTATAAAAAGTGTCTATAACCAAAAAATCACTTATTTAAGTGCAATTTATTTTTTTATAATTCTTCATTCAATCTCTAGTAGATTTTCGTGTGATTTTCTTTTTATTCCAACCAGTCATATCCATTATTCTCTGTATCCATTCACCTTTATATTTGCTGTGCAATAAATCCCCCATAAATAGCACATATTTACACTTAGCCTTGCTAGCGTATGTTTCAAGCAAGTTGTAGAATCTTACAGAATCACTCTTATTCTTGCACATAATCATTTCAAGTTTACCATTACAATCAATTAATACCTTGTTATGATATACTTGTATGGTTTTGAACATATACTTGTTCTTTGAATCATTTAATATAAAATTCTCAAATATCCATTCAAATGTTTTTCTTTGAAGTCGTGGATGATAACCATATACCCAAAAGGTTTCTTCAATTTCATATGGCGCACGGTCAATTACCATCCAGTTATCCTCATCAGTTTGATAATTGACAAATTCACCAGTATCAGTCCTAACCTTATTTACCTTACCTTCAAATTCATCCCTACACTTTATAATAACGATTTCATGCTCAGATGGCTTCATAATATGTTCAAGATTGTTATATCTCATTGGAAATATAACCTTCTTGTTCTCCTTTAATATATCATTGAATTTCTTATATATTTCCTTTTCAGTCTTTGCACTGCAAATCGTTTCTTTCATCTTTCCATGATTGGTGTGAATGATAGAATATATCTTAACCTTATTCCTTTTTTTTGCCCTTTTTATCCTTGCCATACATAAAATTTAATGTTTTTTGAAAATAATTCAATAAATACTTGTTTTTTAACATTTTTTTATATATCTTTGCATAAAAAGGAATAATATGGAAAAATACATCCTATGCAGATTTGAAAATGATTTGGAAATACCAATAATGAGAACTACAAGTCTTGAATCAGCAAGAAAACAAGGTGAACAATTTAAAAATGGTTATGCCATTTATGAAACAAAATTAGTGGAATATGGAACTTAAAGTAGGAGATATAGTTGAATACATCGATGACTGGAAACCAAATCGTCAATGGTACTTATATTCCATTCAAAAAGGTGGACTATGCACTATTATAGTTATTAGAGATGGTAAATATACCCACGAAAAACAAGGACAAGAGTATATTAATGCAAATATTGTAAACCTAAATATTGAAAAAATAAAACCTATAAAATAAAGAAAGTTATGAAATTTTTTGAAACGTCAGCAGACATTGCAGAACTTGCACAAGATAAGTTCGAACAAACAAATTTACCTCAAATGGGTATTAACCTCAAGGTAATGTCAGTAACAAAGGCTAAAAATGTACTTAAAGTTGCAAAAGCAGGAGCTACCGTACAATATCTTACACAGAAAGATGCATTCTTAATTATCTATGAGGAAGCATTTGATAGACTAAGCAAGGAAATGCAAGATAGACTTATGGAAGGTGCTATTTCTAATATTTCCTATGATAGTGAAAAGGATAAGTTAAATGTTGAAGGTGATATTGCAAAGGAAATGTTCAGAATGCGTAGAAAGTATGAAAACTACGTTGATATGATGGAAGCCTCATATGCCGTAATTGAACAGATTGAAGACGAGGAAAAGAGACGCAAGGAAGAGGAAAAACTAAGGAAAGCAGAGGAAAAGGCTGCAAAGAAAAGAAACAAGTAACGTATGAGCAAAAGAATATCAGAAGCAAGAATCCAAAGGCTTAAGAATAAAAAACTTAGGGAAAAGGCTAAGTTGATGGTATTGAAAGAATACCCTAAACTTAAAGAAGATGAAGAACTTAGAAAGAAAACCTTTGAGGCAATCGATAATGCAAACGTAGCGGTAGACTCTAGTGGAAAAATACAAATTCTATTTGAACAAGATAATAACGATTTAAATAAATTAAATTAAAGCAATGAGAAATGATTATATTCATATCACAATGGTGATAGATAAGAGTGGTAGTATGTATACATCTAAAGAAGATGTAGTAGGCGGTGTTAAAAAAATCATCGATGAACAAAAAGCAAATAAGGAAGGTAAATGCACAGTTTCACTTTATACATTCAGTGATAGAGTAGATGAGGTGTTTGTTGGAAAGGACGTAAACGATATTGAGGAATTTAAGTATAACCCAGATGGAATGACAGCCATGAACGATGGATTGGGAGTAGCCATCGATAATACAGGAAAATGGCTTGCAGCAATGCGAGAGGAAGACAGACCAGGAAAGGTTCTAGTTGCTGTGTTCACAGATGGTAAGGAAAACGCATCAAGAGAATATACATTGAAGCAAGTACAAGATAAAATTAAACTTCAAACTGAGACATATTCTTGGGAGTTCCTATACATAGGCTGTGATATCACAACTACAAAGGCCGCTGATGATTTGGGATTCAAGTATAGGAGCTACAGTTCAAGAAGCAAACTTGGTGGAAACTATGACATGATTAATTGTGTAACAACATCATACAGAAAGTTAGCATCCGCTGGAGCTACAATGGATTCACTTAATGAGACATTTGCGCTTAATTTGGATGCAGCAGCAACCAAGAATACACTTGACTTTGAAAAGGAAATTGGAAAGAAATTGACAAATGAGTAAGCCTATTAAAAGGGGACTAACTAACTATTAGTCCCCTAAATAAAAAAAACTTAATCAAAATTAATCATTTTTATTCATTTTAATGATACTATATGGCAAGGCTTGAATTTTCAAACAAGGTAAATAAACGTAATGGTATTCGCATTACGCCAATAGACCCTAATGAACGAATTGGTATAACACCATTAGAATGGTCACGAGAATCACTAAAAGAGCAGTTAAATCAGTTTATTGGAGAACCAAATACAGAGATTACTAGAGCTGCAATACAAAGTATATTGTGTAGATATAACTTTGTTTATAATGAACACTTAACAATAGAAGACTTAAATATTTTTTAAAAGATATGGAAATAATAGAAGATTTTAGGAAGTTTGCAATTGATAAGGCAAACATTTCACCATCAGTTATTGATGATAAGATTAAGGACATGGTATACCCAACCATCATTGAAGAGCGAGATTCTGCTATGCGAGTCAGTGAGATGAACGTCTTCTCGCGCTTGATTCAAGACAGAATACTATTTTTGAGTGGACAAGTTGATAGTATCTCAATGGATACAATGGTTGCACAGATGTTGTATCTAAATTCAGTTGATAATAGAGATATTAGTTTATACATCAATTCTCCTGGAGGAGATGTTTTGGCTGGTCTTTCATTAATTGATACGATGAATTTTATTGAGTCTGATGTATCAACTACTTGTTTGGGTATGGCAGCATCAATGGGTGCAGTATTACTTTCTTGTGGAACAAAAGGTAAGAGGTTCGTTTTACCACATAGCAGAGTGATGATACATCAAGTGAGCAGTGGGATGCAAGGAGTTTTGAAGGATATGGAGATTGAACTTGAACAAACAAGACGATGCAAGAAGGATTTATATGAGATACTTGCAAAGAATACCAATAAACCTTTTGAACAAATAGAACACGATTGTGATAGAAACTATTGGCTGTTAGGACAAGAGTCTGTAGATTACGGATTGGCAGATTCAGTACTTGTTAAGAAGTCTTAAACATTTGTTTTTCTCAATATTTTTCTATATATTTGCAATGTATGAGAAAGAATAAAGTATTTACACCGCCCCATGACTATGATAACAGTAGGTACACCATAGATGGGGTGTATCCATTAAATGTGTTTCTTGGAGGAACTATAGACGATGGAGAAAGTTTGGATTGGCAGAGTGAGTTAATTCGTGAGTTGGATGAAAAGGATATAGTTCATCCAATCATGATTTATAACCCAAGGCGTGCTGAATGGAATAAGGATGCTGACAAAGATGAATTAAAGAAACAAATTGATTGGGAATTATATCATCTTGAACGTGCTGACCTTATTGCTATGAATATATTGCCAAATTCAAAGTCACCAATATCATTGTTGGAATTGGGCTTATTTGCGAAGGATAAGAAAATGATTGTCTTTTGCAATGAAAATTTCTATAGGTATGAAAATGTAAGAATAGTGTGTCAAAGTTATGGAATACCATTATTCAATACAAATGATATATTGGTAATTAAAAATGAAATCTTGAAATATGCTTGTTTCGACAAAAATTACATCTACAGAAATTACTTGAAAGTCACATGAAAATTGAATTAGGACTCACTGGATTATATCAACGATATTTAGAAAAATATGAACAATTACCATTATATTATTGTCATAGGCGTTTTCAGTATAACTGCATTGAAGGCGGGGTTATTTTTCTTAAAACCGTACACAAAGGTTTTTACAGATGTGAAGAAACTGAAAATGGGAACATAAAGGTATATGATACATATGTTGGTATAACGCTACAAAAAGACAATTTTGATTATTTTTTGAGAAACCAAATAAATTAAGATTATTTTTATATAAACATCATTTATGGCCATAAATTTCAGAAAATTTACAGTAAAAGAAAAAAGTTCATTTCCGTATTGGGTATGGCACTGGTTTGCTTTTAATTATACGGCTTGGAAACTAGGTGTATGGAAGCCAAAATGGTTATTGCATGACATTGAAAAACCTTGGCTTAAACTCATTTGGGGAGATTACCAGCGTGTTAGAATGTGGCATAAACACCATAACAGTCATCATGTAATGTATGGTAGAAGTCATGGATACAATAAGGTAGATTGGCTTGGAGCTGTAATTGATTGGGAATGTAGCCATCTTACAAAATGCGTGGCAGAACGCAATGGTAGGGAAGAAGTTGATTATCTTGTAAGTGACCATTCTAAGTATACAAAGGATGAAAGAGAGGAAATAAGAAAGAATTGTTATCCAATATTAGATTATTTAGGTTTATGAGTAAAGTTTGTGAACATTATGGAGAATGCAAAACTTGTACGCATTTTGAGAACATGGGAATAGTCAACTTTCACATCGGAACTGGATATGATGGTCGTTGTAAGGTCGATGGTCATGACACAGATAGTTTTGTGAAATGTAAAATTGGGGAATATAATCAGAAATGAGCATTTGGAAGACACTGAGGAATGAGAAGCCAGATTGTAGACGTGGTAGAATATTAGTTTTAACACGTGGAAACAAGGTAGAATCTGCTTGGTGGGTGGATGGCAAGTTTTATAGCAATAGAGGACTTGTAAAGCCAATATGCTATAAACGTTGGTGCTATGAGAGCGAGTTAGCTAAAGAAATATTGGAAAATATTGATAAATCTTGATTCTTTTTTCAAAAGATGTTATATTTATTAGAGAAATAGTATAAATATAGGCAATGAAGAAGATAATAAGATTAACTGAGTCAGATTTGCACAATCTAGTCCAACGTAGTGTTGCAATGGTGCTGCAAGAACAACAAGATAACAACTTGCTCTTGCAATCTATCGCCCAATCTGTAGCCAAAAAAGGACGATTGGATGTAATTCTTGGAGAAAATGATACAGATATTGAATTGCAAGGTGGTAGATTTGCTAATATAACATTTGAAGTTATAGGAGACCCATACATGAAAAGAGGTATGAGAAGTAACAGCTATGATGTGCCAGATGACCCAGATGAAATAATAGATAATCCAACAATTGAAGTTGGAAGTATTGAATACTGCAACAATGATGGACGCTGCATTCCAATACATGACAATGGAATTGTTAAGAAAGCTTTAGAAAGCATAATGGAAATTAATTATAATCCATTAGATATTCCAAGCGAAGAGGATTATTATTATACAGAAGAATAATAACGTTATTAAATAAGAAAAATATTATGGCATGCGGTTGTAAAAATAAACAGAACAATACTGCTGCAACACAAGCAGTACAGAGACCAAGTAACCCACTTAACAACGGAAGCGTTGGAGGTACTATTAGAAGAACAGAAAAACGAATAATTCGTTAATTCTTATTAAATAATTTGGTTATTTGAATTTTTTTTCATATCTTTGCATTACGAATTGGGTAAATACTAGTTTGTAATGCAATTTTTTTTCCGAGGGAGGGATTGGATGGCATGACCTTTCTGACGAAGGAATGCTGAAGGAGAAGAGACGTTGGTCAGACAATATGGTAGCCTCTTCGTGTAGGAAAAATATATTATATGGCTCTGTGGCGCAAATGGTTGAGACGCAATACACTCAAAATGTATAAGGCATTTGCCTTGTGATGGTTCGACTCCATTCAGAGCTACAAACTATTTGCCCTTGTGGTGGAATTGGCAGACACGCTAGACCAAGGATCTAGTGCCGTAAGGCTTGAGAGTCCGAGTCTCTCCGAGGGTACAAAATTTACTAGAGAAACAAATACGTAAGTATCTGTAGACCAAGCGGTTCGGTGTGGCGGTCGCACGTCTGGATTTGGCCCAGGAAGTGGGGTTTCGACTACCTCAATCGCTACAAAAAATCATAAAGAATGTCTAATGGAAATAAACAAAATACTCCAAAGAAGTATTGGAATAAATTGGGGAAGAAGGTTAAGTTCTATCATGCTCACGTGATGAGTAAGTCCCATAAGAAGTTCAAGTGGTACTTTAGGCAGAAGAAATGGTTTAAGGATGAATCTCTAGAGAGGATGTCGATGCGATTTCCTATGTCCCATGAAATATGGGGGTGGGATTAATAGCGTTGGCACACCATGAATAATCATATTTAACGATGCAGTTGCTTGTGAAAGTAGCTGCATTTTTCTTTTTTGAAAGTATTGTTATATTTATTCTAAATTGGATTTAGATATGGATATAATTAATAATAATAAGATTGAGTTAACTTGTGATGATTACAAGTTAGAGTACACATTGGCTGTATATGATGTTTATGGCCATTATATTGATGAGGTAAAGTTTTCAAAGGAAGAGATTAAGGATTTATATGATGCTTTAGGGAAATTAAATCTCTAAAAATTTGTTAATTTCATTTTTTTTACATATCTTTGCAAAAAAAATACAAAGATTATGGCAAATATGTTTTTAAAGAAGACTATGGCATCAATGTTGAATATGCCTAGTGACCAAGTTGAAGCTATATTAAATGCAGCAGAGGCATTTAAGAGCAATGAGATTGACAGAAACCTAGCGATTAAGTTATTTGATAAGTTTTCAAAGAAATCACCGAAGGAAATCAATGAGATTCTTAGGTATATTGACAATAATTTCTAAACTATGACAGCAACACAAGTATTTTATATGTTCTTGAAAAGAGAACTATCGCTTGATGGGCATATCTACTTTCACAGAATCCTTAAGGGCGAATACGCTGGGTCATATTGGAGAAATCAAGGAAGAATACGTAGAACCAATTTTCCAAAAGGTAGTAATACATTCGTTGAAGATTTCCTTAGTAAGGGAAGAGGCAGAACCCTTGATGGATTTATGGGTAATCTCTTAAAACACATAGAAAGTGGGTTAGTAACATTTAAACGTTATAATGGGGATTATCGTAATAGGGAAGTTAGATTGAATCCTTGGGGTAAATATACTAACGATATAGTATACGTTGATACCTATGTTAGATTATGGCATGATTTCCTCAAAAAGTATATTGAAAATAGTGGTAAGAGAATCTATAATGGAGAAATAGTAGACTATAAACTAAAGGATATAGAAGTATGATATACGTTTATAATAGTCATAACGAAGACCATACATCAGAACCTAACAATTTCTATGTTGCTAGACCTAGCCCATTAGGTAATCCGTTTTCTCATAATGGTGTTAAAAGCGTTTTTAAGACCCTCACGTTCAAAACTAGGGACGAGGCAGTAGAAGCCTACGAGAAGTATTTTGACGCAGCCTACGGCAAAAATACAGAGCTTACAAAGGCATTTGATGAAATATATGAACACTATAAAAATGGTGAGGATATATACCTTCAATGCTTCTGCAAACCTAAATGCTGTCATGCAGAAATAATCGCAGACAGATTACAAAGAAAACTTATAAAGGAAAAAATGGAGGAAAGAAAAAAGCAGCATGAAACACATGGCAATGAGAAGAAGAGTTAAATATGCTCTCACAGAACATTGGACTACTGATGGCAGAAGGTTTAGTAAAACTGATAGACAACATTTGCTTATCAAGTATAGGAAGCGTAGCATGAGAAGATTCATACAGAGAAACGCAGAAGATGAAATAAACGAGGTAATATAAAACAGCAATAAATGTTGCTGTTTTTTTTTATATAAATTACACTTTACTAGGCGCACTTTTTAGTAAACCTTTATATTTATATATAAAAAGAAAATATTATGAGTAAACGATTAACAATTTTAGAAATGATAGAGCGAGCTAAAAAAGTTCATGGTAATAAGTATGACTACTCATTGGTGGAGAATGAAGGTTTATTTGCTAAAAATAAAATAATCTGTAAAAACTGTGGAAATGTTTTTGAAATGCCATTTAATAATCATATTAATCAAAAGCAAGGGTGCAAATATTGTAATCACAGAAGTTTCGCTTATACTACAGAAGAGTTCATAGAGCGAGCTAAAAAAGTTCATGGCGATAAGTATGATTATTCAAAAGTTAAATATGTTAATGAAAAGACTCCAGTGATAATAATATGCTCGATACATGGAGAATTTGAGAAAACTCCAGAAAAGCATTTAAGAGGTCAAGGATGTCAAATGTGTTCTAGAGTGGCTAAATTAACTAACGAAATTTTTATAAAAAGGTCAAAAAAGGTACATAATAATAAATATGATTACTCAAAGGTAGAATGTAAAGGGACTGATGATAAGGTTTGTATTATATGTCCAGAGCATGGAGAATTCTGGCAGTCACCACATTCTCACATGACTGGTGTTGGTTGCCCTAAATGTCATGAGGAACATAATATTAATGAAATGCTGTTATTTGACATATTAAAGAAATATTATGGTGAAGAAGTTATTTGTCAATACAAAACAGATTGGCTTAAAGGACAAAGTATTGATATTTATATACCATCTAAAAAAGTTGGAATCGAATACCAAGGAATACAACATTTTAAACCCGTCAAATATTTTGGTGGAAATAAGAAATATGAATATACTGTTAAAAAAGATAAAGAAAAATTTGAAAAATGTAAAAATAATGGGATAAAATTATTTTATTTTTCTAAAGAAAAAGAAATACCAAATCATTATTTAGATACTATTTATAGTAATAATAATGATTTAATAAATGAAATAAATAAATATGGTACTTAGTCAAGAAATAAAAGACTTATTTAAATTAACGAGGACACTTTTGGGAAGTCCAGTGCGTAAGGTTCAACTTGAGGACGAGCAACTTTGTGACCTCTTGGACGTAGCAATAGGCGATTACTCAGAAAAGGTACAGAATTGGGTGCTAAAAACTCAATGGCTTAATATCCAAAGCAAGAACACATTCCAATTCCAAAACGCAAATGAACTTGCTTATGCAATGACCGTGCGTACAATGGATTGGAGTAGGGATTACAGTTATTGGTTCAGTAGAGAGGTAGGTTTACAGCAACGTGGTAACTATGAACTTAAAAAAGATTTCTTCAGAATTGAAAAAGGCAAACAAGTGTACGTTGTTCCAGCTGGACGTGAAATCAATAAGGTTTTATATATCACGCCATCAACAACCAAGGCTGCTTTATACGGTAACTTGGGTACACTTGATACTGGTATTGGTGGTGGTTTTGGACAACTTGGCAATCTATCCTACATGGGTGGTTTGACAGGCTTCTATGTGGGCAATGTCTATGACACGGCTTTAATGGCAGCAGACTTGAAGTATAAGAACTCCATGCTAAGGGGTGACTTAGCTTATAAGGTTACAGCTGGTCCAGATGGTACACACTTGATTCACCTCATGTCCGTTCCAGGTTCACCAAACATGATTGGTGGTGTTGCTGCTGATGACACATGGGGGTGGCGTAAGTACCACAATTGCATTTGTTGGTATACCTACTATGATGTTAGTGGAAGTGCAGAAGATGCTGACCTTTGTAGGATTGAGAACAAGGATGATGTAATTATAACGCCAGACCAAGTGCCGTTGGACAAGATGAGGTACGAGTTGATGAACAACCCAACTCAACAGATTATTAGACGTTTGCTTGTGGCAGAAGCGAAGATTCTATTAGGTATAATCCGAGGGACTTTTTCGGGACAAATTAAGATTCCCGAAGCTGAAGCTCAAATGGACTACAACATGTTGCTTGAACAAGGGAAGGCTGAGAAGGAGACTGTATTAAATGAGTTGAAGGAGAGGTTGGATGAAATGCTCCCGTGGAATCTCATGAAGAATCAAGCTGAACTCAATAATCAGCTTATGGAAGTGTTGAAGAAGAAACCTTTGGGAATGTATATAAGATAAAAGAATAAAAATCTGGGGATTTATTTGGAATTCTCAGATTTTTTTTATATCTTTGCATTATGGCAAAACTCATATATTTTTTAGATGAAAAATATAATAAGTTCATGAAAGATGATGATTTATATTTTAATGATATAGATAGACTAATAGAGTATATTCGTTAAAATATATTAAAGATTGGAGTAGATATTTTGTCACTCCAATTTTTTTTCGTACATTTGCAAAAAAAAAGAATAAATATGAAAGCGATTATAAGAGAAGCATTAGTTAAACCTAGTTGGTCTCGTAAGACAGTTCTTACCAAAACGATTATTGGCTGCAAAGACAACATCATCGATAAGGTCAATAACTATATTTCCGAAAGAATTTCTAAGGAGAACTTGATAAAAGTTAAATGCTTCAACGTGGAGGTGTATAACAAGTATAACAAAGTGATAGATAGGTGGGAATATAAACCAACGTACAGATAAAAATATGAATAAAACAATAATAACATTTAAGGCAATTACTAGTGACCGTAGAATTGTTACTAGAAATATTACGATTGAGAATGAGTTTGAGGTAATTCCAGCTCAGAAGTGGCATGGTATTGACTTACCCCCAACGTCAATTGAGGAACAAGTGATGAATCAATTGGATGAAAATGATAAGAGCCAAATCATGTTGGATTATGATTTTGACATTATTCTTGATTATTGGCCTAAGAAGCATCGCAAGAAGAAGACTGATGAGATTGCTGAGTTCATGAAGTATTGTCTACCAATTTTTGAACTACATCCTGAATGGAAGAGAGCATATGAGGCGATTGTGTCTGAATATAAGGATTCATTATTTGGTAAGAGGAAGTCCAACAAGACCAAGTTGAATGAGGTAATGAAGATTCATGAGATGATTATGAAGGCAACTCTTGGAACTATGGATATGATTCAGAAGATATTTGACAAATATGATGATAAGAAGTTGTTAGAATAAATAAGAAAGGCTAAGTTTTGTTTCTTAGCCTTTTATTCTTTTCCAACTTTTTCAGTATTAAATTCATCTTTTGGTGCTTTTCCATTTCTTTGTGCCAATATTTTTTCTGAGTAGTCGTTAAGTTTTTTAACGTTGTCTTTTCTATTTCTAGATTTCATTTCTTTATCTGTAACCCATCCATTTGTCTTTAGTGCATTCATTACACTATTAATTTCCTTGGCTGTAAATAAGTTTTTGAGTCCATTTGCAGCTACAGCACCATGATATTTAACATAAATGGTGTATGGTGTTCCAGTCTTATTTGGGGCAAAACAAACGCCACATCTATCGCATTTAGTTTCTTTATTACTGCAAGGGCATTTATAGAAGAATTCGCCATTAGGTTTTTGTCCTAGTATTGGCTGTTGGTTTTTAACCTCATTACCACCTTCTAGTGAATTAAACTCTGCATCACTAACAGCTTTAAATCTTCTTGGTAAGCCACCTCTTGCATTTCCATCCCCTTGATGTGAATAGTTAATGGACATATCTTGTGATGCTTTTGAATAATCAAGATTTCTAGCTGTATAAGCATGGGTATTAATGCCATATTTCTTTTTAATTTTTCTAGCGAATTTAGCCCATAGGTCTACTGCTAGTTGGCAATGGAAATCACCGCTTTCATTCAATCTAATATCGGTAATTTTACTATCAGATTGTTGAACTCTTAATAGATTTTTTTCTTCTTGGGTTAATTCTCTTCCATATTTGTATTCCATCTTTTCTAATTCTATCTTATATAAGTTTTCAGCATATGCATTTCCCAATTGTATATATGTTTCTAGAATTTTGAAAAATGTTCTCATTGGTTTTTTATTGCCATGTTGATATTGTTGTAGCATTTGGGTATGCATAAGGTCACGTTGCCAATTGTTTCGAAGTACAGAACCAACATCTACTCTTGAGTATTGGTTTTCATCTCTCATTGCATAACAAGCGCCATTTGTGATTTGGCAAACACCAAGGTAGTATGATGGGCACATTAAAGCGGAAGACATGTTCACAATTAGTACACTAGCTGGAAGTTTATCATTTCCAGCTGAGAACATATTATTTGGTATCTTTAAGAAATCTCCTTTTGGTTTTACTCCCTTCATTCTTTTTTCTTTGGCAACTGTAATGTCATACATTTTTTCTGACAATTCACCAAAGACCTCTTTATAAAGTTGTTTTTGTTTCATGTCAATCACTTTCCAAATTCGCTTTAGATTGGCATCCTTAGCATTACTTCTTTTAAAAGCAGCATTTTCAGTTTCAACCAATACAAGGTTATCATATTGTGATTCAGTTATTTTGATTTTCATTTTTTTAAAATATTTTTCAATAAATACCTTTTAAATTTGGTTTTTAACAATTTTTTGTATATCTTTGCAAAAAATAACTGAATATGGAAAACTTTAAAGTTATCATAGCTGGGTCAAGAGGTTTTAGCAATTATCGTTTATTACATGAGCAGTGTAATAAGTATCTTCGTGAGAAAAGGAAAACCCATAATATCATCATAGTTAGTGGTCATGCACGTGGAGCTGATTTACTTGGAGAAAAGTACTGTGAGGATGAGGGATTTACGTTGGAAATATATCCAGCAGATTGGAAGAAGTTTGGTAAGAGGGCTGGATTTCGTAGAAATGAACAAATGGCAGAGGTGGCAGATGCCCTTATTGCATTTTGGGATGGTAAATCTCACGGAACAAAGCATATGATTGATATTATGAATGAAAAAAACTTACAAGTTAAAGTGGTAGAATATGAGACAACCAATTAGGAAACGAATAGCAGAAGCGAACAATATAGACATAACAAAATACACGTATACATTATTGATAGATGGCAATAACATCATGAAAATGGCTTCTGTAGACCATAAGATGAATAATGATGGAAAGGAATATGGAATTATATTGACATCATTAAGGATGATAGGTGATATTCTTAGAAAGAAGGATTTCAATTATTGTATTGCCGCATTCGATGGTGACGGGAGTGGGGTGCTCAGATACCAAATATACAAGGATTATAAGGCAAATAGGGATAAGAACTATGAGAACCATGACCCCAATATGACTGAATATGATAAGAAACTGCGTGACTTTGCTAAGATGGTAATGAGTCATTCTAGGGAGAAGTCTAATAGGCAAGAGAGTGACGATGAGAGTTTTGCAAGACAAAAGCCTATTCTTCAAGAAATACTTGATGAATTGTGCATACGGCAATATGAGTTTGAGAACGTTGAAGGTGATGACATTATAAGTTATTATGTGAAGAACAAGAAAGCAGATGAAAAGATTGTGATTGTTTCGTCAGACAGAGATTTAACGCAATTGATTTCAGATACCGTCATTATATATAATCCTAGATTAAGAGAGTTTATCACAAAAGAAAACGCTGTTGAAAAGATTGGCATATTGCCAGAGAACATTGTTCTTGAGAAAATGATATGCGGAGATGTATCTGATAACATAAAAGGCGTAAAGGGCGTTGGTAATACCACATTGGTTAAGTTGTTCCCACAATTAAAGACTGATAGACTTAATTTGGAGGCGATTATAAGTCGTTCAAAGGAGTTATTGGAAGAGAGGAAGCAGAACAAGCAAAAGCCTCTCAAATCGCTTGAAAACATCGTTAATGTGGTTACAGATGGATGCCAAGGTGATAGGCTTTATGAGATAAACGAGAAAATCATTGATTTATCAGTTCCATTATTAACAGATGAGGCGAAGGAAACTATGGATGAAGAGTTATATGCACCAATTGATACTAGTGATAGGAGTATAAAGAATGTATATAAGATTGTAAGTGAGAATAAAATAAATGAAATATTAGATGAAGAAAAATTTGGTAACATATTAGAGCCATATTCTAGAATTATTTTAATGGAGAATAGACGTTATGAGCAGTATAGAAAAGAAAATTGAACAATATAAGTGTTATTGGTTAAAGGAGTATCTTAAAAAACTAATATCCAATAAGGATTTAAAGACTTATAATAGGCTGAAATGTATGATATACTATTTCCCAGATATGCTTAATGGCTTAACACCATCTGACATTAAAGCTGCATTAAAGTATTGTGATGAGACCTATATTTGTCTTGGTATCGAAGATATAAGATATAAAGCCTTTGATGAAATATACAAGAAAAAAAATGATGGAAAGGAGTTTGAACCATTAAATTGGGGTGAATGTAGATATATCACAATTGGAGATGTTTTTAATTATTTTAAAATTTAAAACATTTTTTAACATAAAATTTGGAATTTAACATTTTTTTATATATCTTTGCATTACGAAATTTGAATTATGAACGATAGATACAAAAGTAAATCATTTAAAAAATTTGCTCAAAAACTTAAAAGGGAAAAGTTATGGGGAAAATTTAGAATATTAGAATATTATTTTGAACTTTGTGACCAAAGGAAAGGCAATTCTAAAGAAAAAATTTATGAAGCATTAAATAATCCATCCAAGTTCTCAGTGGCAAATAATCGAGGTTATAAAATATTTGGGGAAGGAAGCATTAAATTATCAGAAGTGTTTGATTATTATAGAGTTTAGTTTATATATGTTTAACTTTTAATTATTAAAAATTATGGAAAATAAGGAAAGAGATTACAAAGAGGAGAGATTTGAGTTTACTATTTATGTGAATGACAACATTATCTGTAAGCGAAATTTCAGAATTTACAACTTCATTGAGAACAGTATGAACACGTTGGAGTTCAAGGAGAAGGTAGATGAGATTGTTCGTTTAATCGATGATGATTTAAAGTCAAAGAGTCGTGTTTATTCGTGGTATTACTTTAATCCACAGTTCCCAGAAGACAATGAGGAATTCATTTCTCCCTTAATTGAACCTTGGGCTTGTACGTTCAAGATTGTAATATCCGACAACAAAAGAGATGTGATTACTAAGATTTGGGATGGATATGCTTATCCAAAGTATATTCGTGACAAGGTTGATTTAAGTAATAAGAATGTGAAGATTACCAATAAGGAAGGTCAAACATTCTCTTATGAAAAAGAGGCATTCTTCAAGGCAAATGAGGATAGATTGTCATTTGAACATGAGGTATTGAAGGGCATGATTATTGATAAACCAGATGTATTGCTTCAAATTACAAAGAAAATCTGCGAGGTTTGTTCCCCATCAAAGGAAGAACTTAAGGAAAATGGAAAGTTTGACCCAAGGGAAAATTCCAAATACTTGAGCAAGTATACCGTTATTGACGATTATGGCAAGGATGGTAACGGAAAGAACAAGAGGTATTCTTATAGCTTGTATTTGGCTAACAAGAAGATAGAAAAGGATTGGGAACGTGCAGTACAAGCAAAGACCAATAAATACTTTAAAAACCTATATTAATTGGAAAATAATTTGAGTAAAATGACCAAGATTAATGGCTCAACCTAATAAAACAAATCTAGGATTCTTGGGTGAGAAGTTCCAGTATAAACTCACCCATGAATTCATGGAAAATCACACCTTCTTTGAAGATTTAAGTTCAATAATAGACCAAAATATGTTTACAGACCCAAATCTGAAGACATATGTGGGCGTGATGAAGAACTTTTTTGAAAGAGAAGGACACGTGCCATCATACGATATGATGGAAATTGAATTGCGAGATATATCACACTCTGAAAAAGAGATTGAAACATATCTCGCAATTATTGAAAAGATTCGTGAAACCCAGACTGATGGGGTAGATAGAATCAGAGATATGGCTGAAAAATTCTTCAGACAACAGAATATAATTAAAACGGCCAATGAAATCCTTAAAATTGCTGGAAAAGGCGAAGATGACCAATATGACAGATGCGTTGGACTTCTTAACGATGCCATGACACAAGGTATCCATAATGACTTTGGAGAAACAGTATTCGAACATATAGGAGAAACTTTATCAGACGATTATCGTACCCCAATTCCAACTGGCATTGGTAAGATTGATGAAGCCCTTGAAGGCGGTCTTGGAAAAGGAGAACTTGGAGTTATTATCGGGCCTACGAGTTTTGGAAAGACATCGCTGACTACAGCGATGGCTTCTCATGCAGCTTGCAGTGGGTTTAAAGTGCTACAAATTGTGTTTGAGGATAGAATAAAGCAAATCCAAAGAAAACATATTGGACGCATTACTGGTATTGAAGCAAAAGATTTATCAAAACCAGAGAATATTGAATTGGTTAAAGAAACAATTGCAAATTTCCCTGATAAGGATAAATTGGATAAGAACTTAAGAATAGTTAAATTTCCAAGTGGAGAAAAAACAGCAAGACAACTTGAAAGGTTCATAAGGAAACTGATTAATAGTGGATTCAAGCCAGATTTAACCATTATAGACTATTTCGAATGTCTTGAACATGAGAATGATAGAGCATCATCAAATGAGTTCTCACAAGAGGGTAAGACAATGCGTAAATTTGAAGCTATGGCTGGTGAACTTGATATGGCAATTTGGATTCCTTCCCAAGGAACAAAGGATTCAATCAATCTTGAACTTGTAACAATGGATAAAATTGGTGGCTCTGTGAAAAAAGCACAGATTGCTCACGTAATTATGTCAATTGCAAGAACAGTTGATGATATTGCAGCAAATAAAGCAACAATAGCAATCCTTAAGAATCGTGCAGGAAAGAGCGGTAAAGTCTTCCATAATGTTGAGTTTAATAATGGAACTTGTCGCATAAGTACTGATAATACTGATGAATTCGATAGCTTATTTGAACTGAAAAAGAAAGAAAAGGATGATACCTTTAAACTACAAACTCAAATAATGAAAAGTATGACAGAAAAGAAAAAGTAAATATAACAACAATACATTTTTTTGTAGAAAAAATTAATAAAAAAAAAATTATTTTTTTTATCAGTTGGCTATCAAGTAGTTGCGAAAAATGATAGCCATTTTTTTAATTTTTGAGAATTTTTTTAAAGACTTACTCTATATTTATTCTTACATCAGATGTTAAAATTAAAAAATGGTTAACCGAATTTAATAAAATAATAGAATAAAAAAGTTTTGCTTTAATGGAAGTAAGAAAAAGCGAAGGATACTTTGAAGAATATGACCCTTCAAAGGTAAAACACGGGATTTGTGAAGCATATACATCTGTCAATGAGGTTTGTCCAGATGGTTTAATTGAGTCTTTAATCAGTAATCTATTCATTTATGACAAGATTTCTTCAAATGAAATTAGAAGACAAGTAGAAGAAGCACTTATGTCTGTTAATAAGAAAGTTGCTAGAGAATACATTAAGAAATATGAAGAGAAGAAAGACAAGGACAAAACCTTAAAGAAAGACAGCGATTTCATCAGAGACTATATCAATGCATCTAATGCCTCCACAGGCTCAAAATATGATTCCAATGCTAATGTGGAAAACAAAAATGTAGTTACATTAGGTCAAGAACTACATAAAGGAAAGAATATTCAGCAAAATAGATATATAATGCATAATAAAATTAAAGTATTGTATTCTAAGAAATTAGCTGACCAATATATAAAAGACCTCGAATCACATGTTTTATATAAACACGATGAAAGTGGAACTCCAGGATATCCCTATTGTGTTGCCATTACAATGTATCCTTTCCTTGTAGACGGGCTTAAGAACCTTGGAGGACAATCTAAAGCCCCAACAGACCTAAAGTCATATTGTGGCGAATTTATTAACTTAGTTTATTCAGTGTCATCACAGTTTATGGGAGCTGTTGCAACACCAGAATTCCTTATGTATATGGACTATTTCATTAGAAAAGATTATGGTGATGACTATCTTAACATTTTGGATAAACAAGTTGAATTAAATAGAAAAGGTAGAACATTAGAGCAAGTAATAGAAAATTGCTTCCAACAAGTGGTACATTCCATGAATATGCCCGCAGGTAACAGAGGTTACCAAACTGTATTCTGGAATGTTGGATACTTCGATAAGAATTATTTCGAAGGCGTATTCAACGATTTCAGATTCCCAGATGGAACTGCGCCAAAATGGGAAACGCTTTCTTGGCTTCAGAAGAAATTCATGAAGTGGTTCAACGAGGAAAGAACGAAATATGTATTGACATTCCCAGTAGAAACAATGGCAATGCTTACTGATGGGCATGATATTGTGGATAAGGAATATGCAGATTTCACAGCAGAAATGTGGGCTGAAGGTCATTCTTTCTTCTGTTATTTGAGCGATTCACCAGATAGCCTCTCAAGCTGTTGTAGATTGCGCAACTCTCTTAAAGATGTTGAGGATGATGAGCACAATCATACAACACACCAATTCTCAATGGGTACGGCATCTGTTGCAACTGGTTCTAAGTCAGTTATGACAATTAATCTTAACCGTGTTATTCAGAATGCTACTAGATTATATTTCAGTGAGTTCGAGGGTATTGAGCTTGAAGCATCAAAACAAGTTAATATTAATGAAGTTAAAGATAAGGAACTTCTTTATAAATATATTTCAAGTGGTATTACTGAAATGACTGAGAGAGTTCATAAGTATCAAAGAGCTTTCAATGAGATTATTAAGGACTTCCTTAATGCAAATATGCTCGATGTTTATAGAGCTGGCTTCATTAATATGCGTAAACAATATCTTACAGTTGGCGTAAATGGTCTTACAGATGCAGCAGAGTTTTTATCAATAGATGCAAACCTCAATAAAGATTATGAGGAATTTGTAAACAAAGTACTTGAAACCATCAACATATCAAATAAGAAGGATAGAACTAGAGAGTGCATGTACAACACAGAGTTTATCCCAGGTGAAAATCTTTCCAACAAGAACTATAATTGGGACAAAAAAGATGGATATTACGTATCACCAAAGCATATAATGTATAGCAGCTATTTCTTTAATCCAGAAGATACTAGTCTTTCAATTCTTGATAAGATGAAATTACATGGCAACAACTTTGTTAAATATCTTGATGGAGGACAAGCTGCTCATTTAAATTTGAATGAGCACCTTTCATTCGACCAATATAGGCAGTTATTGAGAGTGGCATCAGAATATGGATGTAGTTATTTCACGTTCAATTGCAAGAATTCTGTCTGCAATGAATGTGGTTACATAAGTAAAGATACATTGGATGTTTGTCCAAAGTGTGGAAGTAAAGATATCGATTATCTAACAAGGATAATCGGGTATCTTAAACGAGTAAGTTCTTTCAATGAAGCAAGGCAAATAGAGGAACATATGAGATATTATAATGTAGAATAAAAAAATAAGGTGGCTTACAGTGTTTGTAAGCCACATTTGGATAGTATACTGTTATGAGGAATAGAGAACCATTAACTAATTGTTGTATTTGTGGTGAAAAATCAAGAGCTAGATTCAAAGGAAAGGAATATTGTAAAAGACATCTAATGCAGATGTGGCGTTATGGTAAAGTATTGGAAAGGACGATATTCGATAGAAATGAATGGATATTGAACGATAACTATGCTGAATGTATTACATATGATAAAAATTTTGAACCAAATGCTAAGGTAAAATTTGATTTGGACGATTATGATAAGCTGAAAGACAAGAAGATATATATTTGTAGGCATAATAGTAAAATATATGCCATAATTTCAACTCCACAATTGCATAAGATACTTGCTCATAGATTTGTTATGGGGGTTCACAATGAAGAATATTCAATAAAAAGAGTTGTTGACCATATTAATGGGGATACATTAGATAATAGGAAATCAAACCTCAGAATATGTTCTCATAGAGAAAATATGACGAATATAAGGAAAAAAGGGAAAATTACTGGAGTTAATCGACTTAGAGATGGTAAATATTCTGCAAGGTTAATGAAAGATTATAAGACACTTGACCTAGGAAAATATGATAGTTTTGAAGAAGCTGTACTAGCAAGGATAACAAAAGAAAATGAATTATGTGGGGAATTTGGTCCAAATAAGGATTTGTTCTATATTCTTGAAACGAGTTCTCCATTAGAAGAATTAATAAAGGTTTTAAAAAATGATACAAATATTACGTAAGCAAGGTTGGAAGTTAAATCCAAATGACAAGGTTGTGAATGCAATATTAAGGAGATGTGAGAAATGTGATGGGTTATGCCCTTGTACGCACGATTCTGAGGATTATGAGGGTAAGGACTTGCATTGTCCTTGTACAGATTATAAGGAGAAAGATGTGTGTGAATGTGGGTTATACGTATTGGATGAGAATTATTTTAAGGATAAGGGAGTATGAAGTATTATAATGCGATGGTGGTATTTGAAGAAATACCGAATGAGATAACGTTAGCGATTAATATAACCAACTGTCCTTGTCATTGTAAGGGATGCCATTCTAAGTTCCTTTGGGATGATGTTGGCACAGAACTTACGGCAGATGAGCTTGATAGGTTGATAGACAAGAACGATGGTATAACAACTGTATGTTTTATGGGTGGTGACGCAGAACCAGAGACAATTAATGCACTAGCTGAATATGTACATGAGGTAAGGCATTTAAAGGTTGGTTGGTATAGTGGTATGGATAATTATTATAAAAACGTTGAGTTTAATTGGTTCGATTACATCAAGTTGGGACACTATGATGAAGAACTTGGTGGTTTGAATAAAGAAACAACAAATCAGAAATTATTCTATATTAATCACGAGAAGCTAGAGAATGGAGATAAAAAACTTGAGTTTATTGATATTACAAATTTTTTTTGGAAAAAGGTGGCTGTTTAGTCACCTTTTTTATATTTATAGTGAAATAGTGTTATATAAGTATGACTTTTTTAAATGAAATATTAGATAGGATAGAGTTTGAGCAGTTGTTAGAGGAAGGCAGAGACCCTAGGGAGGTTCTTCATTATAAATATCAAAATGTTCCTTCTGATGTTATTGACGCAGTTATTGAGATTGACCCCACAAAGAAAAAGAGTTATTCTCAATGGCTTTTAAGCAAGTGGGATAATGAGAGTGATGAAATTACTAGAAATTTGAACAATGGTAGAATCCAAAAGATGTTTCAACACTATAAAGAACATCCAGAGGTGCAAATTCAGCATTGTCCTTCAGTTGAAGCTGGGTTGAGATTTGTCCCAGAGGAGGATACTGTTCTAACCAAGAGTGATGAATCTACTACTACGTTGATGAATAATGGTTGGGTTGAAGAAGTTCCATCAGAGCTAGCTAATGATTTTGACATTGTTTTCGATGAAGATGATTGGATAATTGCCGTTCCTAATACATATGAAGCAGATTGTAAGCTTGGAGAGAATATGTATTGGTGTACTGCTGGTGGTCGTACTGACTTTCGTGGTGGTAGACAATATTATGACCATTATCTAGAAAATGGTGATGATAAATACTATGTTAACTTTGATATGTCAAAGGGAGAAAGCAGACTTGGTAAAGATTATCCATTTACTCGTTATCAGTTCCATTTCCCTAGTCATCAATTTATGGATAAGGATGATGAACCAGTTACATTGACTGAGATTGACATGCCAGATAGTGCCTTTGAATTCTATAGAAGTGAGGGCATTGATGACTCTGATTTTGAGGATATGGAGGCTAAAATAGAACATTATGAGCAAAGAAGATGGGAACACGGATATAGTATAACAGATGACTTGTATCTTTTGCAAGAATATGACGATAACTATGAATACACAGAACCAGATGAAAATACAAGTTTTTATCTTTATGATGTAGATAGAGATGACAGAGACCCAATAGGATGGGAAGGAGTTCCAAATCCAAATACCAATGATGTTATTATTTCTAACAATGAAGATGTTCCTTATGTTATTTTGAGAGGTGAAAGCTCAACATTACTCGCCATTAACGAACAAAACCCTTCTTCTAGTTGGGCTAATTCTAGATGGGAGATGTATCAAATAGCGGAATTCTTAGAGTTACCAAGCGGTCTTGGTGTTTTTGCAGTATCTAATGATTCGAGTCATTTTTTCACTTTTTATTCTCCTTATGGTGAGAATGAATATAAGCATTTAGATGCTACCAATGTAGAAAGTATGGTAATAAACAAAGTTTGTACCCAAGCAGATGAAGGAAAATGGTATAGAATCTTTATTGAGACCATTTGTGATGATTATCATTCACTATTTACTGTTGGCGGTGATAGTAATAATGGGTATGATTTAGACTGCATTGTACATAGAGACACACCTAGAAATGGCGAATACTATATTATCAGCGAAAATGGTATCGTTGAGGGTATGTTTGGTAAATATAGGGCATATGATGATGGAAATCCTTCAGAGGATGGACAAGAATATCCAAATTACCATTTGGAGAGAGAAATTGCAAATGGGTGTTATGTTGTTACAGTAAACGAGAAAGAAACTGACAGTTATGGTGATACTAGTACAAAAACACTAAAAAATATTGTAACACAATGGGGTGGTGATTTATTACTTAAAGAATGGGTAGATGACTTCATTGATGCCAATCAGTTAATAATTGTTGCTGAAAAACAAGATAAATTTGGTTATTTTGACTATAATGGCCAACAAATAGGAGAATGGTATGACAAATGGGGTTATCTTGACATAAAAAAGGGTATTGCTTGTGGTGTTAACCAAGGCAAGAATGTTCATTTCATAGATTTGCAGCAAAAAGACGTATATGCAGAATTCCAAGGATTAGGGAGCAATAGTCCAGTTAACAACAAGGTTGTCGTTGGCGTTTATAATCCACGAATTGCGATGAACACTTGGGTCATATATGACTACGTACAGCGCAGATTGTGTAATGAAGAAATTGAATCAACAGTTAAACTTTATAGTGCAAATAGCCGTTACTTGTATTGCTATTTAAGAAATAGTGAGGAGAAAGCAATATTCGACTTTAAGAAACAAGAATATGTGGCAAGAGGCATTAGTGATGTCACACGACCAGACAGTCACAGTGATTTAAGGGTGTTGCAGAAAATGGATGGTAAATTCAATGTATTTGGATTTAGAGACAAAAGCTATGCAGCAACCAATATAGATGCAGAAGAACTATTACCAAATAATGTTGATAGTATTGTGGAAGCTGAAGAATGGACATATATGATTATATATACCATAAATGGCAAGTATTTTGCATATGATTATAAAACCAATTTATCGCTAGTTAATCCAAATGGCGTTGATTATCCATTGCAACTTAATTACGATAATGGTTGTATAGATTGTTTCAATGGTAGTGGTATTGGATTAGAATTTAGGAAGAACTTTGATAATAATGGTACTGTATTAAAGAGATGGGTTATACAAAATGGTTCTGAATATGGCGGTGGCGGTTCTGAAATTGACCATAATACACCACAAGAGGTTATAAACTTCTATAATCAAGTTGTTGGTCAGCCACAAGTTCAAACGCAGCAACAGCAAGCACCCCAAGGAGAAAATGAGTTGGCTTATTCTGTTGCTGAAGAATTCAAGAAATTAATGAATAGAATTAATGAGGCAAGAAAACTATCATATAGAGAATTTATAGATTAAAAGCGAGAGGCAACATCTCGCTTTTTTTATTTAAAATTTGGAATAAAAAGTTATTTTTTAAATAATTATTAGAAATAATTTAGATGTTAATAATTTAATAAAACACATAAAAAACGATGGCTAAACGTCAGTACTTTGGTATAAAATACCCATTCTTAAGAGATGACTTCCAACATTTTTATGTTGATGTTAATAACAATTTAAATGAAAAAGTTAGGAGTCAATTAATGCATATTGTCTTCACTCCTAAAGGCCAAAGATGCAGAATGCCAGAATTTGGAACAGATTTAATCAAATACATATTTGACCCAAACGAGAATGTGACTTGGGAAGCAGTTAAGAATGAGGTTAGAGACTCTGTGAGTAGATGGGCAACGAATATCACGCTTAATAACTTGCAAGTTGTTAAGAATGAGGAAGATGAGGCAGAAATTTACGTTAGAATAGATTATAGCGTAACAGAAGGAAATAAGGTAACTAATGACAGTGTAGTAGTACAGATATAAAAATGGAAAAAGGTATAAATTATTTGAGTAGGTCATTTGAAGATATTAAGGGTGAGTTGCTAAAGTTTAGCAACAAGTATTATCCAGAACTTGCAGATGATTTCAATGATTCAAGTGTTGGTGCATGGTTTATTGACCTTGTGTCAGCAGTTGGTGATGATTTGAACTATCATATTGATAGAATGTATCAAGAAACCAATATTGATAGTGCAAATCTTGAAAGCACTGTGTTAAATATGGCTAGAACCAATGGTTTAAAGATACCTGGACAGAAGGCATCACTTTGTGAGATAGAACTTAGTTGTGTTTTACCTCCTAGTACTGGTGATAGTATATCTCGTCCAGATTGGAATTATGCTCCCATTGTTCAGCAAACTAGTATTGTTTCTGCTGGAAACTATAATTTCCAATTAACTGAAGATGTTGATTTTTCTGAACAATTCAATAAGAATGGTTTTTCAAATAGAAAAATTGTCCCAAGTAGAGATGGAAATGGAAATATTACTGGATATACTGTTTCCAAGTCTACTATTGTAGTTAATGGTAATTCTAGAGTATATCGTAGAGTTATTAGTTCTACTGATTTAAAACCATTTATGGAAATTGTATTACCAGAAGAGAATGTAATGGAAATTGAATCCATTATATTTAAAGAGACTTCAGATTATACTTCTAGTCCTAGTATTTATGAATATTTTATTGACGCAGAGGAATATAGAATATCATCAAATGCAGTTAAAACATATCGTTTCTTTGAATGTGATTCACTAGCAGACCAATGGAGGTTTGGTACTGAATCTAATTTAACAGATGGCATAATCGATACATTAAATCCAGACAAATATGAGGATTACACTGAAGGAAGTAATAGTGCATCTACTAGAACAACTAGATATTATGTTGGAAAGTGGAAGCCATTAACCCAAAAGTTCATTACAGAATTCACTGATAATGGATATTTGAAGATTATATTTGGTGCTGGAAATGGTTATGAGCCACTGCCAGAGGGTATAAGCACATATGGTGAATATATTATGTCAAGACAAGTGAATAATAACATGCTTGGCATATTACCAAAAGAAGGATGGACAATGTTTGTTTTATATCGTATTGGAGGGGGTGTTTCTACCAATTTAGGACCAGATTCAATTAATAAAATTACTATTGCAAATATTGATTGGGGTGGTAATGTGGTAGAAACTGATGGGACTAGAAGAGGAGAAGTAATCAATTCTCTTAAGGTAACAAATCTGTCTCCAGCGTTGGCTGGTAAGGATGCACCTTCTACGGAAGAGATAAAGGCATTAATGAAATATAATACCTCATCTCAGAATCGTGCTGTTACTGTCAAAGATTATAAGGTAAAATTGGCACAGATGCCCCCTAAATATGGTGCTCCATTCAGAAGTTGTGTGGTTGAAACAAACAATAAGATTGAGATGGATTTATTAGGTCTTAATAATGAAGGTAAATTAGATTCTGCTTTGCCACAAACTCTAGTAGAAAATATAATCGAATACATGTCTCATTATAAACAAATAAACGATTATATTGAAATTAAGAGTGGTAGAATATACAATATAGCCTTTTTAGTTGATTTATTCATAGATAAGAACTATAATGTGGCAAATGTTACTTCAAATGTAATTGAAAGCATCCGTAGTTATTTTGATGTTAATAAGCATGATATGGGAGAAGACATTTTTATTGGTGATTTAGAAAAGGAGATTACCTTGCAAGATGGTGTTATAAGTCTTATATCATTAAGAGCTTATAAGGTTTGGAATGGCGGTTATTCACCAGATAAATGTCCATTACCAACAAAGGTACAAGGAGGAGCTTGTGATGTGGTTACTGATAGTGGATTTATACCAAAAGACCCAACAGCGAATAGCGAGGAAATAGACCTCGATGCAATTGATAGAGTTCTATATTCTGACTACAACTCACTCTTTGAAATTAAGCAACCTAGTATTGATATATCTTGTCGTGTAAAAACTCGTTAGTCTATTTCAGTTTTTGTGTGCTTTTTTTAGAGATAAATTGAAAAAGGAATTATGTGAAAAGCATGGAATAAAAATGATTTATATTGATTATGATAAAGATGTTTTTAAACAAATCGGTGAAAAATTAATAAATGGTTATGGCTTGTAATTGTAAGAAGGCTAGAAATTTTGAGGAAAAATATGGTGTTCCTCAAGAAGAGAGTGTTATGAGGAAAGTTACGAGATATTCTTATAAGGTGTTATTTTTCGTAATTGCAGTTGGATTTGCTATAGTGCTCACGCCAATCATAATGTTATGGGCAGTTTATGCAATATTTTTTGGGAATCATAGAATAGTGTTACCTAAGTTTTTGGGAAAGTATTTAGAAAATGGAAAAAAATTATAGAATACACACAAATATTGTAAGCGATACTGTTTTGAATGTTAATATGTCACAAGACTATGAGTTTCTTAACGTATTAACCATGAGTTTATCTCAAGTAGATGCTTACAGATTACACTCTTCCAATTATGGTGTTATAGTTGGAAGAGTTCTTGCAAATGATGCATTTGGTATTCCAAATGCAAGGGTTTCTATATTCATTGAAAGAGATAAGAATGACCCAACATATATGGAATCGCTTTATCCATATCAAGAAGTGATGGATAAAGACAAAGATGGAAGAAGATACAACCTTCTTCCAAGTGACAGTGACGATGATTGTTACAGAATTGTTGGTACGTTTCCAAATAAAAGGTTAATACTAGATGATAATGTTCAATTAGAAATATTTGACAAATATTATAAGTTCACCACCGTTACAAATAACGCTGGTGACTATATGCTTTTTGGTGTTCCTAGTGGAAATCAGCAGTTACACGTTGACATGGATTTATCTGATATAGGCATTCTTTCCCAAACCCCTACTGATTTTGAATATAAGGGTTATAGTATGACAATGTTCGATAGTCCTAGACAATTTAAGGAAAGTACTAATTTAGATGGTTTGGCACAATTGTTCTCACAAAACAAAAGTGTGTTTGTCTATCCATTTTGGGGTGATATGAACCTAGATAATGGTATTGCGGCTATTACACGCTGTGATGTTCAGATTCAATATAAGTTTGAGCCTACTTGCGTGTTTATGGGTTCAATTATATCAGACAATGAGGGTAATTCAATTGGTCATAGATGTTCACCAAGTGAAGATAATGGAATGAATAGCCAACTTATTGCTGGTGAAGGTACAATTGAGATGATTCGCAAGACACAAGATGGATTGGTTGAAGAATATTCTATCCAAGGAAATCAGTTAATTGATACAAATGGAGTATGGTGTTATCAAATTCCAATGAACTTAGACTTTATAGGCACTGATGAATATGGTAATATTGTACCAACAGATAATCCAAATAAGGGTATTCCAACTAGAACGCAAGTAAGGTTCAGATTTAGTAAACTAGAAACTGGAGACGAGGGGCATTCACGCCATACTGCAAAGTATCTAGTTCCAATGAATCCTACGTTGATTGGGGATAAACCAACAACAGTGGAAAATAGTGAATATATTGAAAAAATGTATACCTTTGGTTCTTCAACACCAGAGGATTGTTTCCGTGACCTTTATTGGAATAATGTATATAGTGTAAAGAACTATATTCCTAAGACCCAAGTTGCACATAGGCCCCATTCGCCTAACTATACTGGTCTGAAAGGTAGTAACTTGGTAGATGACCAAAATCCCGTACCATTTAATAAGTTAAGAATTGACATACCATTTATGTATGCTGTTGTGTGTATTATATTTAATTTAATTGCACTTATTGTATGGTTCATTAACAAATTTATCATTGGTGTAATCAATACTATTATTGACATTTTAAATTCGATACTTAACATTTGCATACCTTTCCTTGGGTGTGTGTTTAATTGGGCGCATATAGGATTAATTGGGTGCATATCATTAGGCGCTGGACTTAGTGATGATAACACTGCATTCTATCCAGGATGTGGTGATGATAGTCTAGACGCATCTGATTGTCCAGAAGGAATGGAAAACTGCAATAAAAGAGCAAGTGTGTCTGTTCTTATGGACTTAGTGCAGCAAAAATTGGCACAAGATTATAAGATTGTTAAGTTAGATTTCTTCCAAGATTGGATTAATGGGTCTCTTTATATGCCATTGTGGTATTGGAGAAAGAGAAGAAAGAAGAGCTTCTTGTTTGGACTGTTCTCTACTCCCGCTAGTAATGAATTCTGTGATTGTAATAGAAGTTATTCTAGAATGAAGTCATATCTTACTTGTAGTTTCATTTATAACAACAAGAAACTTAAATTAAGTAGTGGAAACATCCCAGAAAGTGATGATGAATGGCATCGTGGAAAGTCTCATGCTACTATGGTGGGGTTTTCAAATGGTCTTATTAAAGGTGTGACAAATAAGGATGGCTTGACTGCATATTACTATACGGCATTAAATCCTACCAATGAGGCAATAGGAAAAGGAGTTAATGAGAATGAAGGGTTTGAAGCAATTAGATTATTTGCAACAGATATAATATTATTAGGTAATTTAAATGAGGATAACTTATATGGATTACCTCAATTCTTTAATGCATTGCCATCTACAACTGCTAATATACCTCCAATTGCAACAATACATGATGCAGTAGATGATACTGAAGAAGAAAAAAATTCTAAAAATACATTGTCTGACTCTGGCGACACAAGTGGTCCTTCTATGACAACTGGCATGGATTGGGTTGATTGGGATGAAGGTGGACCTCCTAGTTATAAGAATGGTCTATTCATGAATCTTGAATGTACATATGCTGATACCAAGGCGAAGTCTTGCATAAATGTTGAACGATTGAGTGAGCTTGGAATGAATTTAGATATGTCATATAGTGTACAATATCCCACATCATCTGGTTTTAAGGAAGGAACATTTGAAACTGATGGGCTTATCACCAAGTATGAACTTGATGATACGGAAAATCGTGCAATGTTTGCAACAATGAACCATCTAGGTTTTATTCCACAAACTTATCAAAACAAACTCAGAAAGAATTATGGAAATGATAGTTTCTATACAACACAAGTATTAGACGAAAATACCAATTACTATATACCAAAGTTTAAGTATTTGTATCCAACTGACTTAGATGGAAGAATGAAGGTACTTACTGAACGTTATAAGTATGGTAATTTTAAACAAGTAATGAGTGATGATGCTGATGAAGCATATATTAACTTTAGATTGGGTGACGTTCAAGGTAAATCAAATTTTAATGGTGAAGGACAGTTCTATATAGATGATAATTCTATGCCATTATATAACAACTCATTCTATTTCTATTTTGGTGTTAAAAAAGGTAATACTGCAATTGAGAAGTTTAATAAGATGTTCTCAGCTAGATGTTTCAAAAATACTAAATACCCATTTACATTAGAAATAGAGAAAAGAGGTGCATCATATTGTCCAGTAGAATACAAGAAGGAAGATGATGCAATAGGATATATAAAATTTACTTCAGATGATATTGAAATCCCATATTCATATCGTCTATATACTTCTCTTGGCAAATTGGTTAATTTTGGAGATGATTATGAGACCAATGAATATACAATATCAGCATATACGAATGGTGAACTTCTAGAAAATGGAACATATAACTTACGTGTTGTTGATTATAATGGAAGGTCATTGATAGAAAGAGTCAGATTGGAAATGCCAAAAATAACAATTAGTGCAATAGGCACTCCATTAGGTACTAAATATTATGAAGATTTGGCAAAAGATGCTGTCTCAAAACAAGCTCAGATTGAAAGAATCTGCGAACATTATAATGGCACTATAGAATTCAGTGACTTATTTATTGACAATTATAGATTTGACATTACAAATGTAGAATATGTGACAACTAGTGAAGAACTAGGATACGGTATTGGTAAATTCTATGTATATGGAAGTAATGAATTATTTAAAACAGAATACAAACACATTGCCAATATCTATGTATCAGTGTCTAAAGACGATAATGAAGAAAGCACAAATACTGTTGAACTCAATATAAATGAGTATCTGTGCAGTGATGCATTCTATATGCATCGAGATGGACTTTATGTTACAGATTTTGGTTTAAGAGTTCACACGCCAGCTACGTTTGATATTAAGATTGCACAGATTTGTGATGGTAAAGAAATGGAAGGTGATGAAGAATCATATTCAGCAAACATCACAACACAAGCTGTTACTGTTGATAATGGCGAAAACTTCTATGCTTATCTGAATACAATGCCAGTTAAATTTATGATAGATAAGGGTAATGAATATTTCTATCCACCAGTTACGAATTATGATTCTACTAATTATATGCCGCAATTAAAACATTGGATAGATGTACAAGACCCAGCATCTTATGTGTTCCCAAATGTTGGAGAAACAAAAGTTTGGCAAGATTTCATAGGCGGTTTCGTAGATGAAACCCAATTAACTGATGAGGAAGATAGAATAGAAACACTTTGGACTAATAGACAGAATATTCTTCTTTATAAGTTTGAGAAGTTGTTCAACTTATGTAAAGCAACATATGTAGTTGGACGAGGTGGTGAAAACACCTTCCAATATACTGCCACTGGTGGTATACAGCCTACATTGTATAGGTCATTAACACCTTGTTATGATGATACTGATTTAATTTCAACTAATGTAATATATTCTGATAATAATTCAACAACAGTTAACGCCATATATCCAAATATTGTGGGGTATAACTATAATGACGAAACAAAAGAACAATATAAGGATACAATCAGAATAAATAATAATTACATTAGAAAGATTAGAAATTATATTGGTAATTACTTTGGGGCATTCTCAAGCAATGGCATGTACAATGGAAACGATGAGGGAGATTGTAACATATTCTGTGAAGCAATACCAACGAATGCAACACCAAACTTAACAAATAGATGGAAAGAACTTGGTGACGATGAAGAACTAACAACTGTACCAGCACTAGCATATCAAAGTGGCACTGATATTTGCAAACACTATACAAACCCATATTTTAGGGCAATGTTTGTTGACAGAAGACTTGATTATGACCTTGTTGCTCTAGGACCTTTTGGACCTGATAGATGGCCGTTAAAGCTAGTTGAGGCACTTTCATCAGACACTTCAAATGAGAGGGTTGATATTGAACTTGGTAATCCAAGACCAAATGGTGGAGGAAATGATACTCCAATAGTAATTGATGTTACAGAAGACCCAACAGTAGACTCAGCAGATTTGAAAACAGCAAAAGAAGTAAGTGATAAAAAGGTTCAAAATGTTGCTTTGTTTGGGTATTTCTATAATGGCATTGAAATGTCATATGAGGATGAAACTTATAATGTTATATCTAGGACTGAGATAGATGAAAACACTAATGAAGAGATACATTATAATTATGAATATGACTATGTTCTTACTGAAGATAAGGCAGATGCTATCTTGACACCTAGCTCTAATCTTACTACCATTAAGAGATATTATGAGGCTAAACTTGGTACAGCAAATATTGTAAATTATTTTGTATCTAGTGAAAATTATTTAGGTAACCAGTTCTATATCGATAAGTTTGGAAATAGAACTATTCAAGATGATGAAAAATTTGCACTAGTGTATACTACTAGTGGTCCAGTTAATGGTTGGTTTAGTGGGGAAAACTATCCAGCAAAGAGGTATATCAACTTCCGTGAAATTGATGCAAACAATGAATTACGATTAAAGGTTTCATCTTGTAGTTTTAATATCAATTTAAAACCAAATTTTGAAGCAAATGAATTTACTGGAATTGTATCAAGAGGAGAAACTCTAGATGTGAAACTTAAGTTTAATCAAACATTAGTTCCACCACCATTGTGGTCAACAACTATGCCAAATCCTAACTATAATATTAAAAAGAATATTGCAGAACTTGATTATGGACACTTTAACTATCATATTAATGGATATGATGTTAAATCTAATTCTAGTGCATCTGGAACCGAATATGTTTATATAGAAAAAATTGGAACTTTGTTTGAATATCAAAGAGACACCAATGGTAAGTATGATGTTTATGTGTCTGTACCAAGATATGTGTCAATTGGAGATTTAACCTTTATGAAAAAAACACAATCATATGACCCATCTATGATAGAAGAATGGTGGAAAAAATTAAGGAAAGCGGCTATTATACAGCCATCCTTCTTAAAAAAAGATGAAGGTGAGGAATATGGCACTTATGGCGAAAACTCTGATGGGTACATAACAATGAATGGTCATGAGATTAGCATTTCTGATGGAGCGTTTAGAAATATACACATAAGCAATCGTGGTTTTAGTAATAGGACTTGGCATGACAATGATAAAGGTAAGGGTTTAACAGTACAGCAAATGTATGAGAACAGCCAAGGTGATAAAGAAGTTAGTGCTATAAGTTATACATATAAAGCTTTAATAGATTCCTATTATTCTCAATGTGGTGGCTTAGTCTATCAATATGATGTTGGCAGTTTAACTGATAGTAGTTTAATTGTGTATAATAAAGACATTAGCTATTATATGACTGGTGAAAACTATCTTGGAATGTGTTATAAGAAAAAATATGTTGCAAAGGGAGAAACTAAGTTAAAAAATAGTATCGTGTCATATGAATTTACCAAATTCTATTATTGTGGACCTTTAGAAGTTGAGTATAACATTGTAAATGAAGGAGGAAATATAACAATTAAACAATTTGATGTTTATGAGACCAAAAAAAGACACACACAATATGGAGATGTTTTTGATAGAGGTAGAAAAATAGAAGGTACAATAAGTGCCAATATCGTATTTGAAGTAAATGTTAACTATATGCATATAAGTCAAAGATATTACTTTACTCAAACATTGTCTATTGGGGAAGCTAGTACAATTACGTATGACGGTGTATCAATCCCAATAATTGTTGTTGGTCATAAGTGGGTTATAAATATAGATGACATAAGATTGACTGAACTTTTTGTTTATTTAACAACAGACGATAATATTAGATATAGGTTTGCATTTGGAGAATCTAACATTTAAAAATCAGTAAATAATGGATAATAAAATATTTTTACAAGGGTTTAATAGTAAGAAGTCTGTAAACACTAGTGAGGGACTAAACGTCAGACTTGTGGGTAAAAGGAGACTTTTACCCACAACTGACATGTCTGAAACTATTAGTCAGAGCGATGTCTACAATGAAGAACGTAAAAATTGCAACAAAATACGTCTAACTTGTCAAGTTAATCCAGTTTGTACAAATGTTCTTTTTAACTCTATTACTGAGATTGTTAAGGATGAGGGCAGTAGCGAGGTGTCTTTTCTGAATTACAAGGTTCTTAGTGGAAAGATTGCAAATGATGAAGATGTCATTAGTGATAAGATATATTACAAAAATAATACTATTAGTGGTTGGGTAAATAATAATTTTGGAACTCTTGAACTTATTAGAGACACTCAAATTACTAATGATGAATATGTTTATCATTGTGGAAAAGACATTTTTAACAATCATTTAATTAGAAGTAATACATTTAAGGCTATTTGCAGTAAAGGCTCAGATACAACTGATATTGCTAATTTTAATACCATAAGGGATGATATGCGTAATGCTGAGGGTGGAAGAGTAAAGGAAAGGATATATTATCCAGTTGATAGTGGTTTTGTTAATAAAGGTAGAACTCCAACCAAATTGCATGTCTATAAATCTGATGATATATATTCATTTGAAGATTGTGTTGAAAATAGGCTAATAAATAATTTTACTGGTTGGGTTGGTTTTAAAAATAAAGCCAAAATATCAACTTATAAAGATTTTTGGAATGATGATTTCCCAATGCAAATCAACAAACCTATAATGTATATGAACGGTGGTGATTTTGTTGATATGTATCCAGATAGAAGTTTATATTCATTCGTTCCTAAATACAATCCTTATAGAAATAGAATAGAGAAGAATTGGAATTACTGTCTAACTTATCCTAGTTCATCAATTACTGAACCATTTACTGATATTATACAACCCAATAATAACTCATTAAAGGTATTATATTTCAATGAGAATACAGTGTCAGATGGCGGTGTAAAACAATTGGTAATATATAGCATTGCAAAACATGGTTTATCCAAAGGTGATTATGTCAATATATATAATACTATAAGTGGAGAAACCTCGTTAATCTTGCAGAATGCGGAGGTTACAACCATTGTAAATGATTATATATTCATCGTATTTTCAGATGTTCAAATAAGCAAGAATTGGATGGAAGTGTCTAGTGAAGATTCCACAATTAACATTAATGATGATACATATGTCCTCAATGGCTTATATTATATCAAGAATGGTGAAGAGGATGGATATAAGTATTATGTGATAGAAGATAAATACGTTAACTTAGATGATGATGCCCAAGAATTGTCATATAAGAAAGTTGTTAGTGGAATAGAATGTGAGTATTATGTAAGGATATTTTCAAAGATACCAAATTTCAAGTTTGCAAGTGCCGATACTTCAAGTGAATACGCATTATATAAAGATAATGGTAAAGTAATAGATGAATATCAAGATAGCAAATATGATTTTGAAAGCCATCCTTCAAGGCTTGCATTTGCTAAGAATATATATTCTGATGATATTGGCGAGATTGTCTTTACTGATGATATAGATATATCTAATTTAAAGGATAATTTAGGTAGACCATTATCATCTATATATCTCACATTTGTTAAGAATAACAAGGGATATAAAGAGTGGTATGGATTCGGCTATAATACAGAAAATCCTTGGAGTGAAACAATGATAACTAGTGAAAATGTTGAATTTTCTCATTGTTTTGGTAAGATTACTTGTGGTATAGAAACTAGTGAAGAAACTAGATTCAATAATGATATTAACTCAATTAATCGAATTAATAATAACACATATGATAAAACAACACCAAGAGGATATAAGGTATTCGATAGTGATGATACTGAAATAGATTTTGGCGCTAATAAACACTTCTATGGAGACTTATGTTATTATGATGGATATCACGCAATTGAAAGGGTTATACAGCCAATACTGCATAGATTCAATACAGCACAAAGGGAATCAAAGGATGCAGCATGTAATAAAATTTATAAAGGCAAGGATGCAATGTACTTCGAAAAATTCTATCACGATGAAATTAGGTCTGATGATTACGACACTGCAAGTAAATTTAGGGTAGCAACACAAAAATATGATGAACTTTGTAATGAGAAACATGAGGGTTATTATTATAATCCACATTATGAGATAAAAATTAAATCGTTTGATAAACTGCAAACAGCTATGCCAGATTTCTTAAGTGTTGTTAGTTTAGTTATCAGAGGTGAAACCACTAAATTTACAACACTCCAATATCATTATCTTTCAATTGGTGATAAGACTGTGATATATGACAAAACCAAAAAGAAATATTATCATTGTATAACTGTTAAGGGTAAGGATGACGATTATCATACATATACGTTTAAAGCATATGATGAAAACGGAAAATTCATAACTCCAAATGAAGTTTTCAAAAACGATGAAGGAGGAATGAGACCATTAAGAGAATTTAAGGTTTTCAAGATGGATAATTTAAATATTCCTAGTTATGCGCAAATACTTAAGGATGGAACTTGTAGGTTAATATGGCGTAACATTGTCAATAATGGGCTAAACATGAATGATGATACTATTGAAGAATATCCATTCACAAATGGCGCATTCTATATTAATAAAAGGGTTGATATTTATGTTAAGAGACAAGACCCATATGAGGTGTGGGGATTATATTCATATGGCGATATAAGAGGTGCTGAACTATATGTTGGAAATGAAGATAATTATGTAAAAGACAAAGAAATAGAATGTTAAACTACAGAATAAAACTTACAGATGGAGATATAAAGGCTGAAGAGTTGGTTTGGAGGGAGAAATATCTTTCTTCAGACCTTTCTTTTATTACTGGAGTTACCTCTCAAGATTATCACTTGGAGAAATTTAATAAACTAGCTGTCTCAAACACTAGTCTATCTACACCAAACAATATTCTTCAATTGGAAAGCAAGAATGTTAAGCGCCAAGGCTATGCAGTAATAATTGATAAGGAATATGCAGTAAATAGTGGCACTGTAATTGATTATTCAACCGAAGATAGTGGAACAACAATTGAGTACAAATATATTTTTCTAAATGGTAAATATTACTATTCTGACAGTGCTGATACATTCCAAATTGATAATTGGCTTGTTGAGTCTGGGAATATCGTTGTTGAGACATCAATATCTGTTAGTGGTACAAGTGCAGTTACAATAGACACAATTGCTTGGATAGAAGATGGAAAAGTTGTTATTGATGGTAATGAATATATTTATGATTTTGAAAGAGAAGGGCTAAAATACTTCGATGATGGTAGAATTCTTTTTCCATCAGAAATAACTGCTTGCGAGGACATTGAATTTAAGCCATATGTTGATTATGTAACTAAGTTTAAACTATTAAAAGGAGAAGACATAGAAGAACCATTTGAAGCAATATCATTTGTAAAGTATTATTATTTTATAAAATATAAAGATGAATATTTAAACATCTATAAGGTGGGTGATTATTTTTACTATGATATTCCAAAATATCTTATGGATGGGTCTGAAGATTTATCTCCAATTAGTGGTAGAGTATTCTATGCAAACGACACAAATGTTGATGCTTTAACTGAGGATATTGAGATTAGTGGCAGAACATTTGATGCATTAAGAGAAAACACGTGTTATGTAAGAATAGAAGGTACTACATTTTTTGTCGAGAATGAAGTGTTAAATGCAAACGAGGGTAAAGAAATTGCAATATATTTGGAAGATGGAGAGAATACAATTAATATTGGTGATAGATTGTGTTTGGTGAGAACTTTTGAGGAGAGGTATCCAGAGGAAATGCATACCATTAACGAAGAATTTGTCATCTATGGGGAAACAAAATACAAAGTCGAGCCTAATATTTGTGATAGAGCAATAATAAATGGAAGTGAATTTGATATAGACTATATTAATGGAAAGACTGAAAGCGCAGATTGTCTTGTAATGATTGATGGTGAAGCTGTTCCAATGGAAATCATTAAAGAGGAAGAAAACTTTAAATTAAAACGTTATGGCAAAGTTATGACACCTATTGAAGAATCTATTGGATTAAGTCCAACTACAAACCCTTATGTGGCTAGAGATGCTAGATATGATATTTTACAATATAGCGGAGTTACAATAAATGGAAATAAATATAGAATAGAAAATGAAAGTGGTGAGACAAAATATATTATGATGGATTTACCAAAAGAATATACTTTTGTCGTATCAAATATTATTGGAAGTTCTATGTTGATTTGTAGTCCATATTTATCTTTATTTGACTATAATGAAGAATTTATAGATGAAATGTCAAGATATATGTGTGATGATGTGGTAACTAATCAAGTTCATTTTTCTGTTTATGGTAAAAATAATGTTTTTGGAAATAGGGAAATAACCAAAGAACTAGCATTTAATGTTACTAATACTCCAATATCTAGTGATGACTATTTCAATTTATTTGATAATTTTACCATTTATACAAATAATGGTTATATACATATTCCTTTATCTTTAAATGCGCCACAAGGCGGTAATCCTTTATTGGATGATACCGTACAAAGAGATTTCTTTGAAGCAAAAAAGAAAGAGGCGATAAACCCAATAATCGACATGGAAAAGGATGTTTATATACCAAAATCATTTGAAGGGGGCTATAATGGTTCTAGTACAGATTTTAAAGAAATAGAGGAAATAAGAATAAATCTTCATTTCAGAACTAGAAATCTTGAGAATTGGAAAATTATTGAAGATGGGAACTGGTTCATTACAGATTATTTCCCTTATGAATTTGAGAACCATTCAGATATAAGTAAGTCTATTTTAAATAAAGTTTGGAATCATTCTGACTTGGTTGGTCTTTTGAATTTTACAAACAATGACGTATATTATCAGAAATCAAAAATTGCTAAATCTTTTCTAAGATTAAGTTTCTATGATAGTACTGATAAACAAAATCAAACGTTATTGGCAACATCTACTGTGTTTATGGATGAACATAGAATGTTTAAAAGATATGTAGATAATTCTAGAAAAAATGAAAATAACTTTATAGCAGTTAATTCAAATGATGAAGTAAAATTCAGAAACAAAATTTCAGTAAATAGTGAGCTTTACAACGGAGAAATTGATGATGAAACAGAATATAATTATGAAGATTTAGTAATTGATGATGACCATAGAATAGGTTCTGAGTTTATCATTAAGAATAAATACGAAACTGATACTTCATCAGAGGGATATTATTTGTATATCTTTAGAGAATATTCAGAAAATTTGTCACCAAAACCTATTTATATGAAAGTTGAATTTAACCATGCTGGAATAGGACACATAATTCCATTTACAATACCAATGCTATGGAGCGAAAACGCAGATTCTAATGGCTATATTTATCCAGAATCAGCATTAACGCCAGCAGATTTAGATGTTCTTAAAAACGGAACTAATCTAGAAGATGCGAATGAACAAATGTATATTCCATTATATGCCGTATATGATTTTAAACATAAAGAATATGGATATGTATTTGATAGTAGGTATGTAACAGTAGAAGATGGAAATATAACCATGAACTTGTTTGAAATGAAATTCAATGAAGGTAAAATACCAGCTGATATTGATTTGAGTACAAGAACTAATATTCTTAAAGGCGTGACATATGGAACACAACCTACAGCGAAAATAAATGTTAATACAAGTCAGTTCCCATCTCACGATAAAAAATGTGGTGAATAAAAGACATGAAAAAAATACAAAAAACAATTTCATTAGAGCCAATGACTAGCAGATTACCTAGTGTATGGCCAGCATATAAAGATAACAAATTATATTTCTTCGATGACAATTCTATCAAAGAAAGACAATATGAATACCCTAGTAACTATGGTATGATACCATTATCTTTCTCATTTAGCAATTTCAAATCTAAGAATTATAATCTTGAATGTAATAGTGCAGATACTATATCATTCGAAAGAATAAGTGAATGGTATGCTTTCTTTAGAAAGTATTATCATTTGCTTAATGATGCTGGGCATTGTGGTAAAATTTATTCTTCTGCAACTGAATATTATGATTATGAAATCAAAACAAGATATTCTGACGAATTGATATATGGAAATGAAATAGAAACATATGAAGAATTAGATGCAAAATTTGATGAAATTGGTGGGAATAGTTTCTATGAATGGTTGTGTAAAAACGTGATACCAACATATATAATATTAAGTGGGTACACAGAATATTGGAAAACAGAAACGTTGTTTTATCCAGATGTAATTAAATGGATTGGCTGGCTTAAACAAAGAGAATATTATGAAACTGAAGCAAACTTTACAAGTGGTGACACTGAGCATTGGAATTGTAAAAACAGTGGTATAACAGATTGCTGTGATTGCGAGGAGTATTTTAATCGTGGAGGCAAGAGAACATTAGATTCAATGCTTGAATGGTATAATGCTGTTCAAGACAATATTGCAATAAACAACTCTAAAGTCAAAAATGATGAAACACTTAGGAAATGTCTAATTCCAAGTTTAATAGACCAAATCGAATTAGAAAATTCTTTAGAAAATATTGGAGAATATTCAATACTGTCACCAGAATATGAATTAGGAATAGATTATCGTGGGGCGATTGACTATAATGCGAGTGGGAACACAAAAGGCGGCACTACCGTAATCGTAGATGGGAAAACTATGATTCTTAAAAATGAGGGAGGTATGGGATTTTGTTTCTCACAATACTATATGGATAAATTCTATAACAGTTTTGAATGGGAAGATTACACCAAACTATATATTAACGCTAATCCACAAGAATTTGTTTCTAGCGCATACACATACTATGCTTTTGATAATGATGATAGATTTTATAGTGCAAGCACTAGCGGTGATGTGATTTCTGCAATGTCAAGTGGCGAATCTTATTCTATAATTGAAACAGATGCCATATTGTTAGGCAACACTATAATTCAAGTTGAGAAGACTGAATATGGAACATATAGTGTACCTAATGACTACTTAAGTGGAAGGACATACTTTGTTTATAGGGAAAAAGAAACGAATACACCATATACCCTAATTAATGGTAAAAAAACATATGGTGAATGGTCTATAGAAGACAATTCCTATCATTTTCCATTCTTTGACACGAAATATGGAAGAAAACCAAACGATAATGAATTGAGTTTTATTACATATGATGGAAATGCTTTAATAGTAGAAGACAGTGGAGTAACTATCAATGGTGTTGACTATATAAGAATTGATGGCTATTGCTATGATAATGATGGACATATATATTATGTCTCAGGTACATCAATATTAGACGAAAGCCTAAATGAAACAGAAAAAGCAACCATAAATGAAAGTGATGATAAAGTATTGTTTGATGCATATAATGAAAATGTTATAATTTATAATGCAGCAGAATTAACTGGACGCACATCATCAAAACTCGCTTCTTTAGCAGCCACCAATACATTAGTTGATGACGTTGGAAATAAGATAAATGGCATTTATAAAATCACTAACAATAATAAGTACAACCATCAACCATTGGCAGAAACAGAACTAGAACCAATATATCAAGTTGGGAACGTTTCATTAATAGGAAAATTCAAACTTACATCTGGCATAACTGAAATTGGAGATAGCGCTGTAAACTATTTTATAGGCAATATTATTACCAACATGGAATTCTACTATAAAGACATAGAAGGTAATAAAACTAATGCATCTGCTGAATGTACTAGCGAAATATCATCTTTATCAGCAATTACACAAGCAACATCTAAAATGAAAGCATCAGCTAATACTCTAATGTTTGATGACTCTTTATATTGCGATATGAAGTATTATATTGGAGCAACATTAAGTAGAAATAAAGGCGAATCAGTCTATAGATTAGCTGAAAATATGAACTATGGAGTAGAATATAATGAAACGGTTAAATTCGTTAAAACTCCAGTTCAATATCAATTAAGAACAAAAACAAATGGATTAATTATACCAAGTGAAGAAAATAATCCATTAAATCATTCAATTAGTTATATCGTCTATACATATGAACTTGAACAAATAACCGAAGATATAGTACATGATGCATATGGTACAATAACTAAAGAACCAATGGCTATTTTTAAAACAGAAATAAACCTTATAAATGAAGATTTAACTTCTAATTTTAGCAAATATTCTGATATGAATGAATATAATGGAATAAATGTTTCACCAATATTTAAAGAAGAATATAAATTAGGTATTTCTTCTATGGAAAAAGTAGAAGGTGATATTTATATAGACAGAGGCATAAATGCAGCATTTGAGAAACATTTAAAGCTTGGTGAGGTAACTAGCTTAGAAGCACTAGAAAACTTTGGGAATAATTTTTTCAATATAATGAATAATTAAAAAACAACAATATGGGAAGTATTGGGTCTTATGGGTTAAATATCCCAGTATATATTAAGGATGGAGATATTGCAGATTTGGTCGATATATCTTTCTGCTATCACGAAAATAGAAGCTTTGATTCATTAAATAGAACCTCTTTTAAAAAATTGGATAGTTCAATACTAACCGTAGCAAAAAGAGATAGTAATGAAGATTACGTAGATAATTACGTTGAGGGTATGTATAACCTTCAACTGCCACTTAGTGAATTCAATAAAAAAGGATTCTATACCGTTTTTATAAAACCTAGAGAAATAAAAGCAGTAATCACCGATGTTGGTAATCTAACAGCATTCCCAGAAGTGAAAGGACTAGTGATAGATACAGAACAAATAGATAACGCCTATACACGAACAAAAGCAAGAAAAAATAATGAACTAGTAGGCTATAGAATCATTTATCTCGATGAAAGCGGTAATAGACAAGACTATTATAGAATAATAACCTCATCGAATAAGTGCGAACCCGTAATTAGTTCACCATCATCTTCTAGTGATAAATCATATACATATCGCTATGAGGATAGCTCTAGCTTGACATTTATAACTGTTTCACCTTCATCAGCTCCAACATTTAAGAGTAATTCGCTGCCGTATATTGGAAAACCAACACAACGTATATTGCTTGTAAATACACTATTCGAACCGATTCAACTCGATATAGAATTAACCACTCATGATGCTGACACAATCAGTTATATGTTAGAAAACAGCCAGCTTAGAGACCTTGATAATGGCTTGGTTACAACGTATAATGAAAACGATGAGATATATAGTCAAAGTGAACATTACACTCTGAAAGACCAGTATACGGGAAAGCCTGTCTTTGAGGTTAAGCGTAACAAGGGTAATAACATAGATTTCTCACAAACAATTGACAATAAATAATGGCGAATTATATTAAGTCACATAGCAATTATGTCTTGCAACAGAAGCATCAAGACATTAAAGATGGAACGATATTTGAGAGAGACATCACAACGATTGGTGGTGTTGACCAGTTTGCTCCTGGGCATACTCCAACTTATCGTTCCAATAATTTCATTATAACAGTAAGGAATGATGGTAAGCCATCTAATCAGCACAATAGTGAAAAGTGGCAAGAGAATGAGAGTGGAACTATATGGACACTAGAAACGATTAGTGGAATGTCAGCATCTAATGATGATGAAAATGACACCAAGATTGTTTTAAAGCAAGACTATTATGACCTTAATGACTTTGCTTATTATGGTTCTTTGACTGAGTTGTTTAGGGCTTCTGTAACTGATATATTGAAGCGTTTTCCAGGAGAATTATATATTTCTTCTTCTCAAACCAATGCTTATTATACTTCAGCAATAACTGTTGATTTTGAAAGAATTGAAGAGAGAAAACAATTAGGTGAAGCTAATGTTACTAATTATGTTCATAACCCATTTGGTATAAACATATATAGTAAAGTATTACCTAACGATGTTGACCCACTGAAGTATTTTGCAAATGAAGGGTATAAAAACTATGAAATTAGTAATAGTGAACAATCTAGTGGTATAAGTTCTTGGGTTGTAACACCACTCAGTTCAAAAATATGTCCAGGGAAAAGAATAGCAAGGGTAAAGTTAAATGATGAAATTATAACAATAGATGTTTGGGTTGGAGATAATAACGAAATTATCTATTTGTCAAATAAATCTGGGTATCATATTCGTCCAAAGAGGGAATTGCAATTCTTGGATAAGTTCTATAATGAGTGTGATAATTTCCAAAAGCTCTTAATGAATGAGGACACTCATTATAAGGCAGTTTTTTCTGTTATACGTGAGAATGACTATGGTTATTATAGAGAGTTAGTTCCATTCCAATTCCCAATTGGAGAAGGTGGGTATAACATTGATGCATCAGATTATGGTTTCAATGATTATACGCAGAAGATGGTTGAAATTGGTGAGTTCTATGATGAACGATTCACTGATAACTTATGGCGTTCAATGACACATGAAGCAATCAAGAACTTTGATTGGACATATACTCGTGAATATAATGAAGGTGATGAAGAGGAATATGTATTCGGTGGTCAAAGAATCCAAAAGGCATTAAGGATATTTGGTAGGGAATTTGATGAAGCCTTATCATATATTAACAATATCAGATACATCAATAGAGTAACATATGATGAGAGAAGTAACTTGCCAGATTATTTCCTAACAGACGCTGTTAGAGATAGTGGGTGGGATGTTAAACTTATTTATCCTTATTCCCTTACTGAGGAAACAATATCTGGGATGGTAAGTGATTATAGTGAAGAAAGTCAGTTAATAAACTATTTTGAAGGTAATAAGATAGTAAGAAAGTTTTCACAAAATGCCAAAACCACATTAAATCCATACACTAAGGAATCATTGGGTGATTTGAAGAATGGATATTTCATTATGTGTTATGATTCAAGATACTGTAGTGGTGGTACTTGTGAATATTTGTATATTGATGGAGAACAAATGGGAAGTGGCGCAACATATGTGCAGCCATGTGGTGTAGACGCAGGAAAATTTGTGTATCGAGTTGCCAAAGAAGATGAAGTCATTTTATCGGGAACAAATAGGATTAAATCATATACAGATGAGAGTAATTGGACTTTCCAAAGGTCAAATAATGAATTTTTGAGAAGGCTTAAAATCAATTCTCCTTATATTTGGAGAACAAAGGGAACTATCGATGGAATAGAGATGATTCTTGGAATGTTTGGTCTTAAGAGTGAAAGGTGGACTAATGAGGTTAAAAAACATTCTTGTGAAGCCACTTATGAACCAGACTTTAGTGTTACAGAATATACTTCATTTACTCATAGAATAGAGGAGACTTGGGATGCTGTTCATCAAGACTATAGAATTAATTGGATTAACTCAACAAAGACTACTTCATATGACAATAGATTTATATCTAACTATAATAGGTATGGACTTGATAATGGAAGAATACAGTATCAAGGAATTCCTGTAGCATATAGAGATGAATATTTAAGCAAAGGAAATGATGCTTATTTAAGTGGATATACTAGAAGGGATGGTTCTAAAATTTTAAAGAGGTATTTATATCCTAGTTTCAACTCTAATGAACAATTGGATGGTAATCCATATTATCAAATGGATGGTGGGTGGTTATCAAAGATAATATCTTCTGATGTTAATAAATATAACTTCCAATTTGATGTTGATGATAATATAGTTTATTCAGTTTATCCTAGTGGTGAAACATTATATAAGGAAAGTGTCAGAAATATAAGAAGAGTTGATGATATTAATGGTTTATTATCAATTCCTACATCAAATCTACATAACGGTGTTATATGCTATGTAACAAGAATTGATAAAGATGCTGCTATGATTGGAGGTGTAGTATATCCAGTCAAGAAGGAATGGAATGGTAGTGGAGAAAACAAATATGTGTCCTTAATTAAAAGTGATGGGTTCATAAGAGTAGGTGATAATAATTTCTTTGATACTGATATAATCGTATATGATAAGGATGGAAACCCAACAATGTATGATATTGAAGAGAAATCTGATGGTTATGAATTAAAGGCATATATAAATGATTGGGATGGCTGGGATGCTGATAAAAAATTTATTTGTCAGCAAGATGAAGATGGCAACTATTCAATATCTAGTTTCTTCTTGTTTAAAGATTGGGATAGAGAAGATAAACCATATACCAACTATTTTGTATTAGATGATATTAACTATGCAAGTGAAATATCGGTATATAGTAGCGAAATTAGTGGCTATACTAGTGGTTGGAGAAGATTAACAGAGGATGATGAAGAATACATAAAGATAAATACCATTATTAACTATTATGAAGGTAATAATCCTCATAACGGAAATATGGTATATGATAATGGTCATGAATACTTCACATATTTCAATAGAATCTTCAAGTATGCTGCTGATAATGAACTATTTGACACTAGATGTTATGATAAGGATTTCTATACATATTTGGACGAGGAAATTAATCTATATGGTTTCAGTGGATTAATTGAATCAAGCGAAACAATTGTTCAATATGATAAGTTCTTAAATGAAGATTCTAAAATCCATTTCTTTGGAAACTATAAAGCCAAAAAGAATGGTGATTCAGCTACAACTATAGATAAAATATGGATATATGGAGAAGATTCAGAACGTATAACTTCTGGCTTTAACTATATCTATAGCGGAGAAACATCAAATATCAATAATTATATTCTTTCTGATTCTACTGGGTGGTTAGAATCATACAATCCATATAGTGGTCAAACTCTTAGTGGAACTGTAGATGAAGTCACCAATCAAATTCTTAATAACAAGAGATTCTTAATAGATTTCAAATTGCATAATAAATGGTATACTAGAGAAGGTTTAGAGGAAATAAAATATATTGATGACATCGTTATGAATTATTTAACCCAAATGATTCCATCGTCAACAATTTTACAGATTCAATATACGTCAAAATAAAAGAAAAAGCTGATTAGAAATTAATCAGCTTTTCTTTATCTTCCTCAATATCATTGATATTATCTATCTCAATATCATATAACCCATAATCACTATCAATATCTATAAATTCATATTTCATTGTTTCAACATCCCATACGGCAAAACCGTGTTGAGATACTGTCTCTCCATACGTTTGTTGAATTAAAGAACCTGGATATACAATTTCAGCATCTCCCCTCTTCAACACTTGACGTTTATGAAGATGTCCAGCCATCACACAATCACATCCCTCAAAGGCATCACCATCTAAACCACTATCTGACACATAACCATTGTTCAATGTAGAACCAATTACTTGACCATGAAATAAACCAATAAACCTTGAATTTGGATGAGATTCCTTTATTTCTTCAATAGTAGTTGGACGTAAGAATTCCTCATATATTGAATATAAACACCATACCACGTTATTGTCTATGGCACAACCACTCTTATAATCAAGTTCCGAATCTAGGAATATGCAATTACTAAAGTTGGCTGTATCAAATAATGCGGTTAGAGTGTCTGTACGTGTTTGATTTTCAACAATTAGGTCGTGATTACCAGCTATTACGATAACCTTTGCAATCTCTTCAAGTTGTCTTAAGAAAAAACTAGCAAATACAATTAACTCATTTGAAATGTTGTTCTTGTTATTAAATAAATCTCCGCAAATTACAATACGAACTTCTTCTTTTTTGTAGCCTTCTACAGTTTTTTTACATTTTTCAATAAAGTTCTCTAAAATTTCACCATATTCCTCTAGGCGTTGAAATTGACGTATGTGGATGTCAGCACATTGTATAATTAATTTTACCATAATTTATTATTTTTTGCAAAGATATATAAAAAAATATTAAAAAACAAATATATTATAAAATAATATTAATAAATTAAATATTTATATATAATTAAAAATATTAAATAATATATATTATAAAATAATAGTAATTATGACTGAATGTCAGAGAATAATAACTCTTGGTTATCTTGATAGTTTCATTAACGGATTGATTCAATCTAGTGCTAATGGAACTATTCTTTCTGTCAATTACGGTGGTAAATCAGCAACTTATTGTCCAACTTATTCTGAATTGACTGGAGGAACTTATATTCAAGTTTCTTCTCAGAATACGTCCCCAAACTTGGATACTGATGGCATCTTTGTTAATGGTACGTATACTAATAATCAGAATGTAAGGCAACAAGACTTATATGAAGATATACAAGATATAGTAGTTTAACAATTGGAGCAAACCAAACTACTAATATATCTGCATGTGAAACTGCTGTTACTCTAAACTATACATTGACATATACAAGATATGAGAAAAAACTAACTGGTAGTAATTGTGAAAGTAGTACAACAACAAACACTGCTGCCACAGATGCAATTTCTTCCGTTGCATGGAGTCAAAACCCATCAATAGGTACAATAGCTTATCCAACATTTACTATTAATAAGAACAACACTACTTCCAACAGAAGCACTAATGTTGTTGCAACCAACACTTTTAGAGGAACAACTAATTCTAGTAACACAATAACGTTAACACAAAATAGTCTTGGAGGCGCTTGGGAAAACATTGGTACAAGTTCGCAAACTCCAACATATAGTGACTTTACATTAACAGTGTATGAATTTGGGTGCGATGGTGGAACAGCAGTTGGTACTCTAAAACAAAGTATCAATATTTATGACATCCAACAGTTTAGAGATACTTGTGGAGATGTTAGTGGAACTACTAGAACCGTTTTCAATAGAACTGAAACTGCAAGTACTCCTTGGAGTGAGGCTGTTGCAAAAGCAGATTGTACTGATGCAACATATGTGAGTGGGGGACAATACCATAGACATTGGTTTCCTCAAGCTAGTGGTGTTACAGCTAATAAGGAAATAGACCAGACGTGTACTTGTAGTTCTTGTACTTGTTCCCTATTTACTTTAGGTGCTAGCCAACTTTCTTTCAATAGTAACGAGATAACTGCTAAAAGTGTTACATATACTGCAAATACTTGTATAAGTAATATAAGTGTTTCTGTCAACAACACACACTTCTTAGTAGTGTTAGACGCAAGCAATAATAGAGTGACAGTAACCCCAAACGGTGAAAATACTGGAACTACAAACCAAACAGGCACAATTACAGTATCTTATATGGCAGACTCAACATCTTGTATGTCAACATTTGCAGTTGTTCAGTTAGCCAAGGTTTGTACTTGTGATTCATTATTCTTAGAAGGTAGCTCTATAAGTTGGGCTGGTGCTAGCACAGAAGAGAAATATATGAGATACAGTGCTGAATCTTGTATCAAGAATGTGCATTCAAGCGTTAACCCAAATACTCATTTTATGACTATTGTCAATCAAGACAATAAGATGATTTATGTACAACCAACGAGTTCAAATACCGCATTAACAGAAATAACTGCAACGGTCACAGTTTCCTATGAAACTAGTACTACAAGTTGTACAAAGACATTTACTGTTAAACATGAAGGAAAGGATTGTGATTGTACTTCAATGGCGTTAGATAATGACCAATTGACTTGGGATACTAGTGGAACTAGTGTACAAACTGTAGGTTATACAATAGATGATTGTATTTCTGGAATTACTGTATCTAGTAACAATTCACATTTTGTAGCAAGTGTAAACACTGGAACTAAACTTATAAGTGTCAACCCAGTTTCAGCAAATACAACATCAGATGATATTATTGGACGAGTTAAAGTTAACTATAAGAGTCGTGAAAAGGATTGTAATCAATTCATTGATGTGACTCATAAAAAAAAAATAGTAACTTGTGATTGTAATTCAGCTAGTGTACCACAAACACCTTTAACTTTTGCATCAAGCGATAGCGGAAGTACTAGAGCACAAAATGTAATAGTATCTACTGCAAGTTGTATAAGTGATATTTCAGCAACCACTACAACGGCATTTAGTGCTACCGTAACTGGAAATATAGTTTCAATCTTCCCTAAGACAACTAATACTGGAGCGTCTGCTGTGACTGGTACTGCTTCAATAACATATAAGGCAGATGGAAGTGCTTGTACTAAAGTAGATATTAGTTTAACACAAGAGCCAGTAGGATGCGGTTGTGGAGACTTTAGTTTAAGTACAACCTCAATGACGTTTGCTAATACTGATAGTGGGTCAACTAAGAAACAAACAGCAGCAATAAGAAGTGGTGTTTGTATAAGTGGAATTTTTGTTTCAGCAAGTTCAACTGCATTTACAGCAATATTAAATGGTAGCAATGTTGAGGTCTATCCAAATAGTGCTAACACTGGAACTAGTGCAATAACTGCCACAGTAACAGTGAGCTATAAAGCTGGAACAAGTGGTTGTACCGCTAAGACCATAGCAATCACACAGAATGGAACAGCTTGTGATTGTACCAACTTCGCAATTAGTACAACTTCAATGGTATTTGCATCAGATGCTAGTGGCAGTAGTGCTGCAAGTTCATCAACAATTACCACAAGTGGTGCTTGTATAAGTAATGTTCAAGTTTCAGTAAGTTCAACTGCATTTACAGCTTCAATTGCAAATAGTGCTATTACAATATATCCAGTTAGTAAAAATGAAGGGACTAGTGCAATAACTGCAACAGCAACCGTATCATATAGCGCTAATGGTAGTGGTTGTGCTAGTAAAACAATATCACTTACACAAAATGGTACTGGATGTGAATGTAGTAACTTTGGAATAACTCCAACAGCATTAACGTTTGCAAGTTCAGCAACAAGTTCAGTAGTAAGTTCAATTACGATAAATAATAGTGGAACTTGTATAAACAGTGTAACGTTAGACCTTCCATCAGATTCTAAGTTCTCTGGAAGTGTTATTGGAAATACAATTAAAATTTGTCCAAAGAGTGCTAATACAACAGCCACAACTGATATTGTTGAAACTGTAAATGTTAATTATAAGAATTCATCAACAGCTTGCACGCCAATATCAATTAAGTTAACACAAGAAAAGGTAGTATGCAAGTGTGAAGATGTTTCATTTACTCCAACAGCATTAACGTTTGCAAGTTCAGCACAAACTACTAGTGGCGCACAAGAAATTACTATTTCTGGAAGTGGCGTATGTATTAGTGATATTGTAGTAAATGTTGGAGGTAGTGGTTCTAAGTTCTCAGCATCTACTCCTAGTGGAAATAAGATTCAAGTATGGCCAATAGCTGAAAATACTGGAACTAGTGCGATTACTGAATCTACAACTATCAGTTATAAAGCAAGTGGCACATCTTGTACAAAACCAATAGAGTTGAAACAAAATGGTAAGGATATACCACCTTGCGATTGTGATGACATTACCATAACTAAGACAAGTTAAAATTCTAAATAAAGAATGCAGTCAGCAATGGCTGCATTTTTTTATTGATTTATTTGTTTTTTTATTTTTTTTTATATATCTTTGCAAAAAGTGTAGAAAATGGCTAAAAAACTAATAGTAAAAGGAGAACCAAAAGAAGTAACTGAAATAAGGAATAAGATATTAAACGAGTTTAAGGATTTAACATTTATTGAAGATGGTCACAAATATTTCCTTAATGGGCAACAATTACCATCAGTGTCAGAAGTAACGCACAAGTTCTGTGCATATCCATTTGATTCTGAGACGCAAGCTGAAAGATATGCTGAAACACATGGTGAAACAGCAGAGTATTGGATGGATAAGTGGAAGTTTACCAATCTTAAAGCAACGACTCAAGGCACATTAGTGCATTCATATGGAGAGTCCCTAGGTTGGTTAAGAAATGGGCATCCAGAGTTGATTACGGAAGAGAATAAATGCAAGTATATTAAGGATAAGAATTGGTTGATACCAACAAGACCAAAGGAAGAGGCAATATTGAAGTTCTACGATGAATTACATCCAAACCTTCACTTTGTATTGGCTGAAACTAAGGTATATACTGGAAAAAATAAGGAACTAACTAACCTTAAACAAGATTATTGCGGAACTTTTGATATATTATTCTATTATAAAGACCCAAATGACGATTCGAAAAGTGGCTTGGTAATTATGGACTACAAGACGAATCGTGAATTAACAAAGGATTTTAGTCGTGAAATGGGTAAGTTTTTATTACCTCCGTTTGGGGACTATTATGAAGAGCCGCTTTCATATTATACAGCCCAGTTAAGTTGCTATCAGCTTCCATTGGAAGATATTGGGTTAAAGGTGATAGCAAGGAGAATAATATGGCTTAAGGACGATGGAACATATGAGTTAATACCATTAAATGATGTTACAGATAGATTAAGAGATGTGTTATGAAAAAGAGAAATAAATATATATTGGGAGGATTTATAAGTGGTTTGACATTGTCTTTATTGGCATCATTACACTTGTATACATATAGCAATAGAATGATAAACAGAATTAAAGATAATAATTGTTGGAACGATGAAGGTTATTAATTATGAAAAATTACTCACAACGTTTAGTAATGTGTTTAAGTACAAGGTTGAAATAACTTTGCTTGAAAGACCAAAGAATGCAGAGTATTGGGCATTGAATCCAAATGGTAATACTGTGTATCAAGTGTACACAACAAGTTGGAAAAAAGATTCACCTTGTTCGTTTGGATTTTGGAAATATGATGAGGATTTAAATGAAGCTTGTAAAAAAGCATTTACGCATTTAATCCCTTCATTAAAGTGGGAGTATAAAACAAGATTAAAGAAATGGCTGAAGTTAAAATAGAAGTATTATCTCAGTTTCTCTTTGATGAGAAAATGGAAGAGATGGGTTTGAATGATGAAAATGTTGAGAACGCCAATATGGCATTTATATCCATTATTGGCACTCAAGAGTGTTTAAAATATTATCTTGACGAAGGTAATACAAAACATTATTTCAAAGGCCATCCTAACGTATTGAATCTTGATTTCGATGATATTGGAGAAGATGTTATGTATAATGGACATCACTTCAAGACAATGCGAATGGAACAAGCTGAAAAGACTGTTGATTTCATTGAAGATATGATTGAGAAAGGGATAGATACATTTGAAATACACTGCAGGGCTGGATATAGTCGTTCTCGTGCCGTAGGAGAGTTTATATACCGTTACTGTTAGAACATGATATAGAGGTGGAATACGCTGATAGAAATGAATTTACAACATTTGTGAATCAAGGGGTGTTAAGAAGATTAAGTCATGCCTATTGGAAGAAACATAAGTTAGAGGAATATTCTGAGGAAGGGAAGGAATATCCAGACGACCTCGTGAATATTCAAATAAGAGAAATAAATAGAGATGAGTATTAATGGAAGAAACGTTAGGATTTGAAGATATTGCTGAACATATAGAGCCTTGGAGTCCAAGTGAAGAATTCTTAAGGGATTTTCAAGCATATATGGAAGAATCAGTTCGACAATCTAGGTTGAATGAAGCAAATGCTTGGTTATCAGCAAGAGATATTGTAATTAACATTTAAATAAAATTATGGGAAAATTTGATGGAATAATAGACGAAGTATTATATTACAGTGAAAGGAGTGAAGATGGTAGATGGATTATTCCAATTGAGGTAGATTGGGATTATACATTAACAAAGTGTTCCTCTTGGGAAACTGGAGAAATGCACCTTAATGAACTTGCATTTGAAGTGATGAAACGTTGGACTAAAGAATACAATGTTGGTTGGATTCTTAATTCAATGAGACACGATGAAATCTTAAAAGAACCATTGAAAATCCTTGAGGAAAAAGGAGTTAAGATATATGGTATAAGAAAGAACCCAATGCAAGAGAATGAGGGAAATTACAATGAAGTGACCAAGAGTTTTGCTGTAATGTCGGTTGATGACCGTAATATCGGTTGCCCTCATCAATGGTTAGATGGTTGTAATAGGCCACACGTTGATTGGGAGGAAGTGGATAAAATAATGTCACCCATCTTAGAGGAGATGTGTGAAAAGCTTAACAAAGTTAAACTATGAATGAAAAGTATGTTTTAATTAAACCTTTTGAATGCCAATATGGTACAATTCCAAGTGGAAGTGAAATAATCTGTTTTAGAGGGCAAGTATGGGTTAATGGAGGTCCTATTCCTCCTTCTTATAATAAGTTATTTCTTGACCTAATTGGAAATGATGAATATGTTAGAAAGGTGAAGATTCCAAAAAATATGTTTTAAAATTATGAAACTAACAATAAAGCCTAATTATAAGAAATTTACATTTCAGCAATTAATTGATTTTTATAATAAGTATCTTGGTATAGACCATCGCACATATCTTATTAAGGCAGATGAGGATTATGCTGTCTTATATAAATTCGAAGATGGTAGTAAAATTGATGATATATCAGAATATACACTGAGAATGTATTTTGAAGATGAAGTTAGTGGTGAAGATATTTCTTGTTTTGAATTCTTTTATGAAAAATAATTTAAATTAAAAACTATATAGTTATGAGAACAAAGTACTTTCATGTTTATGGCAAGGCTGTAGACGCAAATGGAGAAGAACATTATGTCACCATCGTTGGTGAGTTTAAGCAGACACGGAAGAAAACAGAGGTTAACGAAGAAGTAGATGTAGAAGCTATGAATGGTTCTTTCGTAAAGGGTAAGCTGACATATGATGTTAAGCTACTTAAGAGAACATTAACACTAGGTATGGCAATTTGTCACCCATCAGATGAATTCGATGAGGAAGTTGGAGTTGAAGTGGCAAAGAAAAGAATCAAGGAAGGATTTAATCTTGGAAAGCTTGAAACCAATAACGTTACAATGCTCACAGAGGATGCAATTATGGCAGAACTACTTGTTAAGTTGAATCATATCGTAGGAAATATCGATGACTATCTGCCATCAGAGGATGATTAAATACTTGAATGTTTTTGTTAAAGATTATTAAAAGTTGGGACTATTATTTGGTAGTCTCAATTTTTTTATGTATATTTGCAAAAAAGATAGAAAGGTTATGCCATTTTGTCAGTAACGCCATGACATGTGGCATATGACAAATTGTCAGTATTATAAAAAAATTGAGTTTTGGCACACATATTGCAGAGTAAAGGCAGAGCGAAGGAAATATATCTCGCTGATGCGGAAATAAAAGATTCCAAGTATATTCTTCTTGTATTTGAAGATGGGTCTATTAAGCTTGAATGGTGTTATGAAGACCTTATTGAGATTCAAGTGAATCCAGTTTTAACAAAACTTGGAAGACGTATGATATTGGAATTCGGAGAACCAAATCTCTTTAATCTTAGAGAAAGAAAACCTTTCCAAGATGAACAAGGAAATTTGGATAGTATGTGGGAAAAAATAATGTAATTAAATATAATAAGTAAAATGGGAAAAGTTATTGGAATTGACCTAGGCAGTACATTGTCAGAGGTCGCAGTAATTGAAGGTGGTAAAGCCACTGTAGTTGCAAATGAAGATGGAAGTTATACAACTCCGTCAGTAGTTTCAATTAATGAAGGTGAACGTAAGGTGGGTACTGCCGCTAAACGACAGCAAATGGTTAACCCAAAGAAAACTGTTTACCTCATTAAGAGATTTATGGGTAGCACATACGAAGAAAGCGCTGAGGCAATTAAGCATGTTCAATACGATATCGTTAACGAAGGTGGTAAACCTCGTGTGAAAATTGATGATAAGACATTCTCTCCAGAAGAGATTTCTTCTTACATCGTTGGTAAGATGAAGAAAATCGCAGAAGATTACCTTGGACAAGAGGTAAAGGATGCTGTGATTACAGTGCCTGCATTCTTCAACGACAGTGCTAGACAAGCAACAAAACAAGCTGGTGAACTAGCTGGCCTTAATGTTCTTCGTGTAATCGCAGAACCTACCGCAGCTATTCTTTCTTCTAACATCGACATGCAGAAGGGCGGTAAGTATATGGTGGTAGACTTTGGTGGTTCTACCCTTGATAACTCTGTCGCAGACATTTCTGATGGTGTGGTAGAGATTCTTTCTACCAATGGTGATGTTTACCTTGGTGGTAGTGATATCGATAAGCTAGTAGCTGACTATGTTGTGTCTGAGTTTAAGAAGACATGTTCAGTTGATATCACAAAGGATTCACAAGCCATGACACGTGTGCTTGAGGCCGTTGAAAAGGCAAAGATTGAGTTGTCTAACTCTCCTTCTACTGACATCAACATTCCTTATATCACGATTGCTGATAATGTGCCACAGCACTTGCAGATGACACTTTCAAAGGCTAAGTTTGAGCAGCTAATTGAACCTATTGTTAACAAGCTTATCAATTGTGCTAAGAAGGCTGTAGAGCTTGCTAAGATTGAAGCAAAAGAGCTTGATGGCATTCTCTTGATTGGTGGTTCTTGCCGTATACCAAAGGTACAAGAGGCTCTTACAAACGAGTTTGGCGTAACATTGCTTAAGAGTTCTAATATGGACTTGGCTGTTGCAGAAGGTGCAGCTATCCAAGCAAATAACATCGTTGGTGGAGAAGGCTCAACTGATATATTGCTAGTGGATGTGAATCCAATTGCATTAGGTATAGAAACGATGGGTGGCGTTTTCACAAAGCTCATTGAAGCTAACACAACAATCCCTTGTACAAAAACACAAACGTTTAGTACGGCAAGCGATAATCAAACGGTGGTTACGATACACGTACTCCAAGGGGAACGCCCAATGGCAAGTGGTAACAAGTCGCTTGGACAGTTTAACCTAGAGGGAATACTTCCAGCCCCAAGAGGCGTACCACAAGTAGATGTATCGTTTGACCTAGACGTTAATGGTATTCTGAAGGTTTCTGCCAAGGATAAGGCAACTGGTAAGGAGCAGTCAATTCGTATTGAGGGAAGTGGTAAACTTTCTGATGATGAGATTAACCGTATTAAGGCTGAGGCAGAGAAGTATGCTGAGGCTGACAAGAAGGCTAAGGAGACTGCTGACGCAATCAACAAGGGTGATGCCCTTGTAATTGCCCAAGAGAAGCTTATTAAAGACCAAGAGAGTAATCTTACGTCTGACGAGAAATCGAAGCTTGAGGGGCTTGTAAATGACCTTAAAGAGGCTGTTAAGGATAAGAACGTTGACAAGATTAACTCGCTTGAGGCAACTATCAATGAGACTTGGCAAACAGTATCTCAGAGAGTGTATGGACAGCAGCAAGCTCAAGGTGGTGCAGAGCAGCAACAGCAGACAACTGAGCAGTCAGACTTCGATGCTGCAACTGCAAGCACTGAAAACGTTCAAGATGCTGAATTCACTGAAATAAAAGATTAATTTTTATTAAAGTTCTTTAAAAAAAGTTTCATATGGTTATATTTATTATATATGAATAATGTATAGTAAATATAACTAATATGAACAGAGAACAATTTATTGATAAAGCGAAAAAAATACACGGTGACAAGTATGACTATTCTAAAGTAGATTATAAAGGGTGTCAAATTAAAGTGTGCATAGTTTGTCTTAAACATGGCGAATTTTGGCAAACCCCTAATAACCATTTGAATGGAAGTGGTTGTCCTAAGTGTACTAAATATAGAAATAGATATACTACTGAAGAATGGATAAATAAAGCAAAGCTGATACACGGTGACAAGTACGACTATTCAAAAGTAAATTATATCAATAGTAAGACTAAAGTTTGTATTGTATGCCTAGAACATGGTGAGTTTTGGATTAGTCCAGACAATCATTTTATTGGTCAAGGGTGTCCAAAATGTAGATATATAAAATCATCGTCAGCCATAAGAAAGAATTTAAATGATGTGATTGATGGCTTCAAGCTAATTCACGGTGACAAGTATGATTACTCAAAAGTGGCGTATAAAAACAACAAAACTAAAGTGTGTATAATTTGTCCAGAGCACGGTGAATTTTGGCAAACGCCAGATAACCATATGAAAGGAAAAGGGTGTCCACATTGTGCTCAGAGTAAACTAGAATCTAGCACTAGGGACTTTCTTGTTGAAAATGGTGTAAAGTTTGTTGAACAGAAAGGATTTGATTGGCTCAGATACAAAAATCCTATGAAGCTTGATTTTTACTTACCAGAATATAATGTTGCTATAGAATGTCAAGGTATACAACACTTTGAGTCATTTAAACATTTCGGTGGTGATGATGGTTTGAAATATAACACAGCAAAAGATATAAAGAAAGCTAGTTTGTGTTCAGATAATAATGTGAAGTTGTTATATTATTCCAATGAAAAATATGATAATTATCTTGGTAAAAAAGTATATCATAGCTTAAACAAATTATTGAAAGAAATAAAACAAAATTAAAATTATGATTTTTTACGTTAAGCGGTGAAGATAAGCTTGTTAAAGATTGACTTGACAAGGTTGAATAACGCAAATCTGAGGGGCTTTTAATAAGTCTCTCAGATTTTTGGAAAATTTATCTTAAAAAATTTGGATATTTCAATTTTTTTTCATATCTTTGCGAAAAGTATAAAATAACGTTTTTAAATTAACAAAATTTTATGGAATTACAAAAAAATCAAATTGTAAAGTTGCGTAATGGTAATTTTGGTGCAGTAGCAGCATTTAATGATAAGGCGTTTCAAATTATCTTTACAGCGTTTACTTCTCCATTGAGGAGATATGACGAGAACTTGAAAGCAAAAAACAACAACTATGACATCGTTGAAGTATATGATGGTTCAACAGTTGAGAATGTTACAGATGTATTCAAGAAGTCATTCAATGCAGACGGACTCAAACTTATTTGGAAAGAAGCTTAATTTAGATGATTGAACCTATTAAGTACGAGCCAACTGAACAAGATTGGATTCATGTTGGCGAAATTAGAGATTTTCTAAACTCAGAGGATATCCCCTTTGAGGAAGATAAAGACGTTTTTGGGCTGTTCTATGTCAATAATAGAACAACCCAATTGCGCTATGTGGATTCCTTCTTCCATCAAATGGATAATACCAAACGATTTGGAGAAACACATAAGGGAATACCACATAACTATTTCATAGATATTTCACATGAGAACTATGATAATGGTGTTAGAACCATTTGGATCTTCGACTTTGAGATGACTATGGAAGTTCCAGAGTTTACATACGAGGGCGAACTTAAAAAGAACTACCGTAGACAATGGGAAGTCATTAAGAATACCATTAGAACAGCTTGTGGTAGAATTCATTATAGATTCTATGCAAGAGATTGTGAAGTAAGGGAAATAAGCAATAGTGAAGCAAGACCATTCTTGCAACACAATTGCTTTTATGGCTACCGTTCTGCAACAAAGACACTTGGTTTATTCTTGAAGAAAGATAAGAATGGTCTTAAAAAGGGTACTCTCTTGTTTTTGTACAGTTTCGGAATGAATTTCTACGGTAACAAGAAGCATCAAGAAGACCCAAAAGTTGAGGTTATTCGTGCAAGCACAAAGATTGAATGCCAAGTCATCGGTGGTATAAGCAAATGTATCAAGCATTTCTGTGAGAACAATCCAACATTAATAGTTGGTGGTAGAGAAGTTAATGTTGACCACATAGTGTTCTATGTGGACGCTAGCCATAATGATTCGAGAGGAATGACCAACTCAAACAGTTCATTTAAATTTGTTAGCTGGGACGGATGTGGCTTTGTTAATATGTTCACAGAAGACTTCGATGATGGTCAAGGTCTTAAAGGAAAAAAGAATGAGGTGTTCATGCGTAGACCAATGTATCATAAGCAGATTATGAAAGCCATTGGTGATAAGAAAATAATTTCCATAGCTAATGCAGGAACCATTGTCTTTGAAATGTCTCGCAAGGAGTTTGTTGAGGGGTTAGCAAAGGGCACAGCAAGTGTGGGAGATATGCATATTTAGTTTGTAATGGGTAGTTAACAAATGATATAGTAATAGAACGTTTAAAAAAAGTACATGATGAGATAATTTTTCGTGACAAACTCAAGAAGCAGTTATGCGAGGAGCATGGTATTGAGGTAATATATTTCACTCATGAGAAGGTTGAAGAGCCTTATTTAGGTAAGGTATTTACAGATATTAATGACTTATTAGAATATATAAGAATAAAGGGAAAATAATATGGCTGAAAGGAAAGATTATTACAAGATTCTTGGTGTCAAGAAGGATGCTAGTGACGAAGAGATTAAGAAGGCGTATCGAAAGATTGCATTGGATGCACATCCAGATAAACAGCAAGGAAAGTCCGAAGCTGAAAAGAAGAAGGCAGAGGAAAGGTTCAAAGAAGCTTCAGAAGCATATGAGACGTTAAAAGACCCTGATAAGCGTAAGGAATATGACAATCCAAAGTCCACGTTTGAGTTCCATTCTTCAGGACCTAATTTTGGCGGGATGAATATGGATGACATATTGCGTCATTTTGGCATGGGTGGTTTTGGTTTCAATTCTCAGCCACAGCAGCCTCAGAGGGGGAGCAGCATTAGAATTAAGGTGGAATTGACTCTTGAGGAGGTATTAAATGGTTGCACCAAGAAGATTAAGATAAAGAGGAATGAGCCTTGTAAGCATTGTAATGGAAGTGGTATGACCACCAACAGTCGTAAGAAGACTTGTAAGACTTGTGGCGGTACTGGAATGGCATTTTCTCAGCATGGTTTTATGTCCATGCAGCAAACTTGCCCAACTTGTGGTGGTAAGGGTTATGTAATTGAGAATCCTTGTCCTCATTGCAATGGTTATGGTGTTGTTCAAAATTCAAATTCTGAGGTCCAGTTTACGATACCTAGGGGTGTTGAAAATGGTATGCAGATAGAATATAGTGGACTTGGTAATGCAGCTCCTCATGGAAAAGGACAGAATGGCAGTTTAATTGTTGTTATTGAATTTAAGGAACACCCAATATTTGAGGTTCAAGGTAGAGATTTGGTATGTAACTTAGAGGTTTCAGCGATAGATGCAATATTGGGTTGTGAGGTTGAGGTTGGCACTTTAAGTGGTAAGACCATCAAGACCAAGATTCCTCAAGGAACTAATAGTGGGCAGATATTTAGATTCAAGGGTTATGGTTTACCAAGATATGGTACAAGCATTGGTAATGCTGGAAATATGATTGGTATTGTAAATATCATTACACCAAAGAATCTTAATGACACTGAGCGAGAGTTGTTGAAGCAGCTTAAGCAGCAAGAACATTTCAAATAATGATTAATGTAATAAAAGATGTAGATTTATATGACCATTTTAGTGAATATGATGTCACATTAGTTGGTACTAATTTGTACCATAGTATGGGGCAAGGTATTCAACTGAAAGTAATGCTTAATTATCCGTATGTTTATAATAAAAATCTTGAAACTAAATATGGAGATTCCAACAAATTGGGGACTGTGTTGGAATGTACTTCAGATAATGAACCAACATTCTGCTTGTGCTTCATAGTGAAGGGTAATTTTAGACCAGATTTACAAAAAGACTATCTTTCATATGAATCTCTTGAAAAATGTTTGAAACTTGTTAATATTTTATATAAAGGCAAGAGAGTTGCTTGTACATTACTAGGGGCAAGTAGATTTGACGGTAATGGAGATAGGGATAAAATTCTAGAGATATTCAACAATTGTATAACTGACCTTGATTTAACCATATATGACTATTTTCAGAAATCTAGAGATGAAGAATTGATTGAAATATATATTAAGGAACAAGAAGTTAAGAAAGTTGATAGAGAGGCATATCGTGAGATGGTTAAGAAAAGACGTGCTGAAGCAGAAGAAAGATTTAAGAAGAATGGGCATAGAAGATACTAAAATAAGAATAAAAAGAAATAATTTATGGCAATTTTACATTTAAACCTAACAGAAGACCATTTGAAATTGGTCAGATTTTTAAACATTGAGGACAAGGATGATGATGTTCTCACCATTAACAAGAATGTAATGCTGACAATGCAGACGCATATTCTTGATGATGTAGCAATGATTCTTGGATTAAAGGACAAGGCAATTAAGGGTACTGAGGAAGATGCAGATGGGGCAGCATATCCAGATGATGTGGAAAAATACATGTTGGACACCTATCATTATGTGTCTGATAATATGTATCTAATTGAAACTTTGCTGCATCAGAAGGTGTTTGAAGGTGTGAAGCCAACAAAGTACAAGGCAAAGGACAGCGATATGGTTTGGGAAGAAGAGGTATGAGTAAACGTTTAAGGAAATTTAAGAAAAATAATTTGGCTGAATCAGAAGATTTCAGTATATTTACAACTGATAATGATGAAGAACCATCAGCATTAGCAATAGATAATGGCAAGCCTATTCCTACATTAAAGGGTAAGTCTGCCATTAGATTCTTGGAAAATGCGATGAAGACTGAAGAAGAGGCTGAAAAGATGAGGAATCAAGAGCCTCCTCTTGAACAATTAAAAACGGAATTGTCTTATGCGAAGTTAGTCCTTAGTATGGAAAAGGACAGCATTGTTATGCGAGAAAAACAAATTGAAAAGTTAGAAAAGAAAATAAAAGATTTAGAAAGCAAGAATGGCAAAACAGAAGAAAGATGATTTCTCTTCAAAGTTCAGAGTGAACGATGAAATTCGATTCAATGGAAATGTTAGAATCGTTGGTAATGACATTGAAAGCAAGATTGTACCAATGTCAGAGGCAAGAAAAATTGCTGAAAGTATTGATTTAGACTTGGTGGAGATTCAAGGCAAACTTGATACCCCTATCATCCGTATCTGCAATTATGAAAAAATGATTTATGAACTTAAGAAGTCTGCAAAGAAAAACAAGCAAGTTGCCAAACCATTAAAGGAAATCCAACTTAGTGTGAATATTGCTAAACACGATTTGGAGACAAAGGCAAATAGTGCTAGAAAGTTCCTTGAGGATGGAAGTAAGGTAAGAGTCATTCTTTCCATGAAAGGAAGAGAACTCTCTAGAAGGGAGGAAAATAAGAAATCAATTCTTGAGTTTATTGTGTTGTTAGAAGACGTTGCTGTTCCAGAAGCAGCGCCAAGGGATGATGGCAATAAGACAAGCGTTATTTTGAAAAAGAAAAACAATGTTAAACAATAAAATCAATAAAAATTTTTAATGGGACTTGTAATTAATCTTAAAGCAGAGACTGGTCTTGTAGACCGCTCAGAAAACACCACTCGTTTCTATAATGATATTAAGGATTTTCCTACATTCACAAGGGAAGAAGAAGTCGCATGGTTCAATCAGCTTCATCACGGAACGAAGGAAGAGAGAGAATTTGCAAAGGAATATATCATGATATGTAATCAGCGCATGGTAGTAGCAGCAGCCAAGAAATGGGCAACAACTGATACACTGATGGATTATGTGAATGAGGCAAATTTTGGCTTAAATGAAGCAATTGATAGTTTTGACATAACAGTTGGTACTAAGTTTGCTAGTTATGCAATGTGGTACATTTTACGTGCAATCAATAACTATAACAATGGAGACAATCAATTGGTACGAAAGACAAACCTTTCAAAGACATTCCATGTTATTTCAAAGGCAACAAATGACTTTTTGCAAGAGTTTGAAAGAACTCCAACCCCAGAAGAACTCCTTGAGATTGTCAACACAAAGTATAAGAAGGACATCAATGATAAAACTGATTTGATTGCTACTCATTATGCAAGTATTGACTTGGGCGAAGCAAATGATGACGAAAATTATCAAGGAAGCGATATGGCTGATTATAACCGTGTGAGTGCTTCACATAATGAATATATCAATAAGGAAAACGATGAATTCAATAAGCAGTTGGTATCTTCATTATTGTATAAACTTTCACCTAGGAAGAAAGAAATCATTAAGATGCGTTTTGGTCTCTATGATGACAATGGTCTCAAAAGAGAATACGAACGAGAGGAAATTGGGGTAAAACTTGGACTAACAGCAGAAAGAGTTAGACAACTTGAGGGAGAAGCATTGGACGAAATGAAAAAAGAATATATATCTAGAATTGGTAAACTAATTTGACAAAAAAGAGGAGCTTAAAAACTCCTCTTTTGTTTTTTCTATTCTACAGCGATTTGTCCAGCTGAAATCATCTTGTCAATCTTTGCTGCAATCTTCTTCGACATTGGTCTTTCACCATTCAAAATCTTTCTTAACTGAGATTGAGCACCTTCCTCCGTATGGTCTGGAAATAACTCTCTAGCAATGGCTGCAATATTGGTCTTCTCCATATCAACCTTGCTACTGATTGTTGATGCATCACCCTTGGAAATCTTCTTATTCTTTATCTGATAATCATCATAATCATAATATTCTTTACCACCACCCTTCTTCTTACGAAGTTTCATGGTTGGACCTTTCTTCTTCTTTTTCTTATGCCTATGAAGATAATTTTTGATTAAATCACCAACGCCATCATCATGTTTCTTCTCTCCAAAGAAATCCTCATTTAACGCCCTTTTTATCTCTTCACTAATAATAATATCAATCTTATTCATAATAATTTGTTAATTACTACTATAAATATCATTTTTATTGAAAAAAAGTGTTAATAAATTTGGTTATTCCAATTTTTTTTTATATATTTGCAAAAATAATTAATGTTTAATACAAAAAAAACAAGAGAAGATGAACACAAAGGCAAACGCATTTATCAACGCAGCAAACTTTAAGTCAACAACACTGACAGAAAACGGGGCAACAACACTAATTTCTAGTGGGTCTGCAATCGTAGACCAATTCGGTAAGGCTGGAAACTTTCGTGGTCGTGCCATTGGAGAGGTGTTTGCTGAACAAGCAAATATTTGGAATGAGAATGCAGAGGCAGCTCTTCGTTTCCCATTCTACCTTCGTATGGTTACTCGTAAGGTCAAGGTGAATGCTGACAACGAGACTGATAAGGTTCAGAATGGACAAGGTGCTCGTGACGAGTCATTCAAGAGATTGCTTTGGGTTGCATTGGAGCATCCAGAGGCGTTCTATAACAACATTTGGGCATTGCCACTTGTTGGCTCTTGGAAGGACTTGTGGACAATTATGTTCTACGATATCAAGGAGAATACCAATTGTATTAACCAAAAGGCTCTCTTTGAGGTAATCGCACAAGGTCTACTTTGCGACACCCATGTTGACTTGATTAAGAAGTACATGCCTCGTATTAAGTCTCAGAGCAAGTGCAATACTGATTGGACAAAGATTACCAATGACCTCGCAAAGGCATTCGCTAGTCAAATGGGTATCTCCTACAAGGAGTACAATAAGATGAAGGCTAGCGGTAAGGCTCACGATTTCCAGAAGCTTATCTGCTCAAGGAACTATAAGGACTTGAATTGGAATCACATTCCAGGACGTGCTCTTAACCTTCTTGTGTCAAGCAAGTTCCTTTCAAACCACGATTTGAGAGAGAACTATACAGAGTGGATATTGCAGCAGCCAGTTGCTAAGTTCACTGGCTATGTCTTTGAACTTGCAAAGCGCCTACGTGAGGCTCGTGGTAGTAGGTATGGTTACTATCGTGGTGGCAATGCAAATATTCCCATAGAGTTGAAGCACACTCTTGATGCACAGTTCAAGGGTCTTGTTGATAAGGCTCGTGATGGTGGTAAGATTACAGAGAATGTATGGTGCTGTCTTGATACTAGCGGTTCAATGAACCAAGCTGTTAGAGGATTGAAGGACATCTATTGTTCTGATATTGCATCATCGCTTGCATTGTTCTTCGCTGACCTTAATACTGGTCCTTTCCATAATAAGGTTATTATGTTCGACAATGTGTCAACACCTCACGATATGGTTGGCGAGTCATTCTGTGATAGAATTATGAACCTTCCTAGCGTAGGCTGCGGTGGAACTAATTTCCAATCAGCAGTTGATGAAATCATCAAGATTAGAAAGGCACATCCAGAAATTCCATTGGAGCAGTATCCAAAGACCATACTGGTTGTATCCGATATGGAGTTTAACCCGTCTAATCGTAGTTGGTATGGTGGCAACTATCGCCAAACTGAAACAAACTTCGAGTACTCAAAGAGGGCGTTGAAGACTGTATTCCCAAGTGAGTTTGTGGACAATATGAAATTCATTTGGTGGGATTGTGTTGCAAGACACGGTGTAACCCACTTTGAGGGTACTGCCTTCGAGAGTGGATGTACGTTCCTTTCGGGATTTGACGGAAGCATTATAACAACCCTATGTGGAGAAGAGTCGAAGGTTATTGATGAGGTAACTGGAAAGGTACGTAATCTTACCGCAGAGGAACTTGTAGCCAAGGCACTTAACCAAGAAATTCTGTCTTACATTAAGTTGTAAGCGAATAGATAGTTTTTCATACTTTTACTGATGACCGTTGACGAAAGTCGATGGTCATTTTTCTTAAATATCGTTAAAGAATTTTGTTATTTTGAATATTTTTTATATATTTGCAAAAGTAGAAATATAATAATAGTAATATGTTTTTTAACTTTTTCAAAAAGAAAAAAAATAAGAGTAAGAAAAGATGTAAGTTTACCTCTTCATCATATAAAACAAGTTCCATTGGTGTTAAACAAATGGAAGCAATTGCTAATACTGTTATTAGCAAGAAAAGACTATTCGTATTTACAGAAAGTATGTAAAACAAAAATATAACTAAAAAATGATTGATTCTAAGAAATTAATTGAAGAACTAAAGGAAAGAGGACTGATGTCTAGTGTCAGTGGTGATTTGTATGAGGTTTTTAGTAAGCCAACTACATTCTATGTTGGTACAGATCCTACAGGAGATTCACTTCATGTTGGACACTTATTGGCGTTTACTACTGCTAAGTTATTGCAGAAATACGGTCATCGTCCAATTGTATTGGTAGGCGGTTTTACTGCTAAAATTGGTGACCCGTCATTCCGTGACACTTCTCGTCCATTGATTACTGATGAACAAGTTCTTCACAATTCAGAGTGTATTAAGGCACAAGTAAGCAAATTAATTGATTTCAACAGCAATGCTGAGAATAAAGCCATTATGTTGAATAATGATGAGTGGATGGGTAAGATGAATCTTTCTGACTACATGAAGGATGTCGCTAAACTTACTACTGTCAATTATATGATGGCGAAGGAGTCAGTAAAGAAACGTCTTAATCGTGAGGGTGAAGGAATATCACTTTGTGAATTCCTTTATATGACAGCCCAAGGTTATGATTTCTTGCATTTGTATAAGGAATATGGGTGCAGATGTGAAATTGGCGGACAAGATCAGTATGGTAACTGTACTATTGGTTTGGAATTTATTCGTAAAGCTCTTGGAAAGACTGATGCTTGTGCGTTGACTTGGCCATTGGTTACTCGTGCAGATGGCACTAAATTTGGTAAGAGTTCAAATGGCAAAAACATTTGGCTTAGTGCTGAAAAAACAAGTCCTTATGAATTTTTCCAATTTTGGTTGAACCAATCTGACGAAGATTCTGAGGCATTCATTAAGAAATTTACTCTCATTCCACTTGATGAGATTAACGCAATGATTGAGAAGCATCGTGAGAACCCATCAGCACGTTATTTGCAGAAGGAGTTGGCAAAGTATATGACTTGTCTTGTACACTCTGAGGAAGAGTACAACAAGGCAATTGAAGCTACTGAAATTCTCTTTGGTAAAGGAACTACCGAGCAGTTGGCAACAATCGATGAGAGTGCTCTTCTTGCAGCTATGGATGGTGTTGCAAAGGTTGAGGTATCAAAGGATTCCTTTGTTAGCGGTGTGTCTGTGGTTGACCTTGCTGCAATGCACGATAAGGTGTCTTCAAAGTCTGAGGCTCGTAAGTTGATTAAGAGCAATGGTTTCTCCATCAATAAGATTAAGCCTACAAGTGAGAAGGAAACTGTTACAACACCTTATCTGATTCAAGGTAAGTATCTGTTGCTAACCAAGGGTAAGAAAGACCATACGCTAGTAATTGCGAAATAGTTAACTAATATTAAAAAAGTGGGATAAATTTGGTTATCTCACTTTTTTTTGGTATATTTGCAAAAAAGTAAATAGAATATGGGTGGATTTATATTTTTATGTGGTTTTGTTCTAATGATTCTTGCTGGTATGCTTTTGGGAGAAATGCAAGAAAAAGAAGAGGAAAAGGAAACTGAAAAAAGACGCATTGAAGGTATTAAGAACATGGTTACTTCAGCATTTGATGACATTCTTGAAGATGCAAAGAGATTTGGTGACATATATTATGTGTCCTTAAATGATTTTGTCAAGAAGATGCTCAAGCTAACAAGTTCGATTGTTAAAACAGACTTAAAGGCATATGATATATATAATGTTAAATTGCTTTATGATGACCCAAGAAGTCCGCATCTTGGAAGGATTGTAATTGACAAGGATTTAACACCTAGATTTATGTCTAGTGCTCCATCGTTGGATAGAGAGCAAGCTGATATAGAATTAAGTGCAGCATTGAATGTGGTTGAAGTTGAAGAGTTTGCGAGGAAATGTAGAGACATTAAGTTAGGTGTAGATATTGAAGCATATAGAAAAGAAAAAGTAAGAAAATTGATAAATGGCAAGTAAAGTATTTGGTGATTTAAAGGGTGTAATAGTTTCTCCCAAAGGGTCTACTTCACTTTCAAATTACATTAATAGATATTCAAATGTTAATGATTTCAAGATAAATCATTTGGGAGACCCAATATTCATTGTTGACATAGAAAATGAGACAATTAAAACTTATCTTGTTAAAATTATTAAGTGGAGTTATGATGATTATCTTACGCTTAAATGCTGCGAAAAGGGGCAACACAGAGAATATATTCCAACAAGCGCTGAGGTAGGTAATTATACCAAACCATTTGAAGATTTTATAGTTGTTACTGTTAAAGGTAATAAGTCATCTCAAGGTCTTGTGTCAACAACGCTTGGTGGAGCGATTAAAATATTGGATGTCTACAAGAAAAAGGGGTGTTTTGCTGCATTGAATGACGGTGATTGCCTATATGTGGTGAATAAAGATAAAATGGCACTTGACACATTAAAGATATTAAGAATCTCATACAATGTAGACAGTGGAATTTATAATTTCCGTTGCGATGATGATACTAGAATTGAGTTGAAACGCTCGTACTATGAATATAAGGTCTCAGCTTATAATGATGAATATTTCAGATTCCTTAAAAAAGGAAATTGGGTAAGTGCGTATGGTTACGTTGTCTTTGTAACAAAGGAAGAAGCTGAATCTTATTTGAAAGAAGTCATTGAGAAGGATAAAAAGAAGAATACCCTTCCAAAAAAAGGCACTGAAACCAAGTTAAATGATAGCATGGGCAATCCAATCCATATTGGTGATACCGTAGCATACATTAATGGTAGTGGATTTAGCATAAAGATTTCAACTGCAAAGGTCATCAATAACACAAAGAAAATGGTTGTTATATTTGATGCTGAAAGCAAAGAAGCTCTTATCCAACAAAGAGATGAGTATAATCAGAGAAGAATCAAAATGGGTCAAAAACCTTATGAATATGATACAAGTAAATGGGGAATAAAAAACATAGGAACAAATAAAGTATTAGTAATTAAAAAATAAAAACTATGATTGAAACAATGGTGGAAAAGAACTTTTATTGGATTTTTAATAAGGAATTCGAAAATGGATAAGATTGAAGAATTAACAGCAAAGCTTAAAAAAAAGGATGCTGAATTAGGAAAGCTTCAAAAAGAAGTAAGTATAACTAGAAGAGAACTTTATGAAGCAGTAAAAGAGAAGATTCTTAAAAAGTTTAAACTTGGTGATTACATAACTTGTACATCTAAGCTTGGTAAATGCATTTTTAAACTTAGAAAAATCAATGAAATTAATGGGCATGCATATGCTGATGGTGATTTCTATAGAGGTGAAGGTGTTGTGAAAGACATAAAAGACTGTGAAATACAAGTATGCACTGCTTTTGATGTATTAGAAACTGGGGAACTGTCCTCAAGTGATGAAATTAGACTATTAAAAAATAAAAAATTAAGATTTTACTTTTAAAGAAATATAATCAAAAATAATTCTTTTTTATGTTTTTTTGTGACTAAGGAGATATTTATATAAAAATGTAAATATTATGCCTAAAAAAATAACAACAAAAGATTTTATAGAAAAAGCTAAAGAAGTACATGGTGATAAGTATGATTATTCAAAAGTAGAATACACCAATAACAGAACTAAAGTATGCATAATCTGTCCTACGCATGGCGAATTTTGGCAAACACCAGCCAATCATATTCATAAAACCAATCATAGGGGTTGTCCAAAATGTAATGGAGGAGTTCTATTGACTTCCGAAGAATTTATAAGTAAGGCTAAAGAAATACATGGCGATAAATATGACTATTCTAAGGTAGAATATGTGAATGCTAATACTAAAGTATGCATAATCTGTCCTACGCATGGCGAATTTTGGCAAACACCAGCCAATCATATTCATAAAACCAATCATAGGGGTTGTCCAAAATGTAATGGAGGAGTGCCATTAACAATGCATGAATTTTTAAATAGAGCCAAAGAAACGCATGGTGATAAGTATGATTATTCTAAAGTTGATTTAGAACATCGTGACGAAAAGGGAAGAGTTTGTATTATCTGCCCAAAGCATGGCGAATTCTGGCAACACCCATCAAGGCACATAAATGGCGCAAAATGCGCATATTGTGCAAATGTTGGAAAATTAAGTACAAAAGATTTTATAGAAAAAGCTAAAGAAGTACATGGTGATAAGTATGATTATTCAAAATCAAAATACACAATACAAGCTAATTTAATTACAATAACATGTCCTATTCATGGTGATTTTGAGCAAACAGCGAATTCTCATTTGTGTGGCGCTGGGTGTCCTCATTGTAGAATGTCTCATTTGGAATTAGCGATAAAAAAATTATTTGATGATAATAATATAGAGTATATTCATGTTGCGTCTAAAAAAGATTTAGAATGGTTAGGAAAATTTAGTTTAGATTTTTATTTGCCAAAATATAAAGTAGCAATTGAATGTCAAGGAATACAACATTTTAAAAAAGTTTCTCATTTTGAAAAGGGAAAATATGGCTTTAAATATGTTATTAAAAATGATAAAATTAAGAATGTATTATGTAAAAAAAATGGTATAAAATTGTTATATTATAGTGATTTGGGTATAGATTATCCATATTTTGTTTTTGAAGATAAAAAAGAAATGTTAAACGAAATTTTAAATTGTTATGGTTGAGACTTATAGAACAAGCCCTCTTGATTATAAGAAGGTTCTTGATAACATTGTTAATGGCGTTGCTGAATATTTGGTTAAAAATCACATTAAAACACAAGTTCTTGGAATTTCAGGAGGAATTGATTCAACTTTATGCGCAGCTATTTGTAAGATGGTATATGATAAGACGAGTATTCCACTAATTGGTGCTAGTCTTCCTTGTTCAACAAATGAGGAAGTTGAAATATCAACAGCCAAACTTGTTGGGATGGAGTTTTGTAATGATTTTAAAGAAATAAATCTACAAGAGTTATTTGTTAATGTAGAAAATGTTTTTAATTCATTTGGTTTAATTAGTACCAATGTTTCACAAGGTAATATTAAGGCTAGGCTAAGAGGTAATTTCTTACACAATTTAGCTAGTATCACTAATGGTATTGTGATTGATACCGATAATTTGACAGAATGCTTTTTGGGATTTTGGACCATTGCTGGAGGTGATGAAGGAGAATTAAATCCAATTGGCGGTTTATGGAAGCATGAGGTTTATGACCTTGCTCGTTACCTAAAGGAAAATCATTTTAAGGATTCAAAGGCTCTTGAACAGTCTATTGCATTGATTCCAACTGATGGTAATGGTGTTAAGGCTGGAGGCGATTTGGCTCAGATAGCCCCTGGAAAGACCTATGATGACGTTGACGAAATCCTACAAGCTTGGGTTGGGCTTGATTCTAGAATTAAGGAGCATGTGCTTCATAATTATTTTGATTATGGAGTATTTAAGGCACTATGTGAAAAACATGGTTATGAAACCGTAGAAGCTGTGATTATGCGTTCTGTACGTTCTGAGTTTAAACGTAAGCATCGTCCAATTGTGATTGATATACATCGTGGATTAATTTGTGATAAGAGTGGAAATATAATTGGGTAAGAGGTATGATAGATAATGAATTTGTTCAGAGTTGTATTGACAATTTCAATATGCGTATTGATATGTCAAAGAATGAGGTAAAGAAGACTGATGGTAGTTTTGACTTTGCCATTGCCAATATTCGCCAAACTGATGAGTGCATTAATGCCTTGCACCATGTAATAAGTCAAATGAAGCAAGAGGCACATGACCTTACTCAAGATGTGTATAACAAGTTCAAAAATAATGGATACGTGAGTACAATCAAGTTTTAAGATATGTTTAAAAAATCTGAGATTATTTGATAGTTTCAGATTTTTTTTCTTAAAATATTTGGAATTTAACTTTTTTTTTCATATCTTTGCATCACGAAACATAAGTGATATGACAAAGAATGATTTAAAAACTCTTTTAAAAGACAATTCATCTGAGGAGAAACACAAGTTAAATGCATCGGCATTTATCAATATTGCGTTGTTTACTGATGTTGCCTTGAAAATGGATGAAAAGACATTTGACTATTATTATGAGATTGATATAGATAGTCTAGTGAATTCAAAATTACCACAAGAGGAATATGAAGTAATCAAAAACCAAGGATGGAGTGTTAAAGGAGAAAAACTAATTTTATATATAATCTAATTTTTTAACTAAACCTTAATTAATCATGGTAAATGTGAACTTTATCGGCAGATTAGGAGCAGATGCCGAATTGAAAACTGGTAAGAATGGAAAACAGTTTGTGTCAATGAGAGTTGCCACAGACGAGTTTAAGAATGGCGAGAAGAGCACTGCATGGCTTAATGTTACTTGGGTTAACGACAGAGGCATTAAGATGCAAGAGTACTTGAAAAAGGGTAGTGCTGTTAGTGTGATGGGTTCAGAGACTGTTAGTACCTATCAGAGCAAGAATGGCGAAACAATGGTTTCAAGAGATATTCTCGCTGACAGAATTGAATTTGTAAATCTTGGAAAGTCTGGTGATACTGCATCAAATGATGCAACCACAGACACAGGAAAGTTCCAACCTAAGACAGATGAAGCTGAGATGGCAGCAGCAACAACTGCTACTAATGATGCAGATGACCTACCATTCTAAAGAAATTATCGCCAATCTAATCGGTTGGTGATTTTTTTTATTTTATTAACATTGAAAATTTGGGAATTAAAAAACTTTTTTATATCTTTGCATAAAGTTGAGAAAATATTTAATAACTTTAAAATAGAATAAAAATGGCAGAAAAAACAAAAGCAACAGTTGTAGAAGCTGAAGTAACGGAAGTCAAGAAGCCTAGAAAGAGGGCTGCAAACGCCACAAAGCGTAAGTCACCTACTCGCACAAGACGTGCTGTAGAAGAGATTTCAGCCGAAGCAGAGGCTGAACTCACTAGTGGTGCTGTAATGAAGCGTGTAGAGGACACTGGAGAGATTAATACATCGAATCTCACTCCAGCACGTAAGGCTTATTATAAGGAGATTGCAGCAGTCTTAAATGAGAATGACATAACTAGTATCTCAAGTTATGGCTCTGACCTTCAGAAAGCAATGGATAGTTATTCAAGTGACTTCCTTAAGCAGTCATTTGATTCTAAGGCTGGTATTGAGTCAGCAGAACTCATTTCTAATCTATTGGGAGAGTTGCACGAGGTTAATATTGATGACCTTGAAGCACCTAGTGGAATCAAGAAGTTCTTGAGGAGAATTCCTGGACTTAAGAAACTTGTTGTTTCTGTTGAGCAGATTAAGGCAAAGTATAATACCATTGAGAAGAATATTGATGGTATTGTTAAGAAACTTGAGGCAACTCGTCAGATTGCAATTCGTGATAATAACCTATTGCAAAAGCAGTTTGAAAACAACTGCGACTATGTTGACCAACTTGAAGACCTTATCGTTGCTGGTAAGATGAAGTCAGAAGAACTTGAGAAACTCATTGAGGATATGAAAGTTCGAGCTGGAGAATATGAGGATTATCAGATTAGTGACATTGAGGAATATAAGAATTCACTTGATAAACGTTTGAGTGACCTTGTTGCACTTCGTTATGCATTTAAGCAGTCACTTACTCAGATTCGTATTATTCAGCGCACGAACATCTTGCATGCTAATAACACAGAGTCTCAGATTGCTATGACAATTCCTCTTTGGAAGAATCAGCTTTCACTTGCTGTTGCATTGTTCGACCAAAAGCAAGCCATCGAGGTTGGTACTAAGGTTACTGACACAACCAATGAGTTGATGCGTAAGAATGCTGAAATGATGAAGACTCAAGCCATTGAGGTTGCAAAACAGAGTCAGCGCATGGTGATTGATGTTGAGACCCTTCGTCTATCTACACAGAAGCTTGTAGAGACCGTAGAAGGTGTTCAGAAGGCACAGAAGGAAGGCGCTGAGAAGAGACGTGCAGCCGAGGCTGAAATCGCAAAGCTTGAGAAGGAAATGCGTATGAAGGCTATTGGTGTTGCAGAATCAACACAGCGAGTAATCGCTAGTGAACTTCAAGGCAAAAAGCTTATTGAGTAATAATGGGAAAGGTAACACCTCCTAATATTCCAAGACCAAAGTCCCAAGTGAGGAAAGTCCCTCACTTGGAATTTTCACATGTTATTACTGATAATGAAGGGAATATCATTATCAAAGAGGATAACGCAAATAATATTAACTTTAAATTAGATTTCACCCCTATGAGGAATAAACCAAGTGTTGCACAAGCAATATTCGAAAGTATTGCAGACATGGTTAATGCTGATTATAACTCTGCAACAAAAGTGACAAGACATAATCCAACATATCGAACAGATAATAGAAAGGTTGAGAACCGTTTCACACTTCCAAAGGAAATGTTTGAGGCGGTTGACTTTAGTGATATGGGGGTAATCGAAGAGTCAAAGGACTCAATGCCAAATTTCATTGTTGGCGAAAATTATGCACTAAGGGGAGTATCTTGTGAGGGGTTTGAAATGCCAGAAAAGGTGTATAAACTTGTGGCATTACACGATGAATTTGATGGCATCGCTCTCAATTCATTGATTGTCAAACAAATTAGTGGAGACCAAGATAAGATATTTACCTTGTCCAAAAACGATTGTGACCATATTGGCATCGAATATGAAAAGGGGCTACAGTTGTTTCCAAAACACCTTAATTGGAAAAGGGTAAAGGAAATCGTTCCATTCAATAAGGCTGACTTAGGTACATCTCCATTAAGTGATGTTGATAATACCATTAGATATATTCTATTGAGACTTGATGGATTCAAGGACTATGAAAATGGTTTTGTGGTAACTCCTAGTGGCAGACTTATTAAGGAAGATAGATTTGCACAAACATTAAGGATTATCAGTAATGAACCAATCGTCTACTATAGAGACGAAAGAGGACAGCAGTTTGCAAAGCCAGAAAGAACACCATTAAACATTAAATTGGTATATCCAAAGACTCTAAAATATAATCACGGTAATTTCATTTCAAATGATGATACTGTATATGTATTGATTACGTTAGCAGAGAGAACAACTCTTGAATCTTCTATTGATGGGTATAGCGGTGTTCCAAAGATGTTTCTAGAAGGATTTAACCCAAATGACCATTTCTCAATCTCTTGGGATGAATTGGGAACATATACCGTAGAGGAATATGAACTTGAAAAGGCTAAGAAAGAACAAGCTAGACTTGAAAGAATAGCTAGGGAAGAAGCTGAAACTAAGAAGCGTATTGCAGAGGAAGAAAAACGCATTAGGGAACAAAGAAGAAGAACTGAGGAAGCTGTGGCTAGAATGAAAAACTACCACATTGATGTTCCACAGTTCCCAAAATTTCCAAACTTTAATATGGAAAACGGACTTAGTTCACTTAACTTATATATGGATGGACTAGACATCTATTTCGATTCTCTAGATACTTCTCTAAGTAAACTGTCAAAAGACCTATCACAAATGTCAAGAGAAATTGGAATAAATATTGATAAAAGAATATCTAAAAATTTAAGTAATTCAACGTTGTTTAATATGTTTAAATTATAAAAAATTAAAATAAATTATGAGAATAGTAAACGAACCTGAAACAATTGATGGGCTGAGGGTCATTCAAGACCCATATGAAATGGAACAAGCCTTAAAAAACGGTGAATCATTCTATCATTGGGAATTCGGGGATAGTCTATCTCCTTTAATCCGCAATCGTGAATATTGTCTAGTTCGACCTTGTGTTCCAATTGATGTTAAACGCGGTGATGCAGTTTTCTGTGTGTTGCGTGGCGAAAATGGAGAATCTTGGCCAATGGTGCATCAAGTGTGGGAAATCTCAGACGCAAGCCATACTGGAGAACTTTGGTTTAAGATTGGTAGTACTGGAACATCAATCTTTGGATGGACAAAGGAGGTTTATGGTATCGCAAAGGGTACTGACATCTTTCAAGAATTTACCAATAAATGGAGAGAAATTCTTGAAAAAGAAAGAGAAGAAAAAGAAGCTGCTGCAAGAAGTTAAAACTTTTTTTCATCGTTTTATTGATTTTTTTTTGATAATACATTATATTTATAATAAAATAGCATTAATAATATTATGATTACATTTAACCTACATATAGAACAGCCACGTGAGCTTGGGTATGAATATCCAAGCCATAGAGGTATGTACATAGGTTAAGTGTAGATTTACATCATCATATTATTATAGTATATCAGACTTTTTCATGGTATTATATATAATGTATTGGGTGAACAATCTACAGAATGTTCACCCTTAAACTGTTTAATTTTGTTAAAAGTTGGCTAAAAATTTGGTTATTTCAAAAATTTTTCATATCTTTGCATCGTGAAACATATAAATGCAATAAAACATGGAAAGTAAGAATTATAAAGAGTACCAAGAACTTCTTGAAAAATGGAAGAACTTTTCGAAAGTTCATGATGCAATATCTAAGGCATATAGACTTGGGTATGATGAAGGAATAGAAATAGAGAAGTATTGCAAAGAAATGAGAAAGGCAGAAGCGATGGATATTCGCAAAATGCCAAGTGCAATATAAAATATGGCGTTATAGGCGAACTGATTAAGCCGCCACCCCCTCAAGGTGGAGATTGCGAGTTTGAGTCTCGCTAACGCTACAAAGGTCATCATTCGAGGATGATAGTTAGGTTTCGAGACGCATGGTGTACAACATGACTCACTTGGAAACGAATAGTGCCTCTATCAGAGGATAGTGTAAATCCGAATCGTAATAACGAGACTATCTATGGTGCTCTGACCTTTTTACAAATGTTGGGTTGTACGAGTGGTTTAAGTAGCAAGACTTTCAATCTTGTAAGAGTTTTACGAGACTCTTCAGGGGTTCGAATCCCCTACCCAATACAAAGCAGAAAGTACTAGGACAGTCTCAAGAACGGACAGTGCATGCAGATACGTTTAATGTGTAAAGTCATTTGAGTGAAATCTAGCAACCCTGCTATCAAATAGTGGGAACATACAGCAATGTATTTAACATCGAACTGCAAATTTGGATAAGTTAAAAATGTTCCCTTAAACTTGAGGCTTCGTATAATGGTTATTACATGAGATTCTGGTCCTCATTATGAATGTTCGATTCATTCAGCCTCAACATGGAGCTTATTAGTCCCTGAGAGTTGCCAAGCAACACTCAAACTAGGTAAGCCTTGTTGGAGAGCAAGTCTTATTAAGATGTATATCTTGATGCCGATTGGTCGAAGGTAAATGATAGATTGTATTATGTCTTTAACGACTCTAGAGATTTACTTAATTAGATACTACTCTCCTTTATTTTAATAACATACAATTATAGTTATGAATATAGAAAAGAGTTTTGATGCAGCTTTCAAAAGAATGAAAGAACGCAATTGGGAAAAGATATATGTGCTCGTGGATATTCACGATACAATCCTTAAGGCATGCTACCATAATGAGGAAACTCATGAATGGTTTCCATATGCCAAGGAAACACTTGACATCATGTCACACGCACAACAAATATCACTCATATTGTGGTCATCAACTCATAAGAATGCCATCAAGGAATATCTTGAGTTTTTCAAGAATAATGGCATAAAGTTTGATATGGTCAATATCAATTCAGAAACTGGAAATACTGACCTCTCAGACTTTACAGAAAAAACTTATTTCAATGTGGGAATAGATGATAAGTTTGGCTTTGATGCTGAAACAGATTGGAAAATAACGTATGATTACCTCGTAGAGGGAATAAGATTAGGAAAGTTTAAGTAATTTAAAATAAAGCTATATGGAAGTAATTACGAAAGAACATCTGAATGCCAAAGACCCTTGCGGTATGGGTATTTATTTAGAGTGTGATATTCCTATTTGGGAAGAGTTTGCATTAGGACTCGTTACAAGCGGAGGTATTGCTATAAACAATAACTTTAGGGGTATGAGGGCAATGTTCTGTCATACGGAAGATAACTCATTGCAAAAGGTGATTTGTATTGTCACGCAGAATCCAAAAGAGCTAGAAGTGTATCGCTCATTTGAGGATGGATTCAGACTCGATGAAGAGAAAGGACGTATTGAGAACCTTAACATAACAAGATTCGATAGAAGAGATAAAAATGTGTTTATAATTGAATTTAAATATAAGTGAGGTATATGATTACCTCGTAGAGGGAATAAGATTAGGGAAGTTTAAGTGAAATGATTAACGTAAAAGGATTAACAGAAAAATATAATAAAATGGTGGAAGAGAATAAATTCGGATTCTCAACCATACAAGCAAATGAAAGAGTGGTAAAACAATATCTAGGAAAGTATCCTCAGAAAGAAGATATAGATGAGGATATATTAATTAAAAAAATGGCATTGTATTTTCATTATATTGCATTTGATTAAATAAGCATACACAGCTCATCACTGTGGTCAATTCGAAAGGATTGTGGTTAGGAAACCTATGCTTAAAGGGAAGGTAACGTCAACTGACTGTAAATCAGTCCTGCATTAACAAATGGGCGTATTGGTCTCGCAGTAGGGGGGTTCGAATCCCTCCCTTCCCACAAAGTGCTCATTCATAGTAATATGAGTCTTTAGGCAACCTCTCTAAGAGCAGCATAAGACTATAGAGGATATAATGCAAGAATTCTAGAGTATTATCTATGGTGGCACAAATCTAGGTGTAGTTCAGTAGGTAGAATGCGGCATTTGGGATGCTGTGGTCGAAGGTTCGAGTCCTTTCATCTAGACAAAACAGGTGGAAACGGCATCATTGTTCTGCAAATATAGCCGTGTTGATATAGCAGAAGTTCGTAGGTTTGAATCCTACCCACCTGACAAAAAGGAATCTAACAGCAATTGATATAAACTTCAGACGGTTAGCTTAGTGGACTAAAGCCTTGGATTTTACCAAGAGAACGTAGGTTCGAATCCTGCACCACCTTAGTTTTAATGATTCCGTTTTTTAACATGGGCTGTCAATGTGGTAGGGAAACGCTGGTCGGTTAGGCGCACGAAGACCATACAGAACGATGGGTTCGAGTCCCATACAGTCCACGCATTGGGGGATTGTAGTCACCGCTTCGTGCAATGTAGGGAAGTCTACACAGAAGAACAGACTTGATAGGAAGTAGGCAAACAATAGTCATATAATAGTAGTACTGTAAAAATGATGACGATATGCTGAGGCAATTGATAGTAACTAGTAATGGTATCTGCTCGTAATGGCATATACTACTGTTCGTTTTTAATATGGTGATATTCGTCTAGAGGCCGATGACGCCAGATTGTGGTCCTGGTAGCGAAAGCTCACGTTGGTTCGAATCCAACATATCACCCAAATGATTAATACTGTAATTTGTTATGAAAAAGTTACGAAAAATTTCCCAAGAAAGCCCAATGCCTTTAGGCGTGAGAGTATGTCAAATACAAGGTAAAACTAATAGAAGAAGGAACAATAGATTAAATGGATAAAACAATTAAGCTAATAACCTATAATATTGATGGTTTGCCAAGTGAATTGGATTTAAATGACCTTCCTTGGATATTGAAACCAATTGCTTGGATATATAAGTTATTTAAAGGAACAACAATTATTTCAATTAATGACAATGGAAATAAGAAAGAAGATATTGAAAACATAAGCAAATATCTATCATCCTCTGAGGCAGATATTATAGGAGTTCAAGAAGACTTTAATTATCATGATGAATTAATGTCATCATTGAAAGATAATTATTCTTGTGGCAAATATACAGGAGGATTTGACCTTTCAAAGTTATTTTCAAATACAGAATGGCTAACTTATTTTCCATTGCCTAGATTTAAATGTGATGGTATTAATATCATTGCTAAGAAAAATAGAATTGATGTCATTCAAAAAACAGAAGACATTAAACGATGGAAAAAGTGCTATGGGTACTTTACGCATGCTAATGATGCATTAACTCATAAAGGATTTAGATATTATACTACCGTTATAGATAACGAAATTCCATTGGATGTGTATATGTTACACATGGATGCTGATTTTTATGATGCAGAAAAATGTCCAAATATATCTGGAGATTTGGAAGCAAGAGAATCACAGTTAAAACAATTGGTGGAATATATAGATAAAGCCAAATCATATAACCCAATTATCATATTTGGTGACACAAATACTTACGATAAGTATGAATGGGATAAAACAAACATTCAAGATAATTTGATTAATGCCATTAATAATATAAATGGATTAAATATTCAAGAAGCAATCCCAACAAATCATTCAGATTGTGATAAGTTGTTCTATGTTAATAATGATAAGTCAAAATATCAATTGTCATTGAAAGAATGTTCTTTTGATACTAATATAACATCATCAGACCATTATCCACTTATTGCAAAAATAGACATAAACGAAAAATAAAACGTCAAAAATTTGGAAATTTAAAATATTTTATATATCTTTGCAAAAGTACAAGGAAACACACAGCAAGTTAAAAAATGATATAGTATAAAATTCGGGATTTTAAGGTCGTTGGTTCAAGTCCAACTCACGCTACCAAGATTGGCGTGATAGCTAAGTGGATAGATGTTTCCGAATAATTGGCGCAGTATAACGGTAATTGGTACCCGCCCACTTTTGGGAAGTGGATTGTGCCCGTTCGAGTCGGGTCTGTGCCACAAGAAAATCACATACGAAGGAAGAGAAGGTATGTGTGACGAGATAAGAGACATTATAACAGAGTTTTTCAACAAATACCCAAACGGTAAATTAGAGTATGGATAATTGTATTTTTTGTAATATTGATAAGAGTAGAATTCTGTTTGAGACTACAGAGTGGGTTGCCGTTTACGATGGTTATCCTGTAACCCCTGGACATACGCTACTCATTCCGAAGGAGCATCACGAAACCTTCTTTGACCTACCAGATAGGCTGAGGGAATCATTGAGTTTTAGACTGAATGATGTGAAAAAGATACTGGATGATAAGTTTCATCCTACTGGTTATAACATCGGTACTAACTGTGGGGATAGTGCTGGGCAAACAGTTAAACACTGTCATATCCACATTATCCCAAGATACGATGGAGACTGTGATAATCCTCGTGGTGGTGTAAGGGGTGTTATTCCAAGCAAACAACAGTATTAAACAATTTATCATGGAATCAAATAAACAATGAAAAAGGGAAGGAAATGATGAAAGAGAAAATAGATGCTTTTATAAGTTTCTATAACTCTTTATAAAATAAATTAAATGGACTGTTCAGTAAGTTGGAATGCAGCGAAGCACTTGGAGGAACAAAGGAGAGACCCCTTTGCACATTATGGTGATTAACATAATGATGTTTCATATGTAATGTGAAGCGGCTAATCGGCAACATTGGTTCGAATCCAATACAGTCCACACAAGGATGCTTACAGCAATGGAAACTTCTGTTTCTACGTTGGTTCGATTCCAACCCTTGCCGTTTGGCAAAGTCGCTTAGTGGTTTAGCAAACAAAAAGAGCATCCGTTTTTTATAGAATTTATGGCTGAATATAAGAAAATAACAAAAAAGGATATTGATTTTCCTAGGTATTGTTTATTTTTCATAAGGAACATTCAAGATTGTATAAACAAGAATGTGATGGATGATGAAGAACCACTAGAGCTTAATGTGGAAACAACATATCCATACTGTTCAGATGCTTTTGATTTAATAGTCAAGACATTTGAACGTAAGGGTATTAATGTTAACATACCGTCATTTAAGATTAGTTATAAATTTAACGTAAAATATTATACATATAGGTGGAGACTCAGAATAGCAAAGGAGCTTGATGACCTCCCCTTCTAATAACAAATTAAAAACAAAATTAAATTAAAAAAAAATTGTTATGAAGAAATTGATTTTAATGTTGGCACTGTTTAGTGCCGTAGTGATGGGTGCGAATGCACAGATTGCAACTGAGAACAGCAAGGTTCTCGACAACATTAGCCTTGGAGCAACCGTAGGTGTAACTTCACCTCTTGACATGAATAGCGTGTTCCCAGTAAACACAACTTTCGGTCTTGTTGGTACAAAGGGTATCACTCCTTGGTTAGATGCACAGCTTGAGGTTTTGACAAGCCTTGGTGACAACCATTTTGGTGATGTAAAGACTGCCTTTAGGTCTATTAGTCTTGGCTTGAATGGTGCTTTTAACCTTCCTAACATCTTCTTGGGCTATAAGGGTACACCTCGTGCATTTGAGACATCTGCTGTACTAGGTATTGGAGCACGTCATGGTTTTGACCATAGCGGAAATGACCTTGTTGCAAAGACTGGTTTCGATTTTGCAGTTAATTTTGGTAAGACTAAGCAGCATTCAGTTGTATTGACTCCAGCAATCTATTGGGGACTTAAGAACGGCAGTGCCTTACAGTTTAACCACAACAATGCAAATCTTAGCTTGATGGTAACTTATAAGTATCACTTCAAGACCTCTAATGGTACACGTCATTTCAAGACTTATGATGTTGGTGCAATGATGAACGAGATTAATCGTTTGAATGAGGAACTTGCAAAGAAGCCAACTGAGGTTATTGTTGAGAGACACATTACGCAGCCTAATACCGCTACTGTATTCGTAAATAACACAGAATGGATTGTTACATTTGCAACCGCTAGTTCAGAACTCAGTAATGAGGCAAAGACTATTCTTAATAGCATTGGTAATGACGCAATCGTTGATGTTGTAGGTACTGCATCTGAGGATGGTACTGCTGAGTTTAATCAGAAGCTTTCTGAAGACCGTGCAAAGACCGTTGCTGAATATCTTAGCGTTAATCGTGGTGTTAGAGTTGCTAGTGCAGTAGGTAAGGGCGTAGACAAGGTACAAGGTCGTGCTGCAAAGGTTACAATGGCACAGTAAACATTAACAACATTTAGGAGAATAAGACTTAAGCTTTGGCGGTGTTAATGCGAAAAAACCGCAAGTTTGTCAGTCATCAAAATCGTCTACATTCTCCTTTGTCTTCTAGATGACTAGACAAACGGTTGCTGCGAATAGGTAAACAGCTCAAGACTAATACCAAACCAGATAAACGCTATTTAAGGCATTTATCACGAAGTTAGTTACTTGCGTCATTGGTGTTCAATGGTAGCATGAGACCCCTCCAAGGTTTAGGAGACAGTTCGAATCTGTTATGACGCTCTTTTAGAAAATAATTAGTGTTTCGACACACATTAAAGGATAATAGGAAGAGATATTAATTGACGGTGTAGCACAGTGGCTAGTGCGTTTGCTTGCCATGCAAAGGACGCCAGTTCGATTCTGGTCATCGTCTCAAAATACTTTTTAAAATAACTAAAACTAAAAACCTAATTTATGATTACAACAGCATTATTTACTGAGGCATTTTGGTATTTTGCACCAATTCTTGCTTCATTGACTGTTACGATTGCAGGAGCAATTAACGGAAAATTTAACATTACAGAAGGATTTTGGCCACAGCTTGTCGCATGGATTACAGGTTCTGCACTAACCGTAGGAGGTTATTTCCTTGGCTTGATTACATGTATTGGAGAACCAGTATGGCTAGCATTGATTTGCCTTTGTGCAGTAGTGGGACTTGCAAGTAATGGTATCTATGATATTCCTTTCATTAAGAATTTCATCGATAACTTGCCAATATTCCTACCAAAGAAAACCGAATAAAAATAAAATGGGGAACTCTTCGTAGTTCCCCTTAAAATTAAAACTTAACAATATGGAAAAATGTATGCGATGTAAACATGATTTGATTCTTGAATCAAATTTCATGTTAAGCGAAATTAATGGGGAAGAACTTTCAGAAGACGATGATGCAATGGTTACAAACGCACATTGTCCTTATTGCGGAGCAAGGTATGAACTTATTGATACACCAGAATCTGAAAAGAAGAATTATCCATATTGGAATAACAATATTTTAAACTAGTGATGTATCGGTCCTGTCTTATATACAGTCGTTAAAGCCGTAATTGGTGTATGGGGGTTCAAGTCCCCCCTTCACTACCATAAGGAAACGTACAGCAATTGATAAAAATGTTCAAAAGGGAATTGCTAACCGTAACGGTTTCGTAGGTTCGAATCCTACCCACATGACAACTTAATCATTAAACATGTGGTGGTGGAGTGGCTAAACACGGCAATTAGAATATTAAATGTTTCCGAAAATGCCCTAGTGGTGGAATTGATAGACATCCTAGAATTAGAATCTAGTGCGAAATAATAGTAGCGTGTAGGTTTGAGTCCTACCTAGGGCACACAAATTATTTTCTTAAAAAGTCTTAATAAATTTGGTTATTAAAAAATTTTTTGGTATATTTGCATTATGGGAAGGTTAATATTGTTTATGATAATATGTTTCTTACTAGGTGTCATTATTGTACTGATTGGTAAGATTAATTCCAAAGAAAAAAAGTCTCATGAATACAATAGAAAGGTATTTGATGGAGAAATTGAAAAGGAATTTAAAAAACAATAAGTTATGATTCTTAAAATTATTGCAATTGTACTTGGCATTATGATGGGATTAGGAATTTCTATATTCCTATATGAAATCAAACACGCACCAATTGTTGATGAAAAAGAACCATTCCTATGGGATGACTATGACGAGAAGAAAGATAAAACGTTGAAATAATGGTGGGGTAGCTCAATTGGACAGAGCAACAGCCTTCTAAGCTGTAGGTTGAGGGTTCGAGTCCCTCCCTCATCACAACCGCAATAAACCAAAGACGTAAATACTCGTGGAAGTCGAGCGTGTGCGCATTAACAATGGCTCACGAGGTTTAAAGCGGTATCACAAGGTGTATCTAGGAAGCCCAGTTGCGCCTAGCTGCATCAGTAGGAACGTACAGCAACATTTACTTTATTTTAAAACATTTGTATTAGATTCAGTAAATGAAAGCAAGAGAAGCGTTAAATCATATTTGCGAGGCACTTGCTTATGCTCTTAGGAGCGAATGTCGAGCCAAGACATAAAATTGGTCGTTCCTTTTTAATTTGAGTGTGTTTTTCATAATTCAAATAGAACTCTTAGCGGAAGCGTACAGCAGTTGGATTAATAATTTATGTTACTCTGAAACTAGGCAAAGGGCTAAGTACCACATGCGTTTTACTGCGAAGAATAGTAACAGTTCTCCATGTAGAGGAAAATAGTCATAATAAACCTACGCTTCCTTTCTTGCACCCATAGTTCAACTGAATAGAATAGGTGGCCACGAACCATCAGATTGGGGGTTTGAGTCCCTCTGGGTGTACAAACTTTTAAAACTATTATTGTTATGTTTATTGAAATTGACAACTCCAAGGTAATCCAAATAGTTGAGAGATGTTTGGTTATTAAGGATAAGAGATTATATAATACTGTAACCAAGGAATATGAAGCAATTGATGGTGATGGCATTACTTTTTGTTATCTCAATCAAATTGGTGAGAAGTGTTGGGCAAGTGGAGTTGTTGAAGGATATACTTGTGATAGACGAATTAAGTTAAGAGGAGTTGGTGGATTGTATGCTGTTGCGGTTGGAACAAAGAAGGTTATCAATAATCTAGCAACAATTACCGATTCAGATTGCGAAGAGGAAGTAGAAGAAGTTAATGAAGTTGATGAGGACTGGGAAGTAATTTTAAGTGCTTAATGAAAAAAAGTTGCTTAAAAATTTGGAATTCTCGAAAATTTTATATATCTTTGCATTGTAAACAAGAAAAAATAAAAAAAATTTAAAAAAATATCGAAAAAATAAAACTTTTTGAGATTAGTAATATAATTATAAGTAAAAAACAAACATTTTAAATACTATTAAATTATGAATACAACGATTAAAAATATTGCCAAGACAACATCTAGTTCATTTACTGATTGTAAATGGAGTGATACCGTTGTATTTAATTCTAACTCAAAAGTTGGAGGGCAGCTTAAGGGCTATATAGAAACGTAGTATAAAAATGTGAAAAAATGAAGGCACTTACTTCACTATATATTTCCCAAGCTGTTGAAGAACTCCAAAAAAGTCTTTAGCAGCTTTTTTTATGTGCTTAAGATTAATTAACTAAATAAATTTGGAGATTTAAAATAAATTTGGTATATTTGCAACAAAATATAAAATGGTATATGGATATAAAAAGATATAAATGGCATTTTCAAAGATTTCTTATCGAATATAAAGTTTACAAAACATTTATTGATAATGTAGAATCTAAAAATAACCAATTTAAAGAGGAATTTGGAATACTATCATTGAAATATTTGTTAGCTGAGCTTAGACCAAAAGAATGGATTGTCCATGCATTTAATTGGGGAAAAACAAAGCAAGGAAGTAAATTTTGGGATGATGTAAATGAAGAATGGTTAGCTACTGTTAATGATTTGGATAAGTTATAAAATGTGGGAATAAAAATGCGGCAATAGTGTAAGGGGTCTGCAAGTCAGTCTGAAAAACTGAAGGAGGAGCGTTCGAGTCGCCTTGTCGCACTTGAAATTTCAAAAAAGTTGGTTCAACTCTTGATTTTTTAATAACGAGATGACGAGGTGGTAGAGTGGTCAATTACCTAGGTCTGCAAAACCTTTGGCTGAAAAGCACGTGAGTTCAAATCTCACCCTCGTCTCAAAAAAAAAATAATAGCCTCTGGGGATGCTAGGTGTGTCCGTCACTCTGTCACAGTGTTCAAACAGGTCGGTTCGAATCCGATAGGGGCTGCGAAATGTAAGTTTTTTGAAAAAAGTCTATGAATTTAGCGTAGTTTTTGGTTTTCGAAGATATTTATATGTAAATATAATAAATTATGTATAATATCGAAGAAATTAAAAAAGCTAAAGCAACAGATGAATTTGAATTTATCTGTGCTCATTGTGGGGAAAAGTTCACAAAGACTAAGCGAGAACTTAGTAAAAATAGTTATATACTACCTAAATTCTGTTGTCAAGAATGTCAGAAAGAATGGTATAAAGAAAACTCATATATAACTGTTAAATGTGAGGAATGCGGTAAAGAGTTTAAAATACTTAAGGGTGAGTATAACAAAAGTGAAACCAAACATTTCTTCTGCAATAACTCTTGTGCTGCGAAGTATAATAATAGGCATAGAGAACGTAAAGCTAGTAATGTCATTTGGTTAGGAGAGAAAAAGAAAAAAGGTTATGAGGTATGTCCTGTATGTGGTGGGTTAAAACGCAAAGGTTCTAAACTCTGTAAAACATGTAGTGATAAAAAGAAACGCAATAATATCAAAGAAAGAACACTTGGGTCATATATTGATGGGCATAAATATCTTACAACCAAATGTGGTGACATAAGAAGAGACGCTAGAAAAACCATAGAAGAGAGTAAAAGAGAAAGGGTGTGCGCATATTGCCATAATCATGAGTTCGATGATATATTAGAAGTACATCATTTAAAAGGTATTCTTGAGTTCGATAGTAATGCAACAATTGGAGAGATAAATAATGAAAATAATTTAGTTTGGTTATGCCCAAATCATCACAAAATGTTAGAAATGGGATTAATAAAACTAGAATAAATAATACAATGAAATATAAAATTTATAAATTATGGTATAATGGTGGGAAACAATTTATAGAGGATTCTACTAATGGAAAATATATTGACAAACGTATTAAACATCTTAACAAACAAATCCCAAACGAAGCCGTAAAACCATTAAAATATATATTGGAGACAGAGTTATGAAACAAAAAAGCCACAAAAAAATAAATCAACTTCTCGTAAAACTTTGCAATATTTGTACTTGGTGGAAAGGAACAAAATGTATTTTACCTTGGTATGGGACTTGCAATGACTGCTGTCAAGGTAGTTTAATTAAATGTAAGGTACTGTTTAAACAAAATAAAAAAAATGGATGCGTGTAAGGACTCCTCTGGGGAGTGACCA